CGGTATCCGCCTGCCACACGTTCGGCCCAGACCTCACCATCACCATCACCTTTCTCAAGCCGCGCCCAGCCACGGCCCCGGAACATAGACTCGTACCGGTGCGCTGGGACGGTGATACCGTCCTCGCAAGAGACTACGAGAGCCTCCGCAATATCGCGGAGGCCTCGCGGCGTTGCGCCGCGAGATGCGGCTAACACGAGCGTATAACATCGGCGGTCGCTCAACTCCTCCGGGGAGATGTTCTTCATCATCTCCCGGACTTTGTCGCGTATCTGTCCCAGACCCGCGTTGGCCGCATCAATGGCCTCCTGGTCTAGGGCCTCTTCGGCCGCGTGGCGGGCCGCTAGAGCCGCCTTATATTGCGTCAGCAGCCCAGCGAGCGCTGCTGCCGCTTCAGTGGGGGTGTTTTTTTCCATTGGTCTCATCTCCTTGCGGGGCGGCGTCCCCGCTTGAATGCCGCCTTGTGACGGCCAGCACTACACCACATAGTGCTGGGGCATTAACCCGCTCCCCCCTCTATAGGGAGAGCGGGCCACTCTGCATCACTGTATGTAACCACCGGCAAACCCACGTGCGGGGTCGCCGTAGTGGTCCACCAGGCTGGGGACGATTTCCCCGGCCAAGAACCGCTGTACAAGGTCTGCCGGTGCCGCCATCAGCACCACCTTGCGCCGACCGGAGCGGTCGGTCTGGTCGGCCAAGAACGGAATTCCTTCCCGGGCCGCCGCCTCCGGTAGCTCGGGGATAGACTCCCCTCGCAGGTCAGCGAATTCACCCGATGAAGCCATTCGCAGCCGCTGCCGTGCCGCCTCGATGTCGGCCAGCACGGCCTCGACAGGCCGACGCTGGAAAGCGGCACGGGAGTCCGCTCTCCACCGCATGAGGGCATCGGGGTCGACCCCAGGGCACCGTCCCCGGTATGCGGCCTCCAAGCAATGGTCGGCCGCTGCGGCCCTCACGATGTCTTGCAGGATGGCAACCCAACGCAGTGTGACCTTCTCCACTGGTGGGGACGAGTCTTCAAGGATGCGCCGCTCGTCGGGGGACAGCATCCCCCCTTCCCGTTTCCCGTACGCCTCCATGTCGGAGGCGCTGGACCGCCGAGCGCCGCGAGAGGAGATACCAATAACCCCGCCCGAGGCGGGGGCAGTGGTGGCTACATAGTAGTCCCACTGCCAATCCTTTCGCCGGTCGATTGCTCCGGCGAACGCCTTTCCCCGGCCTCCCCACAGGTCGTAGGCCGGGTCGTTACTGCTATGTCGACATCCGTAGATGCCGAGCCGGGCAAGCTCGGCAATGAACTGCCCGACCGAGGAGGCAGCCATGAACTCCTCGGGACCACGACCATAGCCGGGGTCGCCCGGCCGGTGGTGGTCAATCACCACCACATCGGAGCGTATGGCGTCCTGGTGCTCGCCGGATGGCGAGCATTCAATCAAGTGGGTCACATCCCCCCACCCGGGTCCGCCTGCCTTGCCAGGCCATTGCAGGCCTGATGCCTTATAGGCGTCGCCGGGGTGCACCCGGCGACCGTCACCCCCGATGGCGTAGGCGTAGGGGATGCTGTAGTCCCTGCACAACTCTTCGATAAGGGCCATCTCGGGGTCGGATGCCCCGAGGATAACGAGCATGTTCTTTTCCATCGGTCTTATCTTCTCCTGCGCGGGGCGGCTCCCCGCGTGAATGCCGCCTTGTGACGGCCGACTGCCGCACCATGCGACAAGCCGGGGCATTAACCCGCCCCCCCTCTATAGGGGGACGGGCCACTCTGCTAGTCTAGAGCCAGGAACGCCTCGCGTGAGGCGTCCTGAACCACACATACTGCTTGCTGCCTCTCTTCGTTTGAGAGGCCGACGGCCCGAAGCAGGCCGTCAAGGTCGCCTATATCATCGCCGGCGTAGGCCTCAAATTCCCCCTCTTCGACCGCCCCCGGCCAGCGAATGCCGGGGCAAGCGTCCACCGCCAATCCACGGCAGTGGTTATCGCGGAGGGCAGACTCTGGCGTATGCGTCCAGCCCCCGCCCACATGGAAAACCTGCCCATCCGGGGTTGTCACAACCCCATTGTGCCATCCGTCCCCGGATGACACAAGCTCAAGCTTCAACTCCACACAGTTCAACTGGAACTTCATTTGAACCTCCTCTATCGCCCACCACCTCCCCAGAAGTGGTGGGCAACATCGTATTAGTTAGTGTGTTCCGATAGCGATTGTGACCTTTAGGCCAATCATGCCACAGGCATGGTTGGCCCCACAGCATTCCCCGCATTTGCCGGGGCATGAGAACACCTTGCCCATCCCGGCTTCCTTCGCGGCCGCTCTGACCGCCCGATGGTAGGCCGGGTCGTCGTACCGTTTGAACCCTCGGGCTATCCCCTCGCTCTGAGGGGTGACCGCCACAAACTCCCCCCGCACAAAGGGGAGAGTGAACATCTGCTCTTTGCTAACCCCCTGGGGTTTTGCCCCAGAGGACAAGTTGAGAACGTAGTTGTTTGGGACGGCGGCAGTCCGGGAATACTCCCAGATGATGTCCCAAGACTTTGAGTACCCGTAGGCCCTAATGTCGGGCCTGGCGGCTAGGGCGTTCATCCAGAAGGCGAAGTCGGCATGGCTGCCGAAGTCGCCATCCACGTATAGTCGGACCACTACATCACTAGGTAGTCCGAGGAAAGCCTCCCGGATGACCTCCGGGAGGAAGCGCAGGTACAGTGTGTTCTGTACCTGGCGAGCCCAGGTGGCGGGATACCGCCACCCGGTGAAAGAGTAGCAGAAGTCGAGGCACTCCCCTGCCCCAGGACACGTGTACTGGGGCAGTGTGGAGAATGAGTAGAATGGCAACTTACTGTTGCCCTTCGCGAAGACAGCGAAGGGCGTTTTGTGTGTCCGTAGGCCCTCAGCGAGGGCCAGTATGAAGTACCGCCAATTTCTTTTCCCCTCGGGCAGCTGAGCAGCTGCCTGAGTGAGGATGTCTGCCGCATCCTCAAGGGATGCGGCAGACATCAACCGCTTCGTGAGAGCATGGAGTTTCCCCATGCTCATAATGGGTGTGTACCCCTTGGTCCCCTTTTTTGGGGTAGCCCCCCGAGTGGGGGCCATTGGTAGTGCAAACATTGTTCACCTTGCGGAGCGGCGTCTCCGCACGAATGCCGCCTTGTGACGGCCAGCACTACACCACATAGTGCTGGGGCATTAACCCACTCTCCCAATGGAGAGTGGGCCACTCTGCATAGCGAAGGGTGATGACGTACCCTTCGGACGCGAGGAGATTACGGTCCCCCTCTGCACGTCTGGCTCCCTTCCGAGGAAGGTAGAGCTAGTGGCGTGCGACGATTGGTGTAAGCCTCACACGGCCACACCAGACGCGGTCCTTTCAGATGCCGCGTACCCCAGGGGAAAGTCCGACGATTACTCGTTCGGCCCCAAGCGGACGTTGTCCGCCGTAACACCTACGTCCGATGCGGTAGGCCGCATCTCCGGTGTCCCACCCAGTCTGGGGTTCCGCACTTCCCACCGTGCGGACGGTTTCTTCTTGTGGCGTCAGCGCCCCTTACGCGGCGCGTCTCCCTTCAGGGGTGATATTGACGCCGTTCTCCCGTAGGAGCTTGATGAGCGCGGCCTTGTTGGTGGCCGCGCTACGGCCCTTGACGCGGAACTGCGTGGCCAGATGACGCAGGTAGTCCATCGTGCCTTCCTTGACGGAGGCCTTCTGCGGACGGACGCCCGTCCGCAGGTACTCCACGAGTTGGTCCCGGTTCATGGTCGAGTAACCCGCCAGGCCACGGGCCTTTGCCTCGGCCTTGAGTGCGGCTACCGACTTTGCCATCCCCTTTGGAAGGCGCTTGCCTTCCAGGGCCTCAATGCATTTCTCCTTCGTCCACGACTTCGGCGCGGTCACGCCGTTGTCCGCGAGCATCATAACCAGCTGGGCCTTCGTGTAGTCTTGCAGTTGCATAGCATCTCCCTTTGCCCGATGAGGGCATGTCGGTGTTGTGTTGGGGTGGCGACATACCACCCATCCGGACGTTGGGGCGCGACTCCCTCTACGCTTGCGTCCGTTTGGCTCACCCAGATATAGGGGTGAAACCGCTTCACCTCGAAAATTTGACGTACATGTCGTACATGTCCGCCATTTGAGCGATAATCTCGCCCGTGCCGTTTCCTGCCAACTCTAGGCATTCCGCCAGAGTTTCTTCGCATTCTTTTGCGGTTAGGCCAAGGCCGCTAACCGCTCTTCGCAGTTCAAACTCCTCGGCGTGCATCGTCGCCATGAGCTCTCGCTTGAGCTGATGGAATCGTGCCGCGATTTGGTTCAGCGTCATCATGTCCGTCCCCCGTGTGTCCCGTGTGCCCCGCCACCCGTGTGCCGCACCGTGCGGTCCGTTTGGCTCACCCAGATATAGGGGGGGAGGCGCGCGAGAGAGAAAATTTTTTTCCTGGCGTCACGGGTAGGGGGGGTTTTTCTGTTCTCGCGCAGGCCCCGGGGGAGGGCCTCAGAACCCGGCGGGGGTTCAGACACAACAGTCCCCCACTAGCCCATCTGTATCGCCCTAACTAGCTTACTGGTTAGCTTCAAAAAATCAAGAGCCGGTGTATGCGGTTTTTATCGCCTCATCGTGAGTACTATACATGGATATTTTTTGCCATCTTGTCGTGAAGGCCTCAGGCTCCGCCGCGAAACCCACGGAACAGGAGCTTCTAACCCCTGACCCGCCCCAAGAGAAGGCGATGGCTGCCCTATTTTCGGAGACTGGTGACGATGATTTTACCCCCGGGCAAGACAGAAGCTGAGGTGCTGGAGACTATCGATAAAGTAGTTTCTGTTCTAGCTCGGACCTATGTTTTTGGCTATCATGACATCGAAGACATCAAGCAGGACGGGAGACTCTTCGCATTAAGACTTCTCAATAGTGGTAAATACGACCCATCCAGACCACTAGCCAATTTCTTATATATTCATGTAAGGAACAGACTAATCAATCTGGTGCGCGACAAGGTCCATCGACACGACCCTCCCTGCAAGAAATGCCACTCAGGCAATCCCTGCATGCCTGATGGGGGTTTTTGCAAGCGATATGCCCGGTGGTCGAAGCTCAACCAAACCAAATCTAACCTCATTCGACCCGGAGAGTTTGTCGAGGGCACCTGCGAGGCCAGACAAAGTGATGATGTTGAGGTTCGCGAGCTCATCCATCGGATTCGAGAACACCTGCCTTTGGAACTTCAGTCTCTTTATCTGAAGATGCGTGATGGCGTCTCTGTGCCTAAGCATCAACGCACGCAGGTCGAGGAAGCGGTTCGAACCATTCTGAAAGAGGTAATCCATGAACATTAAACGGGGCCGATTGAGTAAGGCGGAGCAAGACCTGATTCTCCGCTGGTCAGATACGATGAAACCCGATGACATCGCTGTTAAACTCAAACGGACCGTGGAGTGTGTGACCGAATTTCTTCGGTTGCACGCCCCGGAAACCATGCGCGAGATTGATGAGAGCGAAGCCAAAAAACTGGTCATCCGCCAGGAGCTTCGATTAAGCGAGGCGTGGAAAATGCTTCGCAACGAATTCTCCAACGAAGAAATCAAATATTTTGAAGAGACGTATGTTAAGCTGATGAGTCAGTTTAAGGACGACGTTCTGCCGTCTGAAGAGACGCAACTTTTCCAGGCAATCAAATATGAACTACTGATGGCGCGTAACCTTAAGGAGCGTCGCCGGGCTCGGGATGAGATTGACCGCCTGGAGCGGGTACTTCGCGACCACCTGGAGCAGTTCGCTGAAGACCACAACGCGATGGATGAGAGCGACCGAGAATACGCCACGAATCTAGAAAACCAGTTGAATGCGTACCGCTCGGCTGAGCAAAGTCGAACCAACGAGTACGTGAAGCTGCAGGAGCGGCACGAGTCGTTGATGAAATCACTTAAGGCCATTCGCGACCAGCGTATCAAGGAAATCGAGGGCAGCAAGACCAATCTTATCTCTATCATCAAGATGCTCCAGCAGCGCGATGCCAAGGCCCGCGAGGGCCGTGAGATGGAGTTGATGCGACTCGCCGGCCAGAAAGCCCACGAGAATTTTGGTAAGCCGTTTAAGTACGAAGACAATAGCGAAGACTTACCTATTTTATCTGCCGATACCTTGGAGTATGGAGAGGAGGAGTGATATGAAAAAGGCGATTATTTTTGGCGTCACCGGTCAGGACGGGGCTTATCTGGCGCGTTTCCTGCTCCAGAAGGGGTACGAGGTCTTTGGTGTCAGTCGGCGCACCAGTCTCCCCAACAACGAGCGACTGACTCGTCTGGGAGTAACCCTCTATCCGGAGTACCGTTCCGTTCGGGGAGATGTGACCGATGCCGCCTCGGTTCATCGCATCATCTCGATGGTAGCCTCGCAGTCGGATGTTGAAATCTACAACCTCGCTGCTCAGTCCCACGTCGGCGACTCCTTCCACGAGCCGACCCATACCACCAACGCCACCTACCTGGGGGCTCTTAATTGTCTGGAGGCCATTAACTCCATTACGCCTCGTCACAAAGTGCGATTTTATCAGGCCGGCAGTAGCGAGATGTTTGGCTCGGCCTGCAGTGCCCGGAAAGCTCCTGATTTGGGCGACCCCGAAGGTTACCAGGGACAACGACGCGATTTTCCGCAAGGGATGCCGTCGTCCCACCGGGCCTTCTATTTCGAACCCTTCCAGGACGAATTAACCCCCATGCTTCCCAACTCCCCCTACGCCATCGCCAAGCTGGCCGCGCACCACCTGGTGCGAGTCTACCGGGAAAGCTATTGTCTTTTCGCCTGCTCAGGTATTCTCTTCAACCACGAGTCGGAATACCGGGGCGAGAACTTCGTAACCCGGAAAATTTCCATGCATGTCGCCCGTTGCGCCGAGCAACAAGTCAGGGGGCTTCCTCTGCCCGTACTGGAACTGGGTAATATCCACGCCAAACGCGACTGGGGACATGCCGAGGATTATGTCCGTGGGATGTGGCTCATGCTCCAGCAGGAGACCCCCGACGACTATGTCCTGGCTACCGGGGAAACCCACTCGGTTGAGCAGTTTTACCGCGAGGCCTTTGCGGTTGCCGGCATCGAAAATTACCAGGTCGCCTACAGCTCTGAACACGACCGACCGTGCGAAGTCCCCTATCTGCGGGGACTGGCCACCAAAGCGCACCAAAAGCTCGGATGGAAGCCCGAGATTAACTTTACGCAACTGGTTAAGCGGATGGTGTATGCAGACATGAGTCGTTGTCCGTTGTTGCCGGCCAACCCGACCAAAATGGAGTTATGAGAAATTACCAAGACCCGCAGCGAGACCGCCGTCGCTGTCGAATGCCTGGTTGTCAACTAAAGCGCCCACCATATCCGTCGCTCCCATTCGAACGTCTTGATGAGAATACTGATACAAAGATATGGAAAAATATAAGGTTCTTCGCGACACCCGGGAGCAGCAAGGCTGGGACTTTCCCGCGAAGGACTTATGTCTGGGGACCGTTGATGCCACCCTCAAGACGGGCGACTACACGCTTGATGGCTATGAAAATGTGTTTGTTATTGAACGCAAAATGAGCACGGGTGAAATCTCTCAAAACATCGTTCAGTCCCGGTTTGAGAGAGAACTCCAGCGTCTCGAATCTTTTGCTTACCCTTTTCTTGTGTGTGAATTTACACTTGAAGACGTTATAAATTTCCCCCACAACTCAGGAATTCCTCGTTCTCGCTGGTCCACACTGCGAATCTCGCCACAGTTTCTTCTCAAGAGATTAAACGAGTTTCAAATTCGTTATCGAACTCGCTTTATTTTCGCGGGGCAAATGGGGCGAGAGTTTGCTTCTTCTCTGTTTAAGCGAGTTATCGAAAATGTCAAACAAGCCGATTGAGTGGCAGAGACAATATATCGAGAATGCCTGGATGGGTTTGGGTGATACCACCAAAATCCAGACCATCAATCCTTTGGAGGCTCAGACCCCCGAGGCGGTCGAGCAGCCGCTGGTGCATTGTCTCGATTTGATGCGGCAGCCTGAATACTTTTATTTCACTGTGAAGCATCTCTTCGGAATCCGGCTCCACCCTTTTCAGCTGGCCATTCTCCAGGAGCTCTGGAAACGTCCGTTTCCAATGCTTATTGGAAGCCGAGGTTTGGGAAAATGCGTTCGTGGAGACACTCTGGTCCACACCAATCAGGGAATTTGCAGGATAGATGAACTTGCTCAAACAGAAGCTATTCAGGAGCCCGTTTTTAAGCCTGGGCTGACCATCGACGGTGAAAACGGCTTCCGGGACGTGGCCTACTCCTGGAACAACGGGATGTCGGAGACGGTTCGGATTGAGAGCAAAATGGGCTTTGAGCTTGAGGGAACACTCAATCATCCTGTTCGGGTTGTGGCTGATGGTAAAGTTGTCTGGAGAAATCTCGCAGATGTTCGGGTCGGGGATAGTATCCTTGTTGAAAGACGAGAGTCCTGGCACACCCCGGAAAAAAGTCTGCCTGAAGACCTGGCCTATCTGCTTGGTCTAATCGCAGGAGATGATGGTTTCACTCTTACCACAGCAGACTCTGAACTGGCCGAGGTCGTCGCAAAATACTGGGGCAAGGCCAAGTACGCCTACACCCATTCGAGCAAGGAAACACTTGCCGAATACGGTTTTCCTTCCAGTGTCTGTGAAGAGAAAGATGTTCCCCGCTCTATCCTTACCGGTTCTAAGGAGGCGTGCGCCGCGTTTTTGCGGGGTCTTTACGACACCAATGGCGGTGTTGATGAATCCTCGGTTCATCTCTCCGCGAAGTCGGAAAAGCTCATCAGGACCGTGCAGTTCTTGTTAACTCGCTTCGGAATCATTGCCAAACGTAGCAAGCCCCACCAAAAAAACGATTGGGTTCTGGAGATTCGTAGCAACGACCTGGTAGCGTTTCGCGACAAGATTGGTTTTGGTCTCACGCGAAAGCAACTGCCGGGGCTTAAGCACAACACCGACCAGGATTTCGTACCTTATTCTATTATCGAAAAAGATGTTATTTCGCTGATGCAGATGCGCACCGGCGTTAGACGACAAAGTGGAACTACAAAGTTTTCGCGAAACTATTGCTGCACTTACGAGTGGCTTAACGGGTTTCTCGCTCATATGTCGGAATACTACAATACTGATGCTCATCGCCGTCTGCGGGAATGGGTCTCGCGAGGATGGTATTTCGACACTATTTCCAAGGTATCGACCGGGCGGTGCGTCACCTACGATGTTCATGTTCCGGAGGGTAACTCCTTTATCAGCAATGGTTTCGTCTCCCACAATAGCTTCATCGTTGCCCTGTACGCCATGCTGCGCGGTCTTTTTCACCAGGGTAGCAAGATAGTGATTGTCGGCGCGGCCTTTCGACAGGCCAAAGTGGTTTTTGATTACTGTGCCGACTTCTGGGAAAAATCACCCATCCTGCGCGATATCGTTGGTGATAACAAAAAGAATGGCCCCCGACGCGATATCGACCGCTGCACGCTTCGTCTGGGCGAATCGCTCTTGGTGGCCCTACCCCTTGGAGATGGCTGCCTGTCGGCCGATACGATGGTGACCTATGAGGACGGATTTGGAACCATTGGCGAAGACAGCGGCGGCGTGGCGGAGCCTGTGGTCGCGCGCGAGCGTCGTGTCTGGTCTTCGGAACGCAAGGAGTTCGTCCGTTCTGACGAGTCCTACTTCAACGGCGTAAAGGACACCAAAGTACTAACCACGGCCCTAGGCCTTCGCCTGGAAGGAACGCACAACCACAAGATACGAGTGCTTGAAGGTCTGGAGTTTGTCTGGAAACGGCTCGACCAAGTCCGTCCTGGCGACCGCTTACCCATCGACCGTTCTTGGCGGTGGCACAAGGGCCAGGAGCCGGTAACCACAGACGAGGCGTACACCCTTGGTCTCATGATTGGGGACGGCTGCTGGACCAACCCATATAAGCTGGGCTGCGCCACGATGGACCAGGAATGGCTATATCGAGGGACGAATATTTCCGACCACCCCCATTTCAACGCCTACGACAAATCCGAGCACTCGACGACGAAAGATAAGGTCTTGCCGCCGGCGATACTTCGCGCCGGTCGCGACGCGATGTCGGCTTGTATTCGGGGGCTCTACGACACCAATGGCTACATCCAGGTCGGCAAAGCCAAAAGCGGTGTCACTGTCGGCTTCACGAACTCGAGCGAGCGGCTCGTGAGGCAACTCCAGTTCATCCTGCTTCACTTCGGAATCATTTCCCGATTGCGCATAAGGGAACACAACGAGAAATATGAGTTGCTCATCTACGGGCAGGATGTTCGCAGGTTCGCCGAGCATATCGGTTTTCGCCTTTCGCATAAGTCGCACCAACTAAAAGAGGCGCTTTCCGCCAAGCAGGAGACGTGTATCACGCGGGAATTCGTTGATAAGTACGCGCATGTCCAAGACGCCTTCCTGCCCAAGCTCCGTGAGCTTGCCAATCCCGATATCTACTACGATACAATTGAAGAAATAGTTGACTCTTCATGTGCAACATACGATATTCATGTGCCAGACATACATGAATATTGTGCATTTGGAATAATCAGCCACAATAGTAAGATTCGCGGACAAAGAGCAAACATCATCATCTCTGATGAATTTGCTTGTCTAGACAGGGACACGCTCATTGAAACGGACTGCGGCCTCGTCCGCATTGGAGACCACGAAGCAGACTCGGGCGGTTATGCGCTCTTGCAACCCGACGACTCCAAGCCTATCGTTCCCGACCTGTTTGTGGAGACTCCCCCCACCGAAGCCTACCGGGTGACGACGACCAACGGCTACGAGTTCGTGTGTTCCTCCATCCACAAGGTTCTGACGACCAAGGGATGGAAACTGGGCCACGAACTCTCCGCCGAGGATTATCTGGTTCACCAATCAAGCGGACGCTTCCCTGAGACAATGGCGAGCGTCGACGGCAGCGTGGTCGATGAGGCTTTTGCCAGGGCGACCGGCAGGGAGCTCTCGGCGCAGCCCGGCAAAATCCCCTGGTTCATCCTGCGCTCGCCACGAGAGGTTGTTGTCTCGTTCCTTTCGGGATTGTTTGATAAGGGCAAGGCCCTGAGCCGAACCATTGGCGTTAGCAGCTGCCGGTACGAGTCACCCTCGGAGCAACTCGTCAGGGAGTTGCAGGTGCTGCTGCATAAGTTCGGAATCGTCTGTCACCGTTCGGCCGGCGAGGTTAAGGGGTGTTGGTGCTTGAGATTTGACTCCTGCTCCTTTGGGCAACTGTTTCGATTACTTGATTCGGGCGTTTCTGGTGCAGAGGGGCAGAAACCTTCCTGCGAGCGTGTCCGTCTCGTTGAGGCGCTTCCCGGCCAACGCGTCCTGTACGACTACCACGTCCCGGGTACACATCGTTTTATTGGCAACTGTTTTATTCAACATAACTCTATTCCGAAGGACATCTTCGAGACCGTGGTTCGCGGCTTTGCCGCCGTGAACATGAACCCGGTCGATGAGGCCATCCAAGAAGCACGCAAGTCGGCCATCCGGGAACTGGGCCTGTGGACCGATGCCCACCAGGCGCTCCAGGAGTCGATGACGGTCACCAACCAGACCATTATCAGCGGCACCGCTTACTACAGCTTCAACCATTTCTACGACTACTGGAAACGATACAAGGCGATTATCGAATCCAAGGGAGACCTGAGAAAGCTCGCCGAGGCGTTTGGCGGCCCAGATAAGGTCGACAAGAACCTAAACTGGAAGGACTATTGCATCATCCGTATTCCGGTTGAAGCCCTTCCGCCTGGATTCATGAACCCTAAGCAGATTGCCCAGGCCAAGGCCACGGTCCACATCGGCACCTACCAAATGGAATATGGGGCAGTCTTCGCCACGGATTCCAACGGCTTCTTCAAGCGGAGCCTTATCGAGGCCTGTGTCGTGGGTCGCCGCGAACGGGTAATTGAGCATCCCTCCTCGGGACCGGTACATTTCAATGCCGTACTCAAGGGGGTGCCCAATCGTCACTATGTGATGGGGGTCGACCCGGCCAGCGAACTGGATAACTTCAGCATTGTGGTGCTGGAGTGCTGGCCGGAACACCGCCGCATCGTCTACTGCTGGACCACCACCCGCTCCCGCTTTAAGTCGCGACTGGAAAAGGGTCTCGCTTCCGACCAGGACTTTTACGGTTTTTGCGCCCGGAAAATTCGCGAACTACTGGCCGTCTTTCCCTGCCAGAGAATCTGCATGGACATGCAAGGTGGTGGCGTGTCTATCATCGAGGCCCTCCAGGACACCAACCGGCTACAGCCCGGTGAGGTGCGTATTTTGCCCATTATCGACGAAAAAAAGCCCAGTCCCACTGATGTGCTTTCGGGCGAGCACATCATCGAGACAGCCCCGTTTGCCAATGCCGACTGGGTGCGGGACGCCAATCACGGAATGCGAAAGGATTTCGAAGACCGCGCCCTGCTCTTCCCTGCCTTTGACCCGGCCATTGTCGCGCTGGCCTTTGAGGAAGACAAAGCCCTGGGGCGCGTCCAGGTCGACCCTGAGGACTCCTCCGTTCGACGACTCTACGACACCTTGGAAGACTGCGTCATGGAAATCGAGGAACTCAAGGATGAACTGGCCTCCATCATCCACACCCAGACCGGCACTTCCATGCGTGACCGCTGGGATACACCCTCGGTGAAATCGGTGGGCAGCAAGAAGGGTCGTTTGCGCAAGGACCGCTATTCAGCACTGTTGATGGCCAACATGGTCGGCCGCACGCTCCAGCGACAGCAGTCTGTGCCGGAATACGACCCGCAGGGTGGTTTTGCCCATTCCATAGGACCAAGAAATACCCAGGGTGACCTATGGATTGCCCGCGATGGACAGGGCGGCTGGTGGGCCGAAAACTGGAAACAACACTGGGGCAAGGACAAGCCCTACGGTGCTGTCGTGAGACGAGATTAGTGGTGTATCCCCCAATGGAATTGCTTTGCCATTGCGATTCCATGGAGGAGACCCTTGAGCAAACAAGCAAAACCCGTTCAAGCCCCCAGCGGCAAAATGTTTACCACCTGGGAAAATGGGGATAACCAAGCCCAGGCTCTGGCCGTGTACGAAGCCGGTCAGGCACTTCGAAAAGTTGAGCCGGTGGTTCGCAGTCACGGTTCCAAACTGTGGCTAAACATCGCACCAAATAGTGTCTCTGTTCGGGATTCGTTTAATCGAGATGATTTCGATGATTTCCGGCGAGGCGATGCTCTGCCCACCAAACCAAAAGAAATCATCAAGGCCTGCATGCAGGCCTATTCTCAGGTGGGGATTATTCGCAACATCATCGACCTAATGGGCGATTTTGCGACCCAGGGGATTGATATCAATCACCCCAACGAACGCATTGAGCGCTGGTACAAGGATTGGTTTCGTCGGGTCCGTGGCAAGGACCGAAGCGAACGGTTTATGAATCTTTTGTTCCGGACCGCTAACGTCATTGTGCAGAGACACACCGCCAAGCTCCCGATACGTCTGGACAAGCAGATGCGCCGGGCCAAGGCTTCTCCGGATATCAAAATTGAGCCAGGCCCCAATGTATCCACCAGAGAGATTCCCTGGCGATACACCTTTCATAACCCCCTCAGTACCGAGGTGCTGTCCAATGAACTTTCCTTGTTTCTGGGGCAGGACAATTTTGTTTACGGTATTAAGGTTCCTCAAAATCTGGCCAAGAAAATCAAGAACCCAAAGGGTGACCTGGAAAAGAGCCTGGTTGCCAAAATCCCTGAAAAAATCCGCAATCTGATTCTAAAGGGGGAGCAGTTTCTGACGCTCGACCCCGAAAAGGTCCGTGGGTACTTCTACAAGCGCGACGACTGGGATGTCTGGGCTCAGCCCATTACTTATGCCGTTCTGGCGGATATCCAGGTGCTTCAGAAAATGAAGCTAGCCGACCTGGCCGCTCTGGATGGTGCGATTTCCTGTATCCGCGTTTGGAAGCTGGGAAGTCTGGAACACCGTATCATGCCCACCCAGGTCGCCATTCAGCGGCTGGCCGAGATGCTTTGCAACAACGTGGGTGGCGGTGTTATGGACCTGATTTGGGGTCCGGAACTCGAACTGCTGGAAACCAAAACCGATGTCCATCACTTCCTGGGTGACACCAAATACCAGCCGGTGCTGACAGCCATTTATGCCGGTCTGGGTATTCCACCCACCCTCACGGGGACGCCGGGTCAGAGCAGCGGCTTTACCAACAACTCAGTGAGCCTGAAAACACTGGTCGAACGATTGCAGTACGGGCGAGATATCCTCACGGAATTCTGGACCGAGGAGATTCGCCTGGTCCAAAAGGCCATGGGCTTTCGATTCCCGGGCACCCTGGTCTTTGACCGGATGCAATTGACCGACGAGGCTGCCGAGAAACAGTTGCTGATTAATCTGGCTGACCGAGATTTGATTTCCATGGAAACCCTCCAGGAGCGTCTGGGCGCATCTCCGGAAATCGAACGTGTACGCATTCGTCGTGAGGAGCGCAGACGAAAAAATCGTCAGCTGCCTCCCAAGGCCAGCCCGTTCCACATGGCCGAAAAAGACCATGAGTACACCAAGATTCTTTTGAATCAAGGGCATATCGCGCCCAGCGAGACCGGACTGGAACTGCAGCCACGCAAACCTGGCGAAAAATCGCTTAACGAAACCAAGCAGGCATACGAGAAGAAGCAGGGGCAACAACAGCAGGACGCCACCCCCAAGGGACAGCCCGGCCAGGGTCGACCAAAGAACAAGAAGGATAGCCAAAAACGTAAACAAAAGATGGTCAACCCACGCGCCAGCACGACATTTTTCCAGGTGCAAAGCTGGGCTGAACAGGCCCAGGAGAAAGTGGGGCAGATTACCGCGCCGGCGTATTTGCGTTCCCTGGGCAAAAAAACGCTCCGCGACCTGACCGACGAGGAGTCGAGCAAGTACGAGACGCTCAAGTTCCATTTGCTCTGCCAGCTACAGCCCAATCAGACTTTTGACGAAACCACCATCCGGGAACTGTGCCTCTCGGAGCTTAATGTGCCGGCACCGATGGTCCAGCTGCTCAACGCCACCGTCGCCGAACATGTACGTGTCAATGGAAAAAATCCCAGCCTGGAAATCATGCGCGGCTACCAGGCGGGTGTATTTGCTGTCTGGCACGCCGCCGATGTATCCAATCCGAATACAGGAGAATCGTAAATGTCCAAGGTAAACATTGAATTTGATACGGTTAGCAAAGAACTGAGTGTGTCCATCGACGGCCAGGAAGTGGCCAATGTTTATGAATTGATGATTTATCGCTATTGTTGTGATGAGGCCTCCATCGATATTTACACATCCAAAAAAGACAAATACTCTGACGTGCGCGAGATGACCCGAATCTCGGCCTCCAAAAACACAGACGGTGCGACACCTTCCAAGTACCCGGGCTTTTTCGAGACTCCGGAGAACAGTAAGGTGATTCGCGATATCGCTCAATTCTTTGATAAGTGAGGTTCATGTGGAGCTAGAAATTTTTGATTCTGAGCGAGAAGCGGGTCTGGCACCACTGCTCGAGAACGAGAACTCAAATCGAATTCTGGTTGCGGCCGCTGCCAGCCGATGGGAGTCGGGCATTCGAACGCCTGCGGTTGCATCCATTCAGCCACCCGAACAGGCCAGGGCGTCCGTCAACGATATCGACCTCTACTTCATGAAGTCGGTGTTGGTGAGCACAGGCTGGAACGCGAACGACGACGTTTTTGACCCAATCGAGGTCTGGAAAGCACGCAGAACCCCCGAGCATAAACCGTTCAACCTGGAACACGACTGCTCCAACATTATTGGCCACACCATCAGTAACTGGGTTATCGACGCGCAGGGCGCGACCATTGCGGATGAGACACCGCCTGAGCAATTGCCTGCAACCCTCCATGTGTGTAATGGCGATGTGCTTTACAAGTACTGGGAAAAGGAAGAACTCCAGGAGCGGATGAACACAATTATCTCTGAAATTGAAGAGGGAAAGTGGTTTGTTTCCATGGAGTGTCTCTTTAGTAGCTTCGACTACGCACTGGTGGCACCTGATGGGACACAACGGGTCGTCAAGCGTAATCCACAAACCGCGTTTCTGACCAAGCACCTCCGGGCCTATGAAGGCTCGGGGATGTACAACGGTTATCGCGTTGGTCGCCTGCCCCGGAACTTTGTCTTTTCAGGCAAGGGACTGGTACGAAATCCGGCCAACACCAACTCCGTGATTTTCTCAGATACGCAACCCTTTTCTGCGCAAGCAGCAAAAAAGTTGGAACATTTCCCAGAGCAGGTGTATACGACTGCATCAATCACTCACGAGAGAAAAGAAATGTCTATCGAAATTGATACTCTGAAGGCCGAACTGGAGCAGGCCAAGAGCCAGCTAAAGGAAGCGACCAAGACTATCGAGACGAGTGATGCTGCCCGCGCCAAGGCGGAAGAACAGCTGAAGAGTGCACAGAGCGAACTGGCCACGGCCAAACAGGAAATTACCGCTCTGCGTGAGTCGCTGGCTTCTCTTGAAAAAGAAAAGCGCACGGTTGCGCGGCTGGCACTGGTCAAGGAACTATTGTCCCTTGAATCCGCCGAAGCCGCCGAGCTTGTTTCCATCAATGAAACAACGACCGACGAGGCGTTTAAGAAACAAGTTGAACTAATGGCTAAGGCCATGGAGCGAGTCAAACTTCCGCAACCTTCTACTCAGGTTCAGACTCCCGCTCCGAATACTCCCGCTTCGACACCGACCCCCCAGGTGGCCAAGGCGGACAAGTTGGACATCGAAAAGGATGCTAAGGGGGTGCAAAATGCCAAGGCTAGCCAACTCGACAATATTCAGCCAACCGATAGCGTGACCTTGAATGTGAGCGGAAGCGATGTTGGTGTAAACACTGTCGCTGTGGCGATTGCGAGCTATCTGGGTCGGGGCGAGTAACACACATAACCGTGAAAGTGGGAGAAGATAGATGATTAAAGGTGAGCGCGTGATTATCGAAGACGATATCACGCTAAGCTGTGATTCGGTGACTCTTCGTGGTGTTGGTCTGGTGTACAACAAGCAGGGGTCGGGGGTTGCCCTGGGTGACCGGGCCGGCTCGGTTTTGCTGGCTGCTAACCCTTCGGGTCAGCGTGTTGCCGGCATCCTACTTAATGATGTTGTGAACATTGATGAGACGCGTTACCATCGTAACTTCCATAAGGATGAAACTATGGTGAATGCTCCTTGCCGTCTGCTCAAGAAGGGTCGTTTAACCCTAGACAATATCATCGGCAACCCGATGCCGGGCGATACCGCGTATCTGGATTCGAGCGGTAACTTTACGCCGACTCCTCACCCCACCGGTGGCCTTGTTGCTCGTCCGAAAGTGGGTGCTTTTGCTTCTCGCAAAGACGAGAGCGGGTTCGCCGCGATTGATTTCAACCTCCCGGCGTAACCAATCAATACATTTAGCACTCGGAGAATTTCGATGAAGAAGAAGATTACGGATGAGATGAAGGAACTTCTGCGTGCCGCAGGAAGTTTTGATTTTGAGATTGCCAAGACAGCCCAGCGTGAACTGGCCAAGGCCCTGACGCTGCCCCTGAAGCGTGGTGTTCTCAAGGGCGACAATATCGGTGGGATTTTCGAAGAAATTGAATTCGAACCGGGCGCTGCTACGGAGTTTCCGCTCGACTTTGTCGCTCCGGGCACCGAAAAGGATTACTCGGCTTTTGCCATCCCCAACACGGGTCGTATCCCCGAGCGTTCGGTGGAAGGCGATTACCTGATGGTTCCCACCTTCAGCGTGGGTGCCGCCATTGACTGGCCGCTCAAGTATGCCCGCCAGGCTCGTTGGGACGTGGTTGGTCGCGCCCTGCAGGTTCTGGAAGCCATGTTTGTTCGTAAGTCGAACGACGACGGTTGGCGTACCATCCTGGCAGCCGCAGTGTTCCGCAACATCGTGATTCACGATGCTAGCGCGGTGTCCGGCCTGTTCACCAAGCGACTGATTTCGCTGCTGCGTACCCAGATGCGCAGAGCCTCCGGTGGCAACCGCACTTCGCTGAGTCGTGGTCGCGTGACTGATGTTTATATGAGTCCTGAGGGTATCGAAGATATCCGCAGCTGGGACGCCACCCAGGTCGATGAAATGACTCGTCGGGAGATTTTCCTGGCTGATGACGAAAACGGTGTCAGCAAGGTCTTCAACGTCTTTTTGCATGATGTGGACGAGTTTGGCGTCGGCCAGGAATACCAGCACTACTTCACCAATCTGCTGGGTGGCACCATGCCGGGCGACAAGCAGGAAATTCTTGTGGCTCTGGACCGGGAAAATAACGACTCGTTCGTTAATCCGGTGCGACAGAAGCTGGAGATTTACGAGGACATGATGTTCCATCGTCAGCAGAGAGCCGGCATGTACGGCTGGGCTGAGCATGGTTATGGTGTTCTCGACAATCGTCGGGTCTTGCTGGGCGCTTTCTAAGCTCTTCATCAATCCATGACAAGGGGCGCTCAGTGTTTGAGCGCCCCTTTTTTATCGGAGAATACGATGCCGATTGCAGCCTCAGACATCAAGTGGAAACTCTCCACCACAGCAGGAAGCGCTGGGAACTCCAATCCCCAAGCAAACCCCAACGACTCCCTGGGTAAGTATATTTCTACCACAGAAATCGTAGATGCAACACTTAATAATCTCTTTGATGATATCTCGGGCGACGAAAACGTCAACATGACCGTTGATTATCGATGCATCTTTATTCATAACTCACACGCATCACTTACTTACATTTCGCCCGTGGTGTGGATTAGTAGCGAGGTCTCAGGTGGTGCAAATGCCGCTATTGGTGTTGACCCTGCCGTCGCTTCGGATATTGGTTCTTCCTCCGCCCAGGCCGCAGAAATTGCCGACGAAAACAGTGCGCCGGCAGGCGTGACCTTTTCGTCTCCGACAACCAAAGGAACCGGTCTGGCCCTGGGGAATCTTGCTCCGGGGCAATGTCGCGCCGTCTGGATTCGCCGAACGGCGACCAACTCGGCACCCATTAACAACGACGGCGTTACGTTGCGTGTCGAAGGTGACACGATGGCATAAGGAGGTTTTTCGATGCCCATTGTTTTGAGTCGGGTGGTGCAAGACCTCGTTCAGAAGGATGGTCGACGCTTTATTCAGGAGGAACATGTTGACCATACCAACACGATTCATCAGCGAGTTTATCTCGCCGAGGCCAATCAGGATGTTGAGGCCGAGCTACCGGTTTCTGCCGCAGCGATTAACGACCAACTTCGCCAGGCAGAACGGCTCAGGCTCATTCAGTGGGTTGAGGCCGGCAATAGTCTTTTTCATTTTATGTTTGTTGACCTGACGGCCCAGGAGGGGGCTCGGCATCTCCTGCGTTATTTTGCTGCACAAACGGATTTTACAACTGCGCGGGGGTTTGCCCAGCGTGTCGCCGCAGCAACCCTCCAGCAAATCGAGACAATGCTTGGAGTTACTCCTGAAAGCGCCGGGAAGGTCAAGGCCTGGGCTCAGGGTGTTTTGACCGCTTTGGCTCAGCAAGATGCCGCCCTTGCCAACGCGAGCGACCCGTTGTCTGAGGTTGGATGATGCCGAACTGGTACTGTGATAGCCTTGCGTACACAAATTTTGTCGTCCCCTGGACTGCCAACACGACAGTTAATATAAACGCCCGTGTACGCCAGACTACAGCAACCTACAACACTGAACGTGTTTATGTTTGTATTCAGGCCGGCACTACGGGTGCAACCGAGCCGGCCTGGGGCTTGACACGTGGCGCTGTCGTTAATGACGGCACCGCTGTGTGGCAGGAATGTACCGGTGTTGGTGCGCTCAATGGGGATAGTGCCGACGCACCCCTCTGGACTCCCAATACCGTCATTCCGATTGGGCGAGTGATTCAGTCCGCCGCCATAAGCGGATACTTCATGATTTGTAGGTATACCGGTACCACCGGCGCGACCGAGCCGGGCTGGAGCGGACCATACGGACAAAATTATACCGATGGAACCGTTACGTGGGTTAAACTATTTGAGGGAGCAACTGGAAAATGGACCGCGCCGGCTGCGCGAATTTCCCATCTTTTAACTATTGTCGCTCCAGGAGACACGATTTACGTGGGTCACACCCACGCCGCAACCACCACCAGCAACATCATCTCTTTTCCCAGCCCGGGAACGGCCGCAAATCCTGTTTCCATCATTTGTGTTCAGCGCTTTACAGGCCCATTTGATATCTCGGCATTTTCGATTGCGCCGCCCACCCAACTCGCCACCACCGGTTCAGAAAGCCAAAATCGTACAGGCGACTTTTCCTTTAGTGGTTTTGCTTATGTGTATGGCTTAACATTCTCCGCAAATGCAAGCAATTCAACAACCAATATTAGTTTTAACTCGAATAATCCTTGGGCCTGGACTCTCGAAAATTGCGTTTTATCTATCCCAAGCACAAATACTCTATCGCGAATTAATGTTGGTATCAATAGCTCATCGCTTGACAATGCCAAGCTGACACTTATAAACTGTATGCTTCGATTTGGGTCAACCTCGCAATTGATGAGTGTAAATTCAACCCTGGAGTGGTTGGGGGGCGGTCTACATCCTTCATCCACCGTTCCCACGACTCTAGCATCCACAACCATCGGTGTGAGTCAGAACATCCTCATTCGTGGTGTGGACCTTTCCCCTTTTGGTGTTTCGCGAAATTTGTTTAATGTTTCCCTGGCTGCCCCACACCGAATTCAGGTTGAGAACTGCAAACTGGGTTCCTCGGTCAATTTGGCGCTTGGTGCCGTGGTTGGTCCTGGAGGCACCAACCTTCGTGTGGTCAACTCTGACAGCGCCGGCACCAACTACCGTTATTTTCGGCGTGACTACACGGGGTCGATTTTTCACGGCACAAATATCTATCGCGTGGGTGGTGCCACAGACGGAACGACCCCGGTTTGTCGTTCTATGATTTCAAGTGCCAATACCAAGTTTTTCCTGCCGCTCACAAGCGACCCAATTTACCTGTGGAATGAGGTTACTGGCGTCGAACAGAGTGTGGTTATCGAAATACTTAGCGATGGTATCACTCTTACAGATGAGGATGTATGGCTAGAAATTGAGTTCCTGGGTTCGGCCACTCATCCTCGTTCGAGCTTTGCTTCGGACCGAAAGCTAACGATACTGAGTACTGCCGTGAACAAGGAATCCAGTAACGCAACCTGGGTAACAACAGGAATCTCCTCACCGGTAACCCAGAGACTCCGGACCAACTTCACGGCTGCAATGGCCGGATTTGTTTCTTGTGTGGTCTGTCTGGCGCGTCCCTCGACAACCCTGTATTTCTGCCCCAAGCCGGAGATAAGCTGATGGCAAGCTATTATGTCTGGAGCGGAGCGACGGGTGCCGGGACGGGCGCGGATTGGGCCAATGCCTTTACCCGTCTGGACACCGCGTTTACCGGACGGTTGGCCGGGGATGTTTTTTATATCGCCGACGACCATAACGAGAATATTACCTGGTCTCGAACAATCACCTCACCAGGAACTGCCGCCAACCCCTGTCAGGTATTGTGTGTTCGGCGAGTTGGTGGCAATGTTCCGCCCACTCCAGAAGATTTTCGCACCACAGCTGTCATACAAACAACAACTGCGAACGCAGGGGGCGTTGCCTTGGCTGGATTTGCCTACGCCTACGGTATTGAGATTCGCATGAACGTGCAAAACAATAGCGGCGGTACGGAAATCAATTTTACTTCGCTCTCCCCCTGGTGGTGGCGTATTGAGTCAGGACGCATCAGCGTTCTTCCTCCTAGTGCATCGACTGCAGCAAACCGAATCAATATTGGTGTTTCCAACACTGGTCAGGATGATGCTTTTCTCGAACTTGTAAATACAGATATTCGTTTCAACAACACAAACTGCCGTATCGCGGTTCGTGCTCGCTTTTCCTGGCGGGGTGGAAGTCTGATTTTAACAGGAACTACTGCCACCCGTCTATTTATTGGTCCGGGTAATGGTTGCATGGGTGGACACGCCGAGCTTCACGGTGTGGACCTTTCGGCTCTGGGTAGTGGTCATGCTCTTATCCAGCCTGGGCAAGACCGCGTTGATTACCTCTTTAGGAACTGTCGCCTGGGGGCGGGAGTTGCCCTGGTCTCCGGTCCGCCACCGGGTCCGGGTTCCGGAAATATTCGTCTGCTCAATTGTGATAGCGCCAGCACCAACTATCGTTTTCAGGATGAGTCCTTTGCGGGCACACTCACAACCGAAACAGTTGTGGTTCGAGAGAATGGTGCCGGCAATGGAGTGACGCCTTTCTCTAGGGCCATGGTCTCTCGCTCCAACACCAGTCTGTTCTGGCCGCTCATCAGTGACCCGATTACTTTCTGGAATGACCAGGAGGAAGTACCAGTTACAGTCACGCTTCATATTCTGAATAACGGCGTAACACTTACAAATAAAGATGTGTGGCTGGAAGCCGAATACCTGGCGGACGCAAACTTTCCTCGGTCGACGTTTTTAAGTGGGCGGATAAACCCCTTCTTGGCAGCAGGGGTTAGTCATCCCACTAGTCTGGCGACCTGGGATACTACCGGTATCACAAACCCGATTCGCCAGCAGTTAAGCTTGACCTTTACCCCCCAGAAAAAAGGGCCTGTGCGACTGATGGTTTATCTGGCTCGGCCGAGCACCACGCTCTTTGTCTGTCCGCGACTGGAGTTTTCATGACACGGCTTTTGCAAACTCCCGAGGGTACTCTCCAGCAGGTCAGCAATCGCCAGTACCAGCTGGGTTCGCTCTATGTTTCAGAGCTTGGCTCAGTCCAGGCGGTGTCATCCAGTAGCGAGACGGTGTGGTCTGTTTATGCGCCGCTCTCCAGCACTTATTCTTATATGTGGAATACCTATGTGCCTATTGGCCAAGAAGAGGAGCTTTTGTGGTCAGCCCGGACGCCGGCTGGGACGGAGGATGGTTTGCAATGGTCGGTTCGGTCGCTAGCTAATCGGTCGGCTCAAACAATCTGGAACCAACGCTCCACACTGGCTGCTCTGCTCACCTTGACCTGGCCGGCCCGTGGACGGGTGGGGCTCATCTCGTCGGTTCCGTGGTCCCTGCGAGCGGTTTTGGCTCACGACCTTGTTCCCGAATGGAATGTTTACCAACGAACCGGTACTCTTTGTCAGCCGGTTTGGGGTACTCGTAGCCGACTGGGTGCTGAGATGGTCTTGGGGTGGCAAGACCTCAATAGCGTCCTGACAGCGGCCGAACTGTTCTGGGTGGTACGTGCGGCACCAGGCACCATTCTCGAAGTCGAGTTGATGCTGGCTTCGCAGTACGAGTTTGATTCGGCCATCCAGCTAGTCTATCCGTTTCTGTGGACTCCTAAGAGACAAAAGGAGTTTTAATCATGACGGGCGAAATCCATGTTGGTGATGTGGGCACCTCGTTTCGGGTCACTCTGAAAAACGAGGATGGTTCCATTATGAATTTGCAGAATGCCAATAATCTGCGTATGTGGTTCTCTCGACCTGACGGTAGCGTGCTGGACAAACAGGCGGTGCTGGTCACCGATGGTACGGATGGCAAGATGGAATACATTGTTGAACCAGGGGATATCAATCTTCCCGGCAACTGGAAGGTTCAGGCCGTGGTGGGGTTTCCCAGTGGGATGATTAACCACTCCGAAATTCAAAAGTTTAAGGTATATCCCAATTTGAAGTGAGGTGGTCATGGCCTGGGACGAAGAAATGCTTCTGGTGGTTCGGGTGATGGTCAACGACCAGGAAGCTCAAACCTACACCGATGATTCGCTGTTGCGTCTTATCCTGGTGGCGGCGTTTCAGGTGGCTCAGGAGCTTCCCTTCCCACTTGATTATCGCGCGGATGTTGTTAATGAGACCCTGACGCCGGACCCAACCATGGGGACGAGAGACGAATCGTTTATCAACCTCGTCTGTTTGAAAGCGGCCTGTATCGCTGACCGGGGTGCGGCCATCCTTGCGGCCAAGCAGGCTATCGCGGTCAAGGATGGTACTTCGGCCATCGACCTGCGAGGTAATCTCCAGGGTAAGCTAAAGCTCCTGGAGAAGGGGTGGTGCGCCGTCTATACGGACGCCAAGGCGGAATATCTGACCACTCAGTCGGGCGGCATTGCAGGTGCTGCGGTGATGACCCCGTTTCGGCTTTACGCACACCAAAACGATTACAATCGTTACTTTTAAGGGAGTCTCAACATGGCGATTTATTCCAAGGCAGTACCCTCGGAACCGATTCGTGACGGCGCGGCAGCGGTTGCTCGACCCGGCAAGACCAGTCTGTTTCAGCGGCCCGAGGTTCCTTCGTTACCCAATATCGATTCGATGCAGACGGTCGTGAATCTCGATAACCGGTATAAAGTGGCACCCAGCGGCTGGAACGCATAATGGCTAAAATCTTTGCCCTCGATGCGCAGACCAAACAGGTTATCCAGGATGCCCTGGATGACCTTCTTGCCAATGGGGAGGAGGGCGGACTGGGAAAAACCTGTTCTCTGGTTTACCCTCCTCGTTTCGTTGCGTGTTCGAATTGTATTGTCGACCCGCTCTCGGGTCGTTCGATGGGCCGTTACCGCAGTGGGGGCCCCTCGCCTTTTACCGGCGGGAAGTGCCCCTTGTGCGGTGGTGAGGGCCGAAAGCCCGAAGAGGTGTCCGAGCAAATAACGCTTGGATGCAACTGGGATTTAAGACGTTTTGTTACGCCATTGCCAATAGCAAAACAGAATATGTTTGTTCCTTACTCTTTGGTGGAGACCAAGGGGTTCTTGAAAGACCTACCCAAAATTTTGAAGTGTGACCATTTAGTTTTGCAACTACCGATTCAGGGTTTGATTCGCAACAAATTTCGGTTACTGGTCCAACCCGGCGACCGAAGCAATATCATTCAAAACCGCTACTTCTACGCGGTATGGGAACAGTTCAATGGCTGATATTCGCTTTCAACTAAGCCTCATGAGTCCCTCCGAGACTTATGACGCAATTCTGAAGGCGATTGCCAAAGAGCTTAATCGAGCTTTGGGACAAGCGGTGACTCCTATTCGTAACCGGATTGGAATTTTGATTGCTGAACGACTTACCCAGTCTCCCGAGTACGACTCGCTCCTGAAAGGAGCGCTTCGCTCAGAACTGGGTGTGGTGGATGCGGCCTTTGTGATTCAGAGGGTGATTCAGAATCTATCGGCAGGTTGTCGCGTGACCTCTCAGGGGGTCAAACCTCTGGGTGGAGAGGTTCATGGCGGTTTACGCATCGAGATACTTAAAGGAGACTACTCTGAAGTTCTCGCGGCTGATGGGAGTTATCGCTCAGAGGGTGGCTACATAATTGACTGGCTGGAGTGGCTGACTCTTCGTGGCCAGGAGGTACTGGTCTTGGACCACCGGATTAGTTATGGCCATCCGGCACGTTCCCGAACCGATAGTGCCATCATGGTGCGCTCGGGTACTTGGCAGGTTCCACCTGAGTATTCCGGCACCTCTCAGGATAACTGGATTACGCGAGCACTGTACCCCCTGGAAAAAGTCATTCCGGCAGTCATCATCGAAGAGATTCAGCGAGGTTTCTAATGCCGACCCACACACAGCTAAAAGGTGTCCGGGGTGTTCACGAGTCTCTGTTGTCCAAACAGCTGGAAGCCAATTTGACCACTTTTTTCCAGTGGGGTTTTTTGGGGGTGGGTGGCTTCTTCTCTGCTCGAATGGGTCAGCCCAATTGTTTTAACATCGACGAAACGCGATTGCGACCCGTCTCGGACCCGCGTTATCCCGATGGTCAGGTCTGGCAGGGATTTCGAAAAGACTGGGTATGGGAAACCGGCGTGGAGTTTGACCAGCAACCCATCCGGGTCTCGGGCGTGTGGGTAAACGGCACTTTTCGGGCATCGGGTCACTTCGTGGATTATCCCAATGGCCAGGTCCATTTCCATCCGCCGGTTTCACCCACAAGTATTGTTCAGTGCGAACATAGCTATCGACTTTTTCAGGTCTACACGTCGAACAACGAGGGCTGGAGACGACTCCAGAAAGATTCGTTCCGCTCCGACGACCCGCATTTTACCCAGACCGGTTCAGGGGTCTGGGATATTCCCGGTGAGTATCGTCTTCAGCTACCCGCTGTGGTGGTTGACGTGGTTCCCAATGTCACCTCGCGAAAAGGATACGAACTGGGTAGCCAGGTACAAATCGTTGAGCAAGAGGTCCACTTTCACATCCTCGCGGAAGACCCCGACACCTACCGCTGGTTACACGATGCAATCACCAATCAGGTCGGAAAGAGACTGGTTGGTTTTGACGTGAATCAGATGTTTGCCCGGGACGCGTTTCCGTTGGACTGGAACGGAACCCCCAAACCCTCAGGAATGATGTATCCAGACCTAATCAAACCCTCTGGTGAGGGGGGTTTCGAGTGGCGTCAGATTCGTATCCAGCATGCCCGCAGTTACGAGCGAGCCGGTCTGGGTGGGATTCGGTATTGCCAGGTCAACTTGCGCATCGAGGTAGATATTCCCTAATCGTTTTGGATTCCGGTGTACCTGTTCGTGGATAAACACGGCGAGGTGTACACGGAGTCCAAAATGAGCAATAAGCGTATTTACTACGCGGTACAGCAGGTTGGCATTTCCAGATGCGGTGAGAACATTTACACTAGCGTTAAGGGTTTGCAGCAGGCCGGCGTCAATACTCGATTCAACCTGGAGCAGGTGTTCGAAATTGGCCAGATTTCGATTTACGAAAACATCGAAAACATTCCGGATGTGGAGGTTACCCTCGAGAAGGTGCTCGACGGTTATTGCCCGATTTATTTGCTGGCCACCAAAGGGGCTTCGAGCGCTACCCTGTCGGGCCGCTCCAATATTCGAGCCACGATTGGCGCGAGTATTTATTCGGACGTGCAGGAATCGGCTTCGGGCGTCCCGCTGTCGCAGATGACGGTTTCGGGAGTCTATGTGAGTTCGGTAAGCTACAGCTTTAATGTGGGTAACAACAGCACCGAATCGGTGACACTGGTGGGTAACAACAAGGTCTGGAACAATACCTTTACCGCCACGGCCTTTAACAACAACGACTCGCCGCTCGCGCCTGAGGGCGTGAATCGCCGCGAGGACGTACTCTTTGGTTCGGCCGGCTGCCTTCTGCCCCAGGATATTCCGGGCATTTCGGCCTCGGGCACCAACGAACTGGCGGTTACCGGCGACCGGTTCCAGGTGCCGATTCAGAGTATTCGCGTGTCGACCAACCTAGGTCGCGAGCAAATGTTCGAACTGGGACGAAAAGGCCCCTATCACCGTTATGCGACCTTCCCGGTCGAGGTCACCACGGAAATTGAGGTGATTGCCACCGAGGGCGATAAGGTGTCGGCACTGGAAGATGCCTCGAACCTCGTGGACCGAACCATCGTGATTAAGACCCGCGAAGGCCTGGTGGTCCACTGCGGTTCCAAGAACAAGCTTTCGGGCGTGACCCAGGGTGGCGCGAACGCCGGTCAGAACGGTGGCAACATGACACTGACGTACACGTACAGTAACTTCAACGATATGAAGGTTACTCACCCGCAAGACCCGAGTGGTCTGACCTAAGCGTTCGCCTTGTACTATTTCAGGGGATTCTTTTTACCCTCGTGAAAACGAGGGTTTTTGTTTGAGGGTATATATGGACTTCACGGAAATTTGCAAGTATGTCGGGCAACTATACATCGAATCCTGCCAGCAAATTGATAAGGAGCGACAGGAGAAACTGAAACTGATTCAGGAGCGTGACGAACTTCTTCGTTTACTAAAGGAGCAGCGTGGTGAGCAGAAGTCGTGACCGCAGGGAACTTCTTGTGGCGCGGATTTGTTCAGGCACGGTTCGTTTGCGACTGGAGCGTGGGGTTATCCTGATTACCAACGTAACCCAGGAGCAGAAGTATCTCGCATGCGAATTACACGAGCGAACCTATCAGGCCGCGATGGAGCAAAATTTATATTCCGCTGAGGAAGCACTCGGCCTGCTGATGGAACTGGGTCTGTGGACGGAGGAGAAACAAAAACTTTTGCTCTCCCTACCCAAGGAAATTGAGCAATTCAAGGTTGGTCTTCTGGATAGCCGGTTTCGCTCGTCGGAAAACGCCTCGATTCGAAAAGCTCTGACCAGGGCCAAGGAGACACTTCACAGCCTTCAGTCTGAGCGAAATGTTTATTATCACTATTCCGCCAACGGAGTCGCCGACATGGCCAAGGCAAGACTATTACTGGCTTTTGCTCTGCGTTACCCCGATGGAAGACCTGTTTTTGCCGACGAGGAGGCGTACTGGAACTCCGAAGACACCATCATTGAGGAAGCGATGGTTACTTATGGACAGACACGACTGGACGAAGCCACGCTTCGAGAACTAGCCAGGACAGACCCATGGCGGTCAATCTGGAACGCCCGAACCACCGAGGGAAAGTTATTTGGCGTTCCTGCTTCGATGCATACCGAAGAACAAATAGCTCTGGTTGAGATATCCTCACTTTACGAGAAAGTTTACTCTTCACCAGATTGTCCCGATGAAGAGATACTTTCAGACGATGACATGTTTGATGGATGGCTAATTAAACAAAAACGAAAGCATGAGTCGGAGCTCAAGTCTCGTAACGTCAGTCAGGATATCTCCAATGAAAAAATTTCCAAGGCCCAGGAAGTTTTCCTAGTGGCCGAAAACGATGATGATGCGCGTAGAGTAATGGAACTGAACGATGATTTTGCGCGCAGTATTCAAAAGCAGCGCTTTAGCTACTTGAACAAAAAGGGGGTTGTTAACGAACAAGACATGCCAGACACTCAGCGTAAAATTAAGATGGAACTGAATCGAATGATGAAAGGTGGATAATGGATAACATCAAAAAACCCAAGTCAATTAGTCAGATAGTTGCATCTAAGAGCAGAACGAGTTTTATTGGGGCGCTAGCTCGGTTTGAGCACTATTTTGGCCATCTCTGGGGGCATGGCAAGTCCCAGAAAGATTGTACAGAGAATGAGCTCGCGTGGCGGAGGGAGTGGGAGAATTGTCGTACCGATATTCTCAATCATGCCAACCATCAGTTGCGAAGTATTGAAAAAGAATTAAACAATCGAGAAACCAATACCAGAAACAGTCGTCAGGAGAAGGCATGAACAAGAAGAATTTTGAGGTAGAGATTGAGGGCAAGAAGGTCGCTTTTTCGGTACTCAGGCCTAACCACCGGGTCTCGCAGCAGGCTCAACTCGTTTACAACCGCGAGTTTCGCAACGCCACTCAGTCGGGCCTGATGGTCCGGCAGGCCATCGAACGCGTTCTGCGAGAACAAAATCTCTGGGATGACGAGAAGGAAGCGAAGTTCAAGCAAATCAATCGCGATTTGTGGGCCAACGAGAAGAAACTGGCCCAGGGTGGTATCCCCCTGTCGGTAGCTCGGGACATTGCCATCCAGATGCGGGAGCAGCGAAATGAGCTTCGTCAGATGACAGCCGAGCGAAATGAGCTTGATGAACACACCGCCGAGGCCTACGCCGAACGGGCTCGTTTCAACTACCTGATGGCCACTCTGGTGGTGTATAGCGATACAGGCAAACCGTACTTCCGTGATGTGGATGACTATCTGAGCCGGGAAAACGACCCTGTTATCTTCCCTGCCTCACAACAGCTTGGGAATTTGCTTTACGGTCTGGAAGATGACTACCTCCAGAAACTTCCGGAAAACCGTTTCCTTATCAAGTACGGTTTCTGTCGAGCAAGCGACCTGCGGCTCATTCGGAAGGACGGCCGCCCGATTGACGACAAGGGTCGGCTAATCGACGACAAGGGTCGTCTGGTGAACGAGGCCGGTCAACTCATCGATATCGATGGTAATCTGTTGACCGAAGAGGGTGAGTTCAAGGTCGAATTCACCGAATTCGTTGACGATTTGAACTAATTGTTTGAGCAACCCTGGCCCGTTTGATGTTGGGGGCCTGAACCAATCATCGGTGCTACGATGGCTCAGGTCTTCGACATTGTCGCTCAGTTAAACATTCAGGGGCCTCGCAATCTGCCGCAGGTTCTCAATGGTATCAATCAGCAACTTCGCGGCGCAAATACGACCATCTCGATTGACAGTTCTGGTTCTCGGCAGGGCATCGCACGTCTGAATTCGGGCCTGGGGGCAACCCAAGCAGCCCTTCGTCGGGTGCAGTCTCAGGCCGCCACCATGAATGCCACCCTGGCTGCCACAGTCCGGGTTACCCAGGGCGGGGTGAATCAGCTAGAAAATTTTGCCAGCCAGGCCGGTCTGGCCACTCGACGATTTGTGGCCTTTAGCGCGGCCGCAGGCTCGTTGATTACTTTCGTTCGTGCCTTCCAGCAGGCAGTCACTGCGGCGGTTCGTTTTGATGTCGAGATGAACAAGATTGCCCAGGTTTCAGGTGATACCACCAATCGTATCTCGGAAATCCGGACCGAGATTAATCGGCTATCGACCTCCTTGGGCGTGTCGAGTCAGGCCCTCGCCGAATCGGCTGTGGTCTTGAAACAGGCGGGTCTGGCCTCGACGGAGATCAAGGTGGCCATGGAAGCGCTGGCACGCTCCGACCTGGCTCCCAACTTTGAGTCCATTAAGCAAACCACCGAAGGTTTGATTGCTGTATGGCGTCAGTTCAAGACCCAGGCAGCGGATTTTAATTCGGTGCTCGGGTCGATGAACGCCGTGGCCGGTGCTTTCGCCGTTGAGTCGCGCGACCTTATCACCGCCATACAAAAGGCGGGTGGTGCCTTCGTTGCGGTCGCCGGTGATGCCAAGACCGGTCAGGAAGCCCTGGCCGAATTCATGGGTCTGTTCACCTCGGTACGGGCAACCACTCGAGAATCGGCTGATACGATTGCCACGGGCTTACGGACCATTTTTACTCGTCTGCAGCGTTCCGACACGGTTCAGGCGGTGCGCGAACTGGGGATTAATCTTCGCTACACAGCAGAAGAAGCTCGGGCGCTGGGTGATATAAACCTCGAAAACCAGTTCGTCGGGGCCTACGAGGCAGTCAACCGGCTCAGCACCGGCCTGGCGGGTCTTCGCGAGACCGATACCCGCTTCGCCGCCGTGGTGGAGCAGCTGGGCGGTTACCGGCAAATCTCCAAGGTGATTCCGCTCCTGAAGGAAAATCGGGTTGCCCAGGAGGCGGTCAATGTCGCCATGACCGGTCAGATTTCCTTGCTCGCGGCGGCCGAGGCCCGGCAGGAAACATTGGCCAACAAGACGGCACGTCTGGGTGAGGAATACCTCAAACTCATTCGCGGCCTGGTCGATAGCAAGGGCTTTCAGGGCCTGGCTAACTCGCTCATCACAATTGCCGGTGGGTTTGCGAAAATCCTGGAATACGCTCAGCCTCTGGTGCCGGTTCTGGCCGCGATTGCCGCAGTCAAGATTGGTACAAGCCTGGGGGGAGCCACTCGGGCCTTTGTCAACAGCTTAACGGCCCAGGTTGGCAAACCCATTCGTGGGTTTGCCCGTGGCGGCGTCGTTCCCGGTGTGGGAGATAGCGATACTGTTCCGGCGGTGCTCACTCCGGGCGAATTCATCATTCGCAAATCCTCTGCCCGACAGATTGGCTACGACCGTCTGACCGAACTCAACGAGGGAAGAGTTCAGCGCTTTGCTCGGGGTGGTCAGGCCAACACACTGATGGGAAGTGCTCCCGGCGGACCTTCATTCAGGGGAATGACAGGCCGGAAGCACACCTCAGACGGTTTCGTCCTAAATAACGATACCATCAAGAAGGCCCTGCTGGAACTAAGCCAAAATTCCGGGATTGATTTTCGCAAGCTGGTGCGAACCATCGATGTCGTCGACACCTACGATAAGTCTCCAGGGGCAAGAGGGGTATACAGGCAATCCAAAGATGTGAGCGACCTGCGTGGTACTATCACTCTCGCGAAATCAAAAATCAATTCGTTTGAGCAACTGAAGTACACGCTTGCTCACGAGTTGGGGCATGCGGCCGACAACTACCTGGATGGTTGGCGTGGTCTGGCCAGCAAGCGCGATTTTACGAGCGCTCACCGTTATGGCCGTATTCAGGGCGAGATTACCCGAAGACGCGACCGTGCCGACAGGCTCAATGTTAGTGCTCAGATGGGCCGTTATCGGTACGCCGCCCACGAGGGGTTTGCGGACCTTTTTGCCCAGTCACTAACCGGTATGGACCGCAACCTTCGAGAGAATACCCAGCTTGATTCGTTGCGTCAACGCGGTTTTCAGCGGAACATCATCGAGCGAGTGGCGTTGAGCACCAACGCAAACTACAAGCCCAAAGACCTGGGCTTCTTTGGTAATCTGGCTCGCGGCAAGGGATGGGTGGGGGGAATCACCCGTTGGTTAGGGTTCGCCAGCGGTGGTAGTGTCGACCGCTCGAATCACACGGCTTTCGTCGAGGAGCTCAGGAGGCGTGGCGTGACCGGCCCGCTGAGCCGCAATATATGGGTATCAGGGGCACTGGAAAACAGTTTCATCAAGCGACACGGCTTCGAAAATACGGCCATGCTGGCGGGCGCTGGTCCAGACGACATCGTACACCTGAACGTGTCGAAGGACAGCAGGGAAAATTACGGCTGGGTCAATGTCCGGTTTAGACACAAGGATGACCTGTATTCCGCCAAGCGTATGGTGACCTACCAGAAACATAGTGGGGTTGACCCGTCCAGTAGCCCCTACGAGGCCAGCATTAATAATTCAATATTCGTTGTAAATGAGGATTTTCGGCAATCCGGCTCGGCATCGCGGATGCTGGCGCGACAAGCCCTGGCGTCACTTACGGGGGGGTTTGTGGAAACCCCGAAGATGTCCCTGCTAGCAGCCCGTGGCGAGGACTTCCAAGGCTACTACGTCTGGCCGACAAAGTTCGGTGCGAACGGCCGGCTGGATAGGCGGTTCATTGGGTCACGACTCAGGTCAAGCATGGCCACAGCGGTCAAATGCGGCCTACTGAGCGAGAAGGAGGCGGAGGATATTATTGCCGCTTCCCCCAGGGATGTTCGCTCCCTACTAGCGATGCCCGGTGGCGAGCGGTACTGGAAGGCAAAAGGCAACTCCTTCTCCGCCATCATCGACCCGGCGGACCCAATATTTCAGGCAAAGCTCCTGCAGCGGAAGTTCGCTATGGGCGGAATGTCCCCCAGTGACACCGTGCCTGCCTTGCTTACGCCGGGTGAATTTGTCATCAACAAAGAAGCGGCCTCTCGGATTGGGCTGGCGAACCTGAATCATATGAACCAGACCGGTAAGGTTCGGGGCTATGCCAAAGGCGGCAAAGTATCGAATAAAGACGAATCGGTGACTGGAACCTTTGAGTTTGGCGACTTCAAGGGTAACGCCGATATCGCGAATGCAGTTCGGGCCGAGGCAGCCAAGTTAAAAGTAGCACTCACCAACGCCACTCAAATCGTTTTGGAAATGACTAAGGCGGGGCCTGTCTTTAAGGGGCTGGCTCAGGCCGCTCAGGAAGCAACTCAGTCCCTCAAACAGACAGACAAAGGAAAGCAAAGTGCCGCCGATATCCTTTCGCGGATGACGCCGCAACAAGCTGCGCTCTATGCCAAGTTCGAAGGAAAGGGAATCATCGATAGGGCGATTGGGAGAGTGGCTGGGGGTTCGGACCCCACGGGTATTCTGTATGAAACGGGTAGCCGTGCTCTTGCTCGAGCCGTTATACAACACCAGGGAGACCCTAAAGATTTTCGTCCCTGGAACTATGTCCGTCGCGGCATTTATTCCAAAATACGCGATATTTCTGAAACCCTTGAGTATCGCATGACCTCGGCGTGGGGCGAGGAGATGGATGTCGCCGGTAAGGGCGAGGGCGGTGCTGCCGGGCTCCTTCAGGAACAAAGGTCCGCCGAAATTCAACGCCTGCTTACCAAGATGGGCGTTTCTGCGCCGACGAATTATAATGAACTAAAATCATTTGCCAAGAAGCTTGGACTGCCGGCAACAGGAACTAATGACGCGCTCTACTCTCGTATTGGTGAAGAATTAGACCGTCAACTCTTGCAAATGAAAGCGGCGGAAGCGCCACCTCCTGTTAAATTGGGCTCCATGAAGGAGCGCCTTGCTGCTCGACGCGCTCAGGCTGGTGGTGGTGCGCAAGTCCCCCCCAATCAACCGCCGGCACCGCCTGCGGCCGGCCCTCCTCCGCCCCCGCCCGACCCTCAGGGTCGTCCGCCTTACCCTCAACTAGGCTACAACCCCCTCGTGGGGCTCAACCCTGCCATGCCCGCGCCGGCCTGGTTGAATCAGCTGCCTACAAGCGGTCGCGCCTCTTCGTCGACACCGTCCGAGTCCGGGGAGCAGGCATGGTTTTTGGCTCGTTTACCCAATCCGGCATTTGCCGCAAAAGACCCGGTAGCGGTTCGTTATCAGGAACAAATGCTTGCTGCAACACGTGCAGTAAATCTAGACAAAGCAGTTGAAAGACAGCTACGGCAGGGTCGTAATTTTGAACGAGCCCAGGCAGAGGCGGCTGCTTCGACTATTGCTCTTCTTCGGTTGCAGCGACAACAAAACAACCCTTTTGTTGACCCTTTGTACCTTAAACAGTACGCGAAAGATACATCTGGGATGCCGGGTAGTTTTGTTGCTTACGGCTTGCCGGGTAGTTCGTTACGACAGAAGAAACTAGAAGAGCTTGAGGCTTACAAGTCTCGACCGAAGGTCTTGGGAATTAGCTCCACGGCCGAGGTTAATCCGGCACTGATGGCCAGAGACCCACGGGCTGTCCATTATCAAGAGCAGGTACTGGCTGCTGCTCGTGCTGCCCAGGCCATGGAAAAATCGCGTCAGCGTCAAGAAAGCAACCGTTATGCTGACCCTCTGTATGTAAAACAGATGGTAAAAGATAGTACCGGTATGCCGGGCGCATACGTTTCTCAGGGTCTTCCCGGTACAAAATTGCGTGCCGAACGCGTGAAAGCACTCGATAATTATAAATTCCAAATGGAGGTCAAGGCAACCCAGAAAGATTTCGATAACTCCGTCAAGCGGCGTGACCCCGGATTTAATCCCAATCTGATTCAATCTGACCCGGAGGCAGTGCGATATCAAGAGCAGATTATCGCAAACCTAGCCGGCGAAAAAATGATGCAAAAGAAGGAGGAACGATACCAGGCCAGAAATTATGTGGACCCTCTTCGACAACGCCAAGAAGCGATGCTTCAAGACCAAAGTACAGGCGCAGCTGTCTATGCCTTTGGAGCCGCCGGTTCCAAGAAGAGGGAAGAAGCCGTAGCGAAAATGCGTCAAAAACAGGAAGAGAAAAGGCAAGCACAGGTCAGGGCTCAAGAAGCACAGGCTCGGTACAACCAACAAAAACTTCAGGATTATCGAAACGACCCGGGTGTGGTCACGATGCGAATCCTGGAGCAATTCCGGAATTCCGGCTCTAAGGATATGACCCCATTCCTGGAGCAGGCCAAGGGGTCTCTGTCGCCGACCCAGCTAGCCATTCTTGAAAAGCGGATGTTGCAGAGCATCGGTCTTCGTAGTGAATCGCTCACCCAGGTGAACGAAGCGGGGGAGATTGTACCTACTGGCGGATTGGCCTCTCGTGCGCAAACGGAAGCTAATCGGCGAATGAGTCGGCTGGGTGGAGCAAATAATTTAAGCCAAACGACTCAAACACGGATTCAACAAGAGGCCCTTGCCGCCGAGTCCGCCAAAACGGAGCGAGAACTCTATTCGGCGCAACGCCGATTGCTTGCGAAGCTCAACCCGCAAATGTCGGCCATGGAACTTCATCGCAAGGCGACCGAGGATGTGGCAGCCGCCATGTCGGGTCAGGCTCGTGTGATACGTTTAAACACGGGACAAATCGCGGGTCTGGAATCAACGGTCCGACAGGCCAATACGCGAGGTATTGATGCACCCCTGGCAGGTGGTCTGGGCTACCGCCTGGGCGGCATGGCGGGCGCGGTGGGGAACTGGCTGACCACACCAAGTAGGCTGGCCCAACGACTGGACAATAGTCCGGTTGCCAACATTTTCTCAGGCCCGGGTGCCATTGCGGCCATGATGGCCGTTCCGGCGATGTCGGCGTTCTTTGATAATCGTGCAGGCCGGGTGGAAGACGCGGTAACCGCCGGCTCCACCTCGTACTATGCGAACAACCGGGCGATTTCAGGGGGATTGCAAGGTGCTCTGGTGGGTGGAACCATCGGTGCCACGGTCGGCAGCATGATTCCTTTGGTGGGAACGGTGATTGGCGGTGCGGCGGGCGCAATTGTTGGCGGTGTCGCAGGCGTGGTGTCCGCTCTGCGAGAGAGTGCCGATGAGATTCGCCAGGTCAAAATCAACAACGCTCTTACTATTTTTTCCGACAAGATTCAGCAACTCGCCAATCTTGGTCCGGCCACCGATGGTCGGTTTATCACCGCCGCCAGGGATTCGCTGCGAACCGCCCGAGCAGAGGCGTTTGAGAAAAACCGGATTGCCTCGACCTACTTCTTCAGCGGCTACGACCCCAAGGGCTTTGGCGAACTTCAGGCTCGCTCACTACGACAGGATTTCGGTCAGCAGCTGCCTTCGATGATGTCCTACCTGCAACGCAACGCGGAATCGCTGGGCCGAGCCCAATACAACGGAGATATTGGTCGGATTATTCAGCAGCTGCGTGCGAGTGGTGATGGCCTCAACGACGAACTGGTGCGACTAATTGCCTCGATTCGTGGTCTGTCCATTGATGATGTTTTCTTAGAGTTACGCAAAAGTGTGCTCCAGGGGCAACAGGCAACCCTGAGCGAGCGGCGTAATCTGGAGGGACGACAGACAGACGAGAAGAATATAAATTCGTTTGGTCGTCTTTTGCTTGCTGTTCAATCAGCCTCCGATTCGCTTTTGGAGCTTCGCCAGCGTGGTCAGGCCCTGGCTGAGGTCTTTGACGGGACCATTGGAGCGAGTCGTGTCTCGATTCGTGCGGAAAACCTGGACCAGCTGGGTAGACTGGACCGGGGGGGGTTGCAGCCACTGCAAACGGTTGCTGCCATAGGTGGCGAAATGGGTGCCAGGTTGCTGAACACCGGCACGCAGGTGGACAATCTGTCGCGTGTTCTGCCGGGAATTTTGGCTACCGTGGTAGCCGGCGCGCAAAACAATTCCGAGGCCGATGTTGTCACTCAGGTGGACCGTCTGCTGCGCGAGCGTCTGGGTGACGACACGGAGGCTCGTGTCGCCCGGGCTTCGGTACGTCGACGGCTCAACGAGGAACTTAGTAGTGACCGAGGGGGCCTGACCAACCTCATCAATCAGGTTCAGGTGGATACCACCGCGCTGAGTGGTAGCCTACTACAGAATCTTGCCGAGCCCCTGAAAAACATCGGCGGTAAGGTTGCACGTCAACTGGAGGACAACGCGAATCAACTGACCGAGCAGCTTACTCAACTGACTAGTCGTCTGCGTCAGATTGGCGAGTCCTTTGACCAACTAGCCTCCGTACAAACCAGTCGCTTCCGTCAGAATCTGGAAGTCATGGCAAGTCGCGCAGGACGTGGGAATCAGGCGCTGGATTTTGCCGGCCTAGAGCAGCTGGAGTTTGGTCAGCGCTCTCGGCAGTCGAGACTGGCGGGTGTGGCAGGGCCTGCGGCTTTTGACCCTATCCTTTTGGGTCGTCGCTTGGGTGAGACCCGTGCGCAACTTCTAAATGCTGAAAGAAACCAGCAACAGGAGTTTATCAAAACCGGTGGTCGAGGCCCCGCTTTTGCTCAAGCGGCCGAAGAAGTGCTCCGTCTCAAATCGCGTGCCGCCGACCTGCAGACCGCTTTGCGCAATCTGACTGATGTCACCAATCAGACTTCGGTTGCTCAAGAGAAGCTGTCCCGACTTCAGCAGGAAAAGGAGGGCCGACTGGGGCTTGCCGAACGGTTTGCCACCGCCGGGCCTGAAGAGATGGTGCGGATGAACCGGGGCTTACTTCTGGCCAATGAGGCGGCCCGCCAGGGGAATCTCGATAACTTCTCCGCTGACGACCGTCGTTCCATCATCGAGACGCTCCGGTCGGCCGGTGGTGTGACGTTGACTGGTTTTGCCGGCTCGCCCCGGGCCGACGACCTGCTTAAGAATCTACTTTCCAATTCGTTTGGCGGTGCCTTCCGGCTGAATGATGGTCAACAACAAGAAGAGCGGCAACTCCAGGATGTTATTGGTCAGCGATTCAAGGCTGCCGAGGATGCCACTATACAGCTGATTCAATTCCAGCAACAGAACTCGGCCGAGTTCTTCCGTAATCTAGGCACCCAACAGGAGCAGTTTTTCGCTCGTCTGGAGGCGATTCTGCTGAAAGAACGCCTGGTCGAAGCGGAAAATCGTCAGGGCATTCTCAGTGCGCAAAGTGGTCGCCTGGGACGACTTGCCAATCAACGTGATATGCTTGCCGGTATTGGCGTCACCACGACCGACCAATATGTCGCCCTTCAGAACCAGCGGGGAAGCGCCGAGTCGCTGATTCGTGGGCTAACGCAACGCTCGCAAATCAACACAGCACGAGAACGAGCGCTTGCCGATGTTGACAATGTTCAAATTAATGGGAATTTGCCGCAACAACAAGAATCTCTGTTTCGGTGGCTCCAAAATCAGGGGGTTGATCAGAAATCGGCTCAACGAATCGCCTATGAAAGATTCGCAAAAGTGCGAACCAAACCAATCACTCCTGAGGAGGTACATACACCCGACGGTTATAATCGAGTACTCCGAGATGATATTCGTAAGGCAATCAAACTAGAGTTGGGAGACGCCAAAGCAGGCGGTGAGTTTGCTCGTGTGAATCAAGAGATTGAAACAGCGATAGCAAGCCTCAGAGGCATCCGTGGTCTTGATACCGCCGGACTGGAAAAGCGGCTTCAGCAGGGAGGGCCACGGGCCGCTCAGGAGTTCCTGGAAGCCCTCAACGCCTTCAATACCACGGATAACCGGCTGGAAAATCTGGGTACGGAAATCAACAAGGTTAACTCCGAACTCAAGGCCCTGGCCGACACCATTGCTCGTCTGCGGCAACAAATTCCCGGTGGGAATGTCCCACCTCAGGGTGCTCCCGCTCGCTTGGCCACCGGCGGCAACGTCGCCGGCCATCCTGGCTCCCCCCTGGGAACGGACACGGTTCCGGCCTGGCTGACCCCGGGCGAGTTCGTGGTCAATCGGCGTTCTGCCCAGGCTAACGCCGGACTGCTGCGCCGGATTAACTCGTCGACCTCCCCGGTCTATCTGGCGCGTGGTGGCACGGCTGAGCTCGAAGAGCAGTTGCGAATGGAGGCAGCAATCAACCCGTTTGGGGCCTCGGCAATGGTTCTTCAGGGTTGGGTAGCGAACAACTACATTCGCAACAACCTGTTTCGAGACAGAAAGTTTAACGAGAGACAAAAACGCTTCTTTGTGGCCGCTCAGGTCGGTCAGCTGGCCATGGCGAGCCAGATGGAGAACTTCATCCAGCGAAGCTCGTTTGGCGGGCTGGGTCGTCCCGGCGAAGACGGGCAGCGCAACATCGCCATGAGCCTGCTTTCTCGCGAAGGGATGATTCGGAAAGAAAACGCGAGCCAGAGTCGCGAGTATCAGCGTTGGCTGCGTAGCGTCACACAACCCGGTGTGGTGATGGTGGGTGCAAAGCGACCGCTCCGGATGGCCACGGGCGGTCCTGTTCCGGGTTCGGGAATTTTCGATACTGTCCCTGCCCTGCTCACCCCAGGAGAGTTTGTCCTCAACCGCCGAGCCGCCAGCGGTCTGGGTGCTCCCACGCTGGAGCGACTCAATCAGGGTGGTGCGGTTGGTGGTCAGTCCATCCCTGGCCCCTCCATTCCGCGTGAGGCAATCGACCAGCTGTCGCGTACACTTAATGCGTTTGTGCGGGCGGCGGGTGGGTTTGGTGAGGTCGTGGGCCGGCTTTCCCAGGGGTTCACCTCCTTTTTGGGGAGCGCGAACGCCCTGGCGGACGCGATTTCACGAATCCCGCAGAACATTACCCTGCAGGGAACTCACCAGGTGAATGTCAACATCAACGGCGCAGAGGTTCTGTCTCGGATTAGCCCGGAAATTCAGGCCATGATTACCAAGGAAGTGCGTGCCTCGCTCAACCGCATCTTCCGAGAGCAAATGCCTGATTCGGGGGTCAATCTGGATTAGGGAGTTATACCCATATTCCGCATGGCTATCATCACATCTTCAGGTGTTGCGTCTTTGAATGCTTCTCGAAGTCCAATCATGAAGTATTCAGTGTACTCACCGACTCGTGATGCGCGAAATCGTGGCTGATTTCCGGCTGCGGCGCGCATCCTTTCGGTGATTAGATGAAGTTCATGCTCATCGTTATCACGCTCGCGAGCTCGTTTTTGAGCTATTTTTCGGAGCAATAACTCCTTGATTGCCTTCTCTTTCTCAGTCAGACCAACCGGCCGTGGTTGTAACCACGGTTCTGGAACTTTACTAGGCGGAGAAGCTGGTTGTGGAATAGGCTTGGTTGCGGGTCGCTCGCAGCCAACGAACAGGCACAAAAGGGGAATGGCAAGAAAAGGTTTTGTTTGCATTGTGTTAGTCTTCCTAATTACCTGTCCTCAAGCGTTTAGAGTCTCCCCAGCCCAGGGGCGACAAAATGAGTCTATATAACCATCATGGATTTTGCAAGAGGGTTGGCCACTAGAATCTGTTTTGTGGCATCACACAATAAACAAAAGATGGATTATTTAAAGCTATGTTTACACCCACACATAAACAGTGTTTCTTGTATAACGGCCGGTCAGCGGGGTCCAGGTTTCATCGTCTTGCTCAAGATAGACCTGAGTTCCCGGCGGGAGATACAACAAAACCACCGTGTTGGTGTTGGGCTGACTGCTTACCGAATTGGTCGTGGCGGGCGGCATCTGAATTTCGATATTGATGGTTCGCTTCTTTGCGGTCTTGGTCCCAATTCCCTGCAGAATAGGCCCCAGGGGTCGACCCAGCACAGGCAGGGTGGCAAACACATCCGCAGCGCCGACATCCTGAATCGTGATGCTTTCGGATAGGGCACCAGGTGTGGTCGCCACAGGCCGATTGTCAAATTCGTAGGTGTAAGTGATGGTGCCACTAAGCCGATTCTGCCCTTGTTGGCTGCTTAAGGGAATCGGGTTGAGAATTGTCGCTGTCGCGCTTTGGGCGGTTGTAAAAAGATTAGGCGAAACATGATTAGTCCATTTCGCGTAAGCATTATCCCATCGCGTCGAGATAATATCATGCGTCGTATTGTCGCGAACTTCTAGACCGGTGATGGACCCATCGACCGAAACAGTGGTCCGATTATCGTTGGTCGAACTACGGATGACGATATTGTATTCGCTGACGGCGGGTGGTTGACCCTGGGGGTCAAAACATACCCAGGTCTCATTGACCGCAAAAGTGCCCGCCGCTTCCCCAATCGATTGGGTTCGTAAATAGTTAAACGCCTGCAGCGAAGAGGCGTTGAGGACGCCGGGGGCTTCCATGCGCTCAGGCTTGAGTCCAAGGCCGATACCCTTGCCCTGGACAGCGGGGGTGTTGAGAACATGGTCGCGGGCGTGCTCCCAAGCCTGTTTATTTTCCAGTAAATTGCCGCTATCATCGAGCAGTCGTCTGCCCGTGGCCGACACGGAATGGGACAATCGATAGGTGTTACGATTTTCATCCAGGATTTCAATCGACCAATCTTCCGAAACTTTGCTAACCCGCAACGAGTTTGCGATATCAAGCAGACCATCAATACTGTCTGCTTCCATGGTGATGATATATTCGCAATACTCGGTCCAGTTACCCCCTCGACCTTCTCCTTCGGGGATGTCAACCCGGCGAATCCGGGGTCGGAATTTCAAGGGCGGGTGGTTTTCCGAGGCCTGAACCTCGAACAGCCTGCCATCGGTCGCAAAGAGGTTTTGCAACGCTTTTTGTTTGGCCAGAATGGACCCAAACCGGTTAGGACCAACCAGGGATTCGTTGGCGGGATAGCCCGAAAGCTGATGAAACACCCCTTGAGAATTGGGCGAACCACGGTCGGCCAGCAACTTCCCCTTGACCACCAGAGTGTAAAGAGAGGAAAGGGGCGTCCCATCTTCTCTGGTTATGTGTTCTCTCTGGATGGAGATAAACGGAGCCGGTATCAGCTTTTTGCCATCGTAACTAACACTCATATCTTAGAATCCGTGGGTATAAAGAATGCTGCCCTTTGCCGAAGCTCCCGTTACTTGCGCGACCACCAGTTCCAGGGAGTAATTTTGCCCTGTTTCGCCACCAACAAACAAAGGCACCGCCTGGGATTGTTGCTCTCCGGGTGCCTGGAGGTAGAGTGTCATCGCTTCACTGGGATTTCGGGCAAGGAACCAGCCAAGCGAGGCGGTCTCTTGGGCTTCCTGGCCCCGAATCCAGAGCGTTATGCCCTGAGTCAGCCCGGTTTGCAAATTGTTGAGCCAGAGTTCCAGACCCTGGGAGGCCGACCAGTTCTGACCACTTAGTGTCAGATTCATACCTCGGCGAATACTTTCGGTGGTGGTGGTCTCAAGAAACAAGACCAGGGCGGCGTTGGGTCTCTTCCCATCCGGACCGCAATACAGGGTCAGGTCCAGACTGCCAAAATAACCATTTCCCACAAAGTTGTGCCCATTCACCATCAAGGATACAGCGGCCTGGTGCGCGACCGGCAAATCAACCGCGACCATCAGGTCCAAGCGACCCAGCTGAGTAAGGGGCGGCACCCTGCGGAGTGCGAGCCGTTTGTGCGTACCGACGAATGATTCTTTTCTGTAGATTCGTGAAATCTCATCATCACTTAAGGCACGGTCGTAGATTCGCATCAATCGAAGCAGACCATTAAAGTTGGCTTCGTTGCCGGCCTTTCTTCCGGCGAATTTGAGCGTGTCTGTATTGACCGGATTTCCCACTGGAGTGTTAAAAGTGGTTATACTTTCAAGTGGGCGACCATCCAGCCAGAACCGAAACACACCATCAAAGCACACGGCAAAGTGAAACCATTGCCCATCCTGAGCAGCAGCGGTCTGGGATATCGCCTCGACCCCTTGAGAGGCGGCCAGGTCACTAACCAGTCGTGCGGTCAAAGCACCTGTGGAAGACAGGAGCACCTCCCAGCCTGTCTGCCCGGTACTATCCATCTTGGAAAACAAGGCATAGGGGGCAGGAACCGAATCGTTGGCATCTCGCCAGAACCAGCCCGAAACGCTCCAGGTCTGGGAGTAGTCAAAGGAAAAGACAGGGTCGCTGGCCACCTCCAACCACGTCAAGCTTGGCCCTGGATAGACCTGTTCAAATTGACACCCGGCCCGCTGCCCGCGAGACCCCTGGCTAATTAGTGCCGAGGCGGGATTTTCCTGAGTAATGTGCCCCATTGCCATATCTGACCAATCGAGAATGAGGGGCCAAAAACCCACCAATCCCTCGGGTGTCATCTTCGTTTCTCCAAACAAAAATCAATAATGACTTGTTTGTATGAACTGCAGGAGTTATTGGATTTCTTCCGGCGCAAAGGTGAGACTGAAGACAAAGGCGTTATCCTGGGTCGACAGCTGCGCACCGGTTTCATTCCACGCCACGAGCGACCCAAAGCGACTCTGGAGTTGGCATTGGCCGCTACTGGTAAAGGCAACTCCCGACTCAGAGCGGTCGGCGGTGATGGAACCCAGAAACTGCAAATTGCTTTTACGTTCGCGACCCGCAATCATGTGGTTGCCGCTTCCCAGATTGCCATCCATACCAATCAGGGTGCCTGTTGGCGAGATATCATCCGGGTTATCAAAACCAGCCCAGAACAACTGAAGTTTGCCGTTGAGGGTGGGATTGGACTGACAAGCCATGCGAGCACGCCAGTTGAACAGCGTCGTGCGGGGAAAAGGGCCTAAATCCCTGGGGTCGGACACATAGCCCGAACCATGGGGCAGCCCAGCTACCAATATCGAGGTGTTTTGCAGTCCTGAGGCGACCGTGGGTGCTACGAAAAAGATTCGCTGCTCATTGGCGGTATAGACTTTATTTGGCATTAGAATCCCCCTTATCCTAGGAGATACTACACCGACGCAGTCTACTACCGACCACTAGAATCTTAGTTTCTTGACTCTTGTCTTATTCTGTATTTACGTATTCCTCCTTAACATGGCCTGCTTAATTCTATCTCCAGAGTCCAAGCTTTGACTACCACAAAATTTTTATTTTTCGCTGTTGCGCCTTGGAGCACGGCGCTAACGATAACTCACACAATTAAAAAATAAAATTATGAAGGAGTTCGCGGTGTGTCGGCAAAATTTTTCATTACGCCCCTTGCAGGATTGCAAAGGTGGATTAAGTTCCGACTGGGCCTGTGGTCGACTATCGAGAATGGGTTTGTGTGTGCGGTGTATCCCACAATCGAGACTTTAACGCTGGGGCGTCGAAACGAGAATCATTCAAGCAATTGAATGGAAGTAGCATATGATTATTCCAGGTACATTCCTTGGTGGTTTGGTGCGCTCGTTTTCGAGTTCTCTTGGGCTGGGGCTTGGCTCACCCAGCCAACTTAATCTCCAGCTGGTGGACGACCCGGTTCAGGGGTTGTTCGTTCAGCTGCCCAAGGTCGGCACCCCCCTTTCTTTTCAGTTTTACGGCTTCACCTTCCGGGGGCTACTCCAGAAGGCCGAGACGGGTCGGGGTACTGAGGGAAACCCGGTTTACAGCGTGGTGCTCAGTGACCCACGAGAAATTCTTGAGGGCACCCAGGTAATCACCGGTGGGTATTCCGGCTCGGTCGGAAATGTACCCAATCTGCTCAATCCCTATGGTTACTGGGAAAGTGTAGGCTATGGAGTCTCCGGGGCTAATGATAGCGGCATGACCTGGCGACAGGTGGCTGTTGCCATCCGCGCCATGGTCAACGCTCCCCGGCCGGTGGCCTATGGAGGCCCGCTGGTATTTGCCAACCAAACATATGGACTTGATTTAGATGACATGCCAATTCCTCCCGAGTACTACCGGGTGGGAGGTGGCGTTTCATCGAGCTTGCTGGAGATTATTGACCAGGTTTGTAAGGATTGCGGCTGTGACTTTTTTGTCGAGCTTGTGGGCTTTACCATCAAAATCAGGGCCGTGAGCCGATTCCGGCAGCCTCCTCTGGGAACCCTGAGCGCCCTTGCCAATTCCAACTGGGGTAGTTCGCTGATTCGCTCGACCGTTGGCTTGGAAATGCGCAATGAACTTACCAGTGCGTTTCTGGTAGGTGGCGAAGTGCATACCATGTGGTCTAGCATTGCTATTCGCAACTTTTGGGGTTATGACCCGGCCGGCAATCCGATTCTCAGCACGCCCTATGTCGAGATGTTTAACGACGCAGCGGGAAAACCTCTTCAGCAAATCAATACCGAAATTGTCAATCTGAACGCCTCGCCGGTTGCAGACATTTTGGGCAACGTCCGTTATCTCTGCACCACTCTGGAAATGCGTATGGCTCAGGTGAACTACGAATCCTGGGCACTTTACCTGCGCAGACACCGGCCCATTATGGCCGACATCATTGGGGTCTCAAGTCCGTTTTTGAACATGGGTGGAGCAAACCAGGCTCCTGTACGAGCCAACTTTGTCAACGACGAGTGGAAGGAGGTTTTACTGGCAGTTAACAATGCCGTCCAGGGAGATATTCACGCAAAATGCATGCGTATGTATGAATTTGTACGCGGGTATGCTGATGAGTTCATGGGGCGGAAGTATCTGGTTGGATTGCCCTTTATCCTTGTTCAGACAGATTCAGAAACTCGTCGTGTAACTACCTCTTACGAAGTTGCCGATGCGGGATATTTTGATGAAACCGCCGCACCTCTGGGTCTCTCTCCGCTCAATGAGGACATGCTTCGCAATCCCGATGGTCGGTTTCGCGCTTTTGTTGCCTACTCCAATCTTGCCGGCGTTGACTTCTCCCGGATTTCCCCCCAGGGAGCGGTGCTGGAAAACAATACGCTTTATCTGGAGGTCCAAGTTGACCCACGGATGGTATCCGCCCCGGAACCGTGTGTTGTGGTCTCGCTGAGCGGACCGGTTGTCGAGCAATCGCCGGACAACGTGGGCAATCTCGATATTGTCGCCGCTGTGTTGCAGATGAACCCCCAGCAAGCACAAAAACGCTTGCAGCAAGCCCCGATTCCCATCAAGGTATCGGCGGCGGTTCGACATCCGACCGTCGCCTGTATTCCGCTTAAGTCCAACACATCATTTTATGGTCCCTGGTTTGCCTCCGGTGCCCCGGGCAAGGTACGAATGGAACAAGACCCCTCATTAACCCCGTGGAATTACGGTGGACATGCCCTGATGAATCTGGCCGGCCAGGCCCGGGTGCTGCAGGCCATCACCAACATGCAGGTCAGCGAGACCGGTACGATGGAGTTGGTCGGTCCGCCCACTACCTCGCTGGGCAACCTTCTCGAGGCCGGTGGACCCAATATCACCTCCATTGATGTGCAGTGTGGCACCCAGGGGGTGACCACCTCGTATCGATTCCAGACCTTCACCCCTCGCTTCGGGGTGCTATCCAAGGCCTTTATTGAGCGGATGCGTCAGAATTCCCTGGCCAACATGGAACTACGTCGGGCGATGCGGCTGGCGCTTAAAGAGCAGGTCCGGCAAAATATCGCTCTGGGTAACGCCGCCCGAGGGGCACGGGTCTGGATGGAGCGACAGGCCAAGGCACGAAAACGCGAGACCCCTCACGACTGCTTGCTGTCTCACGGATTCTGGGACTCCGACACCCAGGCCTATCGCCAGAACACTTTCACCGCGACCTTTGAAGAGTGCGTCTCGCTCTGCAACGCCACCAATACGGAACTTTTCAAGAACACGGCAATTATGTCGCTTGACGGTCTGTTTCGACCGTTTTCAGCCGGTGGCTATCAGGGCTCAATGCCCAGATTACAGAACCAGCTGATTAATGGGGTTATTCCCGGGGTGGCCCAGCTAAACCCCTGGAAGCAGGCCAACGATATCGAGGTCTACACCTGGGGGGAGAGTTACCGGGGTCTTCATGCGTTTCGGCGTGGGGCCACCCCTACCTCTGCACGCGTCTTTGGGCTGCGAGCACCGGTGGTACTGGTGGGTTGGGGCTTTGGTCTGGATGGTAAATGCATCCCAGGAAGTGGCGACGGCACGACCTTTGACCACGACCATACCTACCGACAAGACAAATGGAAGGCCGGCCCTCTGGACCCATTGTGGGACGACATGCGGGGGGTCTGGACCTGTCATGGTACTCTCAAGGGCCGGATATACCACGACGTTCCTCCGCAGGGAAGTGGCCTCATGGTGGTTCGGGCCGGGGGAGCCTATGATGGCGACAATACCAACTACACAAGCCTAACGGTCTGGAACTGGTTTGGGACGGCGGTCAATGCTCCCACCAAGGTCATCGTCAGTTACATTCCCACGGACAACAAATGGTATATCGTTGCCGCAGATTGTCCGGGTTAAGTATGAGCATGGGGTATGAGTCCTTAACGAGCGGAGAAAAATCATGCCGGTAGCAATCCAGTTTTTGGCAGGACAGGGGTTTCAGATTGCCGACCTCGCGGGTTCGGGTCTGGGCTTTTACGGTGACGCGGGGTTTGGTGCCTCGGTTCGGGTGGGTGAGTATCAGGGACGAACCTTTATCACCAACAGCAATGGGACAACTCATGGCCCCGAGGTGAACAACGTCAAATTTCTGAACATCGGTTCGGGTATTTTGGGTCAGACCGGTTCCGGAGTAGCGCTGCGGGCAATCCCCAACCACCAGGCAACGCTGAATCTTCGGGTCGTCTCCAACACTCCCATTCGCGTTCCCACCGCGCGGCTCCGGGCCTACGACCGCGTCAATGAGAATCGTTCCCCTTCTGGAGTAACCACCCGGGTGGCCCAGATTATCCACCCCGACATCAATCAGGTGGCCAATGGTTCGGGTGACAGCACCTGGTGGACTCCCGGGGGTTCGGGCGTGGTGGTTCCTCTGGCTCCCAGTCCGGGGGTGTCGGGCTTGTTTGCGGGCAACGGAAATAACTCGACCCGTCCGGATACCCAACACGACTGGTATTGCGCAATTAGCGCGAGTCCCGACAGCATCGGCAGCAAACAGCAGTACGGGCTATGGGTCGAAATCGAGTATCAGTAAGCTAGCTTGCCGCAGTACTAAGTTTTAGTACTGCGGTCTTTGTTGCACCCAGGCTTATTCGTCCTTGCCCTTGAAGCGGGTCCATCCTCGATGACGGCCGTACTCGCCGTTGATTCCCTTCTCTTTTTCTTCCTTGGTCGCCGGTCGACCGTGGGTGCGTTTCACATCCTTGGGTTCGAAGACCAGTCGCCGCTGAGGAAAGAGAGTGCCCGAATCGTCGTTGATGGTTCCCAGCGACAGTCGGGCTCCACAACGCTCCTTGTTTTCGAGGACGCCATTACAGTGCCACTCAGGGAACTCAAAGGTTTCCATCTTCTTGCCACGCGCAACGCTCACTGTACGCCAGACCGGCACGATGTTCTCGCTGCCACACAAACCGCAACACTTTTCGCCAAATACCTCGTGGGCCGAAGCAATCAGCTTGTACAAATCTTTTTGTTTACCAGCCTCGACTTCGATAATGAGACCGGGACCAACCTTTACTTGTGCTTTCATACCAAACCTTTAGATAGAGTTAATTATTGTTCCTCCACCCCTTTACATACCCCTTAAATTCACTGGGGATAGTAGAGGGGTTGTTCTGATATTTAGACAGATGCTCGACCATCAAGGCAGCAACGCCATAGGGAATCTTTTCCACGGCGTCATACTTGGTTTTCCCAGAGTTGATATATTTCATAACATTGATATCAAGCCGGGAGCACAAGACGGTGAGGAAGTTCACCTGTTCAGGCGAAATCATTCCCGTAAGGCCGGCCTCGCAGGAAGGCAGGACCGATTTTTCTTCCGAGGCGATGGTGTTGATTTGCAGCGCCTTGCGAAGGGCGCGGCTTTCGGCCCGGGTTGAGGCCATGGCAGTTTGATAGCGTGCGAACTCAATATCGCCGACGTTGCCAAAGTAGCAGTCCGCCGCCTCACAAAATTCGACCGGGTAGGCCTCGGACAACCCCTGCTCCAGTCGGGTCATCAAGATGCGGACCGTGTGTTCAACCACCGCCGGTTGGAGTATACCGACCTTCTCAATACTCGGTATTAGCGACGGAGCCTGAACCACCCGCGCCCGGGATTCCAGGATAGGCCCCAGAAGAAGCCGAACCACGCGCCTCAGTCCATGAACCAGCGGCCTGCCTTCCGCGTCAAGCTCGTTCTCCGTAAACTGACGCATTACAAACTCTGACCACTCGGGCGAAGTCATGGTGGGCTCATCAATAGACTTATCCAGTGATAAATCATCCACCCCCAAGATAGCATCCTCGAGATTGGACAACTCTTCCATTATTCGCTTTGTCATAAACTTACTCCAATATCAAGCAGAATAACACCCTGATGATTGCCGCGAGAAGAAAGAATATTCATAATATGCTCAAATGCTCGCTTTTTCTGACTCTCTCGATAGCGACCAAATTGTTGCAACCGAATCACCAAAAATCCCAAGGCTACCAGAAGCTCGTTTTGACCTCGAACCCGCTCCTGGTTTTTTATCATCAAGTCCTCACCCCAGATGGGGTAGTGGTAGGCCGGTCCGTCCACTTCGATAACCACTTTACTGTGGGCCAACAGGATTTCAACCGGTTTGCCCGCGACCAGACAGCGGTGCTGAACGGATTGCTTATGAGCGCGTAGAAACTCGACCAGTTGCCGCTCCAGCCGCGAGCCTTCCATGCTAGCCAGGCTAATTGCCTTCTTGGCCTCCTCTCGAAACCGCGTTCGTTGCTCCTGAGACATCGAAAGCCATTGCTGTCGGGCAAATTCCCGGCGACGTTCGCGTTGCTCTTCGGAGAGATTCATCCATGCGCGTATCTGACCCTGACTAATGCGACGTTTTTCTTCCGTAGTTCGCTCCCGCCCCTGGGTGGGGTGGTGGTATCTACCCGCTTCCTGGGCGGCTTTTTGAGATTCCTTGTAGTTTCGCAACGGAATACGATGGTAAATTAAGGCGCGGCGAACCTTATTTGCATACGTATTATTTTCTTTAGCTATTTCGTATGTTGAATACTGCCTGTTGACATAAAACTCCTGTAGGTAATAATATCCATCAACATTAAACAAAAAATCACTCATTGCTAATCACCGCCAAAATCAGGTTTAGGTCGAAATCTCCGACCACGCTCACCGGCTTTTGGAAGATATCCGAGAGAATCTTCTGGTGTTCCGGGGTTCGGCAGAGAAGCTCAATACCCAAAGCTCGGTAAATGGAGTTCAGGTATTCAAAAGGTCGCGGCTCACGAAGCCACTCCAAATCCCACACCATGAATAACCGGCGGCGTACACCCGGTAGACGCAGGAGCTTCTGGGTGGTAGAAAGTGAGGTGGAAATGATGGTGCCGTTAAAGCTCCATGCCTCCACCAGGGGAATCGCGGCAAATCGCATCAACATACACGGTCTACAGGCATCTTCATAAAATGCAATTACATCATGAATATTGTTTTCAAGGTATTTGTTTACCTGATTGATAAAAAGGTAGTTTAATTGACTCGCCCCAAGATTGTCGACAGCCACACCCAATTTCATCACAAGCTCCCATCAAGAGATTCGTTGGCGGCTCGTTCATGTCCGAGCTTGTAGTTTCGATAATAGGCGACAGTTTTTTCGATTCCTTGCTCAAGCGGCAGGAATGCCCGGTTGGCGAATACGTTCGACACCAGGCACTTACGTATCTGCCCGGTGGGCTTTTCGTGGTCCCAGTAAATCTCGCCGCTAAAGCCGGCAATCCGGGCAACGAGACGGACAAGCGATTTAAGGAGAAGTTCCTGACCGGTTCCCAGATTCAAGAGCTCAGGGTGATTGTAATGGTCCATGGCATACACCAGACAATCCGCCGCGTCGGCGACATAAAGAAACTCACGCCAGGCGTTTCCTGTCCCCCAGCAGGTCACCGAGGGCAGCCCCTCGTCCGCCGCATCCACAAAGCGTTTGACTAGCGCCGCCATCACCTTGGTCCGCTGGGGGTCAAAGCTATCCCCGGGACCATACAGGGTGGTCGGGCAGACGCAAATAGCGTTAAGGTTGTGTTGCTCACGGTAAAACCGCGAGGCGAGGTACAGATTGCGCTTAGCGTAGGCATGGCAGGCCACGCTGGGGTGAGGCTCACCATCCAAAAAGTTGTTTTGAAACAAGAATTCTCTTTCGACCAATTCTCCATCAATGTTTAACGTTAATGATGGATAAGCACAGCTAGCAACCACGCTTAGAAGCTTGGTTACCTTGTGGTTTTTGCATGCCTCCAGGATGTTCAATGCCATCAAGGTGTTGTCATGGAAAATACGTGCCGGATTCAGACGGTTAAACTCGATGCCACCGTTGTACCCCGCCAGATGGTAGACGTACCCAGGAGAAAGAACCCGAAAGAGCCGGTCGACCTCACCAGGATTGGTCAGGTCGCAACCAATCACCGAGATACCCTTTTCAATCCGTGAGGTCTGGCCAATTGCGGCCACCCGAAGGTCGGGGTTTTCTCGCAGTTTTTGAACCACATGGCGGCCCAGAAAGCCGCTACCGCCCGTGACCAGAACCGTTTGTTTAGACATTGGATTTCTCCGCAAAAACAACTCGCGAACCGGCCTGCTCAAACGAAAAGGGAATATGGACCCATCCCGACAAGAGCGAACGAATGGCCTGCTGTTTTTCCGGGGGTGCGACCAGTAGCATGCAGCCACCGCCCCCAGCACCGGTCAGCTTTCCACCCCAGGCACCCGCCAGTTGGGCAGCGGCGTAGGCGTGGTCGATGGGCATACCACTGACCTGGCTGCTTAACGACGACTTGATACGCCAGGACTGGTCGATAGCTCGACCCAGCTGTTCCCAGTCGCGAGCCAGAATACTCCGGACCCCATCCTCGGCCAGTTTCATGAGGGTAAATTGCTCCTTGGAAAAATCAAGAAGGCTACCCGCGTAGCTTTTGGCGACATGACTGGAGGTCCGTGTCATCCGGGTAAAAAAGAGCAATAGGTGCGATTCAAGCTCGCGCACATGCTCTGGTTCCAGTCCCAGAGGATTGACGTGAACCGTTCCATCGGGCAAAAACCGAATCAGATTCAAGCCACCATGAGCAGCGAAGGTCTGGTCCTGATACCCCACCGTTTCCTTCAGTCGCTCCTGCTCCACGCGAATCGCCAGGGAGGCCAGTTCGTCCTGAGAAAGGAATTTGCCCTGCAACGCCGATATCGCATGCAGAAGACCAACCACAAAGGTCGAACTGCTGCCTGTGCCCGAACGACCCGGCAAGTCGCCCAAATGGGAAATTTCCAGCCCCTTGCTATCGGGCCAACCCAGAATCTCAATCGATTCCTTGATGGTCCTGTTGCGTAAATCGCTTAATGCGCCAACGGTTTCCGTTTCACGGTAAACCACACGGTGGCGATAGTCATGAAATGGCGGTAGGTGGCGAGCCGTAATATACGAATACTTATTGATTGCTCCACCAAGAACAACTCCGCCATGTTTGCGCACCCAGACGGGATAGTCTGTTCCGCCGCCCAGAAGCGACACACGAAAAGGTGTACGGGTAATAATCATAGGATACACTCCCCTTCTTACGAACAATAATCATTGACACCAGCCGGGTCGTCCATCGGTCTGCCCTTTAGTGATTACGGCACTGCCGGACAAGCTCGGGGGCGAGCCGGACCAGTTCGGCCACCTCGATAATTCCCTGTTCTAGGGTGTGTTCGAACCGGAAGCCCGCCTGGAGAATTTTCTCATTGGAAACAAAATAGTCGCGTTTGTCGTGGTCCTCGCCCTCGACCAATTCGATGGTCTTGGCGGGGTTTAGCTGCAGTAGGTCGCAAATCCGCCGGGCTAGTTCAAGTTTGGTGAGATTGACCTCAGGGTGTCCCAGGTTGAACACCCCTTTTTGCTCCCCTTCAATCGCCCAGAGAATGGCTCGCGCGACATCGCGAATACCCACGTAGTTTCGCCGGAAGTGCGGCTGGTAGAGACGGACCTTGCGCTTCAGGACCAGCTGGGAAACCAGGTCATTAACCAGAAGGTCAAAACGCATGCGCGCGCTGATGCCAAAGACGGTCGCGAGCCGGAAGACCACCGCATTGGGATGGTCCAGAACCACCTTTTCGGCATCGCACTTGCTTTGTGCGTAGAGCGATAGGGGCCGCATCTCGTCTGTTTCCAGACAGGGACGCTCACCCATCTTGCCATAGCCGGAATTCGTGTTGGGGTAAATCACACGAACGCCGGACCCCAGCAGATTCATCATGTCCCTGATGGCGTCAAAATTCACCTCGTGTGTGGTCAAGGGATGCTCTTCGCACAAAGGCGCTCCCACCAGCGCCGCCAGCGGCACCACCGCATCGGCACCAATGAGAAAACGCAGCAGGTCGTTCTTGTCGCGAACATCCCCACAAACAAAGCGGTAGGCCGCATGATTGAGAAAAGGCAGTACGCTTTGAATCTGCTGGGCTCTATGGAAAAAATTATCTATCCCAATAACGCGGTAGCGTTCGCGTAGCAACAACTCGGTCAGCACGCTGCCGATGTAACCCGCACAGCCCGTCACCACAATGGTTTTTTGTGCCATCATCCCTACTCCATTTCTTCCAGCGCTTTTTTCACGGCCTTGACCGAGGTGTTATAAGTCAACTCAAAACCCAACCCCTGCATCTTACGGGGAGAAATACGAACGGTCTTTATATCGCCCGGCCAAAGAGAATCCTGTCCACTCCAGACGATGGGCTTGTGGATACCAAGAGCATCTATCGCCATGGTTGCGACTTCCAGAACGCTCAGCGAATCGGAATTAGAAATGTTCACATGACCAATATAATCACAATCAAGCCCAAAATACCGCGTGGCCCTCGCAGTATCGGCAACGTGAATAAACGGCTTTGTCGAGCCGGGTGCATCCCCCAGGAGTTCCAGGCTTTTGCTATCCTCACGAAGCTTGCGAACGATATCGCGTAACAATCCGTGGGTGGCCCCAGGACCGACATTGGCGACGTAGCGCAGCGAGATACCCCGAACCCGACCGGTGAAGGTATAGGCGTCCACTAGGCTCTCCGCTGCGATTTTGCTGGCGGCATAGGTGGAGGTCGCCGCGCAGGGAAAGCCCTCGTGGGCCAGAAGACCGCTAGCGTGTGCGCCATAAACCGTGGCGCTGGAGGCCAGGACAAACCGGCAGCCTTTGGGGGCGTACTCCAGCAGATGGTTGGTCCCCAGAGTGTTGACTCGCATCACCTCCGGACCACTTTCCTTGACCAGAGGGTTGCCCGCCAGATGAAAAATAACATCCGGCAGGAAGGAATAAAGCAGGTTACGTACATCCATCGGGCTGGTGATATCCAGAGATTCGATATCGCTCCGGCCCGTGGCGTTGCGGTGGCGAGACATCCCTACCAACAGACAATGTTCCCGTCGCAACAGCTGCATCAGGTGCCGACCTAAAAACCCGGTCGCACCGGTCACTAGAATCCGTTTCATCGCACCTCCGAACGATTGGTAATCACTTGACTCACCCCAAAAAACCCCATTGGCCAGTCCTGTGGGTTGCGCGGCGTGCCGTCCCACTGGTGGTAAATGGCGTGATTGAGACGTACCCCTTCCTCCCAGCGCTCCGGAGTGATGATGTCGGCCGGTGGGTCGTAGTAACAGGTTTTGCCCTGGTGATACTGATGCAACGAGGTGGCGGTGCTGATGATTTGGGTGAATCCCGGAATAGCCCGTGCCCGGCGAACAAAGTCTGAGTCCTCGGCACTAATCCCGCCGTAGTATCGCTCGTCGTAACCCCCCAGTTCCTGCCAGAGCTCTCGTGAGGCTAGGCTCAGATAGTTGGTCACGTCGCTGCGGTAACTCGCCGACTGCAACGGAAAGCGTTCTAGGTAAGCCACCAGCCCCCGGGTGATATTTTCCCCATACGGACCCAGATGGTCCACCACACTCTTAGGGATGTCGTAAGTGGTCGACATCACCATCCAGTAAGGGCCGTTGGGAATGTCGGCAATCAGCTTGTCGTAAGCCCCAGGCTGGGCAATCACTTCGTTGCCCTGCTGGAAGAGCCAGTCGCCCTCAGCATGACGAAAGGCGATGTTATTGGTCACACAGGGGTTGTTGTGAAACTTTGTTAATCCGGTCGTCTGCTCAAAGACCCGGGCGTCAAACCGAACTAGTTTCCACCAGAACCGCGAGGAAAATTCGGACAAAAGACCTAGGATATCCTCGGAGGAGCCGTCATCGACCACCACCACCTCAAAAGGCACCCCAGGCCCATAACGCGCGATGGACGCGAGTGTACGCCTGAACAGGTTAATTCGATTATACGAACTAATCAAGATTGATGCTTTTACTTTCATATTACATCGATTGTTTTGATTAACCTTTTTAGCCTATCTGCAAACGCGTCAATCTCTTCAAGATTGAGTGCCCATCGCTGGGTAAGGACCACCGCCGGCGTCGACGACCTGCTGGTCCTGGTCGGACGATTCACGGTCTCCTTCCTGAGAGTCGTTCTAACTTCATGTTTTCTCCTAAAACAGACAACCAAAAGTATCCCGATGAGTTTCACTCAACCAGGAGCGAGGGATGCGACCGCCTCGGCAAAGGCGATGGCCTCGCAAGGGAACATGACATGACTCACGGGCGTCAGCAATAGAATTTGCTCCCCCTGAACATGGATGGTTCCGGTATAAATTTGACCACCGGTGGTGCGAACCACACACCACTGTTTATCCAGAGGAAGAAGTTCTTGACCACTCATCACGCACCCACCTCTTTCAGGGTTGCACAAACCAGTTGTTTCACCGCCTCGTCCACCTCGTTGCTGGGTAGTTGCCAGGTGGCCAGACGTGCCTTCAGCAAGCGAATAGTCTGACTCTTCTTGTAATCCGTCCAGGGGTCTGCGGAGCCGTTGCAGGCACTACGTAGGGCCATGCAGATATCGGTGAGCATGGCCCGACCGAAGAGCATTTCCTGGAAATTCACGGCATCCGAGCGTGTCATGGCTTGTGTGAATGCCGCGCACCAAAAATTCGTTTGGTTTCGTCTTCCGTTTTATGAGTACGAATATGGAAGAGCGCGCCTACCTTGGGGTTTTCGTACATATCGATTTTGGTGACTGACGTGCACTTACCCCAACCCTCATCGAGAGTATTCGCGTGCCAATGAGCGCAATTCCCACATGCCGGATTTTGCTTCGGGATACGGTAGCTTCCACAACCACCCGCATATTGGGCTGACCATCACACGGGTCGACCAGGGTAATTCGGCGTTCGTCGACATCCGGATTGCCGTGCTCGTCCCGGCAGATAAGAACGGCCGCCTCCACCACATAGCCGTTATTAAACCGAAGAAGGCAGCGGTCTTGGTCGTACTGACGAACTGTTTCCATCTCCATTTTTAGATACTCCCAATCATGGATTTAAGGTGTAAAATGCACTTCTCGGCTTCATCCGGCATATCCAGCTTGTTGAGCATGGTCGCAACACGATGATGATAGGTGTGCTCAATCAGAACCCTTTCTTGCATTCGCTTGATATAGTGTTGCCGCAGATGGGGGTTTTTCTTGAAATGTTGAACAGCCTCTTCCAGTTCAAAGGGGCTAATCACCACCAACAAATCATCCCCAAAGAGGTCGATTGCCTCCTGGACCGCATCGCAAACCAGAAGCCCACCCGCTGCGGGCACTTTGAAGACTCGCTCGACCACATCCCAGCCCAAATCGGTACTGTGGGGTTCGGAGATATTGGGGCAGACGGTGGCCGAGGCAAACAGGTCGCGAGCAATACGGTCGTCGCAAGTACCTAGGTAGGAATGGACCGGCCAGGGCTGATTACCAAAGATTCGGATGTTGAGACCCTTCTGCGGGTGACACAAAGGCAACAGATAGCGGTCGAGATTACGGGCCTTGTAGGGCCAGTAACCCCCCACAAAACCGATGTCGCAGGCCAACTCGGGTCGCGACACGCTGTTGGCGTAAACAAAGACATCCGCCGCGTTGAGGATGCCGCAGGTATCGACACCAATTTCCTTCCAGCCGGAGAGTGTCCCCTCCAGCCAGGGGCCGTGAGCGTGGATAAACACAAAGTCCGGTCGGCCGGTTTGCTTCTTGAGTTGCTCGATGGTGCGCTTTTCCTGCTCGGTGACCACCACCAGAGGGTACTGCTCCAAATTAACATCCCGGAGGTAATGACCCCACGCACTGGCAAATAGGGCGACCCTCATCTGAGGTCGGGAGGCAATACATTTGTAAACTGCGCGGTCAACCGAGTAGGTACAACCCAGAAAAAGGTCGGGTTCAAACTCTGCAAACATATCAAAGGCTGGTTTGGTTTGCGGATTCCAAAAAACAAACTCATGACCAAGAGCTTGAAAAACTCGACCCCACCCCGAGCGAACATACGATGGTCCGCACGGCGTGAATTCACACAAAACTCGCATGGTGCTTCTCCTGAATTCCAGGACGGAGTATCACCCGGAAATTCAGGTAGTCAATCCTCGCGGTTTGTCAGTCTCACCGCACGGGGGATATCCCGAGGACTGTCGATATCGACCAAAGAAATAGAGGGGGTCCACGCATCGAGACTACCTCCGGCCTCGATGACCTCGTTAAGAATCTCATGTCCCAAAAACCGTTTGCGGTAGGATTCCGACGCCGCTTTGACGAAAAGCTTTTTCTCTCGCGGCTGCAAAACACAAATCTGTAGCCAGCGATGGGGCAACCCGTAGGAGAAAATCTCGATGGGCCCCTCTAGATTGGTGATACCGATGTGGTCGGATTCTTCGCTCCCTCTGGAGCAGACGGCAATGGAACGCCGAATATCCAAGCGGTCTAGAAAGGACCGACTAAAGACCAAATCCCCATAGATGATTAAGCACGTATTGGGGGGTTGGGTTTGCTCTGCGGCCAGCCGAATACTATGAGAGACATTGCTGTTGGGGTCGTTGTTGCGAACCACCCGGACCGTCACCGAGGGAGGAAGCGGGGGCAATTCCACCCCCTTTCCTACCACAATCCAAAATCTCGCACCGGGAAAGACCCCGTCTAATAAACGAATCTGACGCTGAAGGACCGTCTCTTTACCCAACCAAATAGAACCCACCCCGCCGTAGGAACTTAGGCGAGAACCCGCCACAGGAATGATAATATCTAACCACTCATAGAATGGTATCTCTTTCTGGGTTAACATATTCTTTGGTTTCGCTGATTTGTTTTTTCGGCCACTCGCTGCCAGCACCTCTGCCAAATCTCCGAGCGAACCTTGGTGGTCGAACTATGAGGTCCAACCCGAATGGTTACCAGCGAATGGGCTACATGCATAATGGCATAATGCTCGCTAATTCTAAGCCACAAATCGTAGTCTTCGCAGACCCGAAGTTCTTCGTCAAAACCATTTACCTTTTCCAGGGCACTGCGCAACACCAGAGAGTCGCAATTGACAATACATTCCTGAAGCAGACGACGACGAGAGAACGGCTCCTTGAAGTGGCGGATGCGCAACCCATCGGGGCGAATGGTGTCGTAGTCCGAATAGACCACCCCCACCTCACCCTCGTACTGACGCAAAAGCGAAGCGCTTTGAGCGATTTTCCCAAACTCATAGATGTCGTCTGAGTCCAGAAATGCCACAATATCGCTGTCAAAATCGGGGAATATCCGCCCAACCTCCAGTCCCCGGTTTCGGGCGAACGAGGGGCCGCGAGCATGGAGGTAACCCAGATACAACACCGGCAATCTCTTCCAGAATCCGAGTACCGACTCCCCAGGCGGGGTGCTCAGCGGCAGTTTCAGAGGATGGTGCTGAACCAGACCTCCTAGAACCGCAGCACGCGAATTGTCGGTGGAGCCATCGTTGACCACCACCACCCCACACGGAGGTTCCTGCTGCCTCCACAGAGACTCGAGGGCATCTCCCACCCATTGTTCGTGGTTGTGACACGGAACAATAGCAATTACACGCATAGATTCTCCAGTTCACCAACAAGCCAGGGTGTCTCGTGGACCATGGCCAGATGCCTGGCTTTGGCCAGCACATCATCGGCGATTTCCGTGGGCTGGAATCCACCCACCTGTCGGTGAAACGACAGAGCCACGGTCATGTGACCAGGAATGAATTTGCTTATAAGGACGGCGAACTGTTCCAGGTTGAGAACCTTGCGGTTAATGGTTGAGACATAGTTTTTGGGAATCACTGTGCCGGCAAAGAAAAAGCCGTAGAAGTGTCCCCGTAGATTTCGGATGGCGATATCCAGAGCCCGTCCCAGCGACACCGGACGATTTTCCTCGGTACGCTCGGCAATGGTGGTTGTAAACCAGTTCAGGTCACCGGCCATCTGCTGAATGGTCTGATGAAGCGTTTCTACCGGAACGTCGGTCTGGTTGTTAACCACCACCAGGCTGTGCGGCGCAAGCTCCTGCTCCCTAAGGCTTCGCAGGGTCTCGGGCAACCGCAGAGTATCGACGTGAGATTGAACCGGAATCAGAATATCCACCTTTTGCTCAAGCTCTTTCTGAACGGTCGAAACCCAGGTTTCCTGAGGTCGCTGGGAACCCCAGTGCGACTCACGCTTGGCAACACAATAGCGACCGTTGATAATCGCAAAGTTGAGCTTGTTGTTGGTGGCGTCCAGAACCTTGTTTTGTTTGTAGAAAACGGAAAGTCGGCTCCCCTCATCGGTGGGAAAGTTACAGCCAATCTGAGACTTCTCATGATACTGGGCAAAGATACACTCACTGCAACTCGTGTGGACGGGAGATAGCTCGTTCATTCTTTTTTAGTTCCTTGTTTGGTTCACAAACTGGGCATCGGTCCGGCCATGTTCCATCGGGTTTTCGACCGAACCATCCCTGACAGATATCGCAATACAGGTTGTAGATAGTTTCTTCAAACGCCGGATGCTGGTTGTTTGGTAATGGTCTTAGAGATACAGCCATTATGGCCTCCGAATAGATAGAACCACCTGATATAAATCGAAACGCGCTGATTCAATTGTGTATCCTTTATGCTTAAAGTAATTTACCAACATATCCATAGAGTAAGCCGATTTGCGCGTACTCCAGAAACCCGCATCCTGGGGTCCATACAGTAGGTCATTGACCTCTTCGGGATTGAGCCTTCCTTGTGTGATGGCACGAGCAACTGCCTGGTAATCGCAGGCACTGATAACCAGCAGTCCGCCGTGTGCAAGCTTGCGCAAGATGGCATCCAAACAATCATCCACAGTCCTGTGTGAAATACAATCAATTACATTATATGCGATGATTTCCGTAGCTTCTCCGTCGTCCACCGCCATACCAAGCTCATCCAGTGATACGGCAACATATCCAGGAGATACTACATTACCATCACGAACATTGATGCGAATTTTCATGTTTTTCTCCTGTCCAGGCCATCTCGGCAGCGTGACGAAAAATGGCTTCCCACCTGCCGAGAAATTGTTTGATGCTAAATCGCTGAGTAATGGTTTCTCGTGCCGCCTGCCCGAGCTTCTTTTGGAGTTTTGGGTCGTCCAGAAGAAGCTCGCAGTACCTGCGAAGCTCCGCCGGGTCGTTGGAGATAAATCCATTGACCCCATTCTCGATGATGGATGGAATCATGCAAGTGGCCGTGGAAACAACGGCGCACCCGCACGACATAGCCTCCAGAAGGGCCGTGGGAACCGGGCTAATCAGGCTTGTGTTGAGGAACACGGCGGACATGGCATAGGCAAGCGCAAGTCCGGCGACGTTGGGAGCGGGCGAGGAAAGCCCCGGCGTATCTCCTAGGACATGGGTGGGTAACCCATCAACAACCTCACGCCAGAGAGAATAACCACAGCACCAGTCGCGATTAATCCAATCATTAACAACTGATAAAATATGCCTATTCTTGGATGTTTCAATTTTTGGAGAGAAGACATCCGTATTTACTGCGTGATGAACAACCTGGACACTGGGGTCATCGAGTCTCCAGCCCCACTGCTCCACCGAATACTCGCTGATAAAGACGTTGATGTCTCCGCGAAGCTGCTTCATGGCTTCAATTTTGGCTCGGGACCAGTCCGGGTGAGGCAAAGTGTGTTCAAGGCTCACCAGCGGTAGCTGCAACGAGCGAGCAATCTGCTGAGCTAGCTGATACTGACCAAACTTGTTCTGGCTAAGCACCAAATCAAAATCGACATGGGCAGGAATTTGCTTCTCGCCCAGGGCCGGGTCGAGCAGGATATGATTGTCGGGCACTGTAGCGTAGGTCGGGTTCCAGTCCTTGACCTGGGGGGCTCGCACCAGGTAAAAGTTCGCGGACATCTCGGCAAATTGCGACTGATAGCGCTCGTGGGTCGGAAAAGTGAGGATATTTAGCGGTTCATTGTCTCGACGCGTGGCGGCGCGAGTGAGGGTGCCAACAACATTTGCCATTACATCACTCAATTAAATATGGTTGTCATAGATTAAACGCCGGAAGCAGGTCCACATACGAGCGAGGGCAGACCAATGCTGAAAAACAAGGAGCCTCGTTGTATATTATCTCCTTCCAAAAACAACACACCAGTAAATTCTTCCGTTAGCATCAAATGCGATACCTACGCCGATATCACGGAAGTCCGCCTCGATGTTTCTTCGGTGTCCGGGGCTTCCCATCCACGAAGCCATAACTTCGCTAACTGTCCTTTGTCCAAATGCGATATTTTCTCCCAGCATTTGTCCAATGTAGCCCGCCTGGGCTGCTCGAGAGCGTACAGTGCTACCGCCAGGGCCGATGTGGCTCAGCCGGCCCAGACGAGCCATTTGTGTGGCGTGGTTCTGGGCTGCCTGATGGAGTTGCTGATTCTCCACCAGGGGGGTGCGTCGTCGAAGATTGTGAGCGAAAACCAGTTCCGCTCGAACCTGAGGCCCAGGTGGTGTGGGTGCCGGGGCGGGACGAAACCAGTTAGACATCTTTGGGTACTCGCGAGATAAACTGAGGAACCTCATCCACAGCCAGGGGGTCATACTCCCCCTCTTCATCCAGCAACTGGATACAGACCTGACAATTCCAGCACTCCACTAGGGGGTCTGGATGCTCCTGAACAACAGGGTCGCAGGCAAGGGTGCTATGACACTCGGGGCACTTGACCAGACACTCATCTTCCTCAGAAGCTTCTTTGGGAAGCTCTTGTTGAGGCGCGTAGGTTACCGAATCGCTCAATCGCTCATCCATCCACCGAATGAGTTCGTGGCGAACAATATCCTCGCGTCCCAGGGCCACAATCGAGATGCTCGCATGACAACGGTCCCGGAAACGCTGAATCACCTCAAGCAAGGCGTTCTCACCACGATTGGGCAGGTCGCTCTGCGTATGGTCGCCACAAATCGCCATCCGGCTTTTCTCACCCAGTCGAGTGAGAAACATCTTTATCTGACGAAAGGTGGTGTTCTGAGCCTCGTCGAGAACAACAAAGGAGCGCTTGAAGGTCCGGCCGCGCATCTTGCTGAAGGGGACGACCAGAAGCTTCTCTTCCAGGAGCATCTTCTCGACCTCCTGTTTGGAAAAAAACTCTCGCATGGCATCGAGCATGGGCTGCATATCTTCGGAAACCTTTTCGAGCAACGAGCCGGGCAGGTCGCCCATTTTCTCATCACAACCCACAATGGGTCGAGTGAGAATGATTTGCTCGATTTTATGTTCCCGAAAGAGGTTGGCGGCTATCGCACAGGCCAGGTAGGTTTTTCCTGTTCCTGCCGGGCCGGTACAAATCGTTACCGTGGAACTCTCAAGCGCTTTTATGTATCGTTGTTGATTGGTTGTTTTGGGGGTGATTTTTGACTTAAAAAGCCCGGTAATAGATTCATCACGCAGGTGGGTCCAGTGCCGTTCACGTTCTCGCTTACTCATAGTACGCTCCCGACCAGGAGGTGATTTCGAACCAATCGCCTATACACCCATCGCGCGTAATAGGCGTGGCCCAACCGTCTCGTAAGCGAAATCGTAACGCCGCCGCTTCCCTGCCGCCGCCTTCTTTGCTCGTAAATCCCGGTTTTCGTAGGCTTCTCGCATCGCTCGGCGTAATTCGGGAATGTTCACACTACACCAAGTTTCATGACCGGTAAACAGGTCGCCAAAACCCTTTTCGCCAAACACCGGTTCAGCCTGCCAGGGCACCATCCATCCCTCTGAGTCGCTCAGATAATCCAGAAAGCCGGTACACGCAGTCACAATGGGGGTTTTGCCCATGGCCATGGCGTCAAAGGCCGGCAGGGACCAAGCCTCGCCGTAGCTGGGTAAAACAAAACAATCACAAGTGGCGTGCAGCCGCATCATCCCTTCGGTGGTAAACCGCTGGGGCAAAAGGATTTCCGGTTTGGTGTGGTGCAGCTTGAGACCTTCTCGTATTTTGGTACAAAACGCCTCAAGATGTTTCTTTGATTCTTGTTCGCCCTCTCCTGGAACATTGGATTTAATCACCAGCTGAACCGGTTCGGAAACCTCGAACTCCAGATGAAACGCTTTAAGAAGCGCGCTGAGATTCTTGCGTCTGACCATCTCACCCACCGTATAAAACAAAAAATCGCCTCTTTGCTTGTAGGGCTGCAGGGCCGTTAGCTGGGAGTAAGCCCGGGCATACTTTTCCATATCAAAGGCACAGGGAACCACCTCGATGGGCGCACGAACACCCGAGACCAGACAGGCTTCCTTTTGTTGGCGGTTCGCAACAAGCACCTTGTCCATCTGGTTGAGGTGTTCCGTCCAGCTTGAAGCACGAAAATCGCTGGTCTCGCTGTAAAACAGTCCGATGTTGCGCATCCGACCATTTCTATCCATCTGGTGGGGCAATAGGTGCTGGACGACGACATCGCACCCCCGCGAGGAGCGACCCTCAAGCTCAGCGACCCGGGCCGGCAACTGGGGCTTTTCGCGGTTGAGCTTAACCGCTCGCGGCACGACCTGGGCACCCGAGCGGTCTAAGGCATGAATGTTATCCAGGGCGGCTTGAGCCCAACCTGTATTGTCCCGATAGACACCAATATAGAGAACTTTAATTTTTAGCCTCCATACGTTTGGCTTCCCAATGATTCTTGAGTGTCAGCATATTTAGACACTCGTTATAACAATCTTCTTGCGTGAAGGTCTGAAATCGCTGCTGGGTGCCCAGGGTTGAGGACTCGTTGAAGTACAGACCGCCCATTCCCGGCATGGTGGAACCCCAGTTGAGGTCGCGCACCATTCGCATAGCCAGAAAACTCGACACCAGGTCGGGTCGCCGGGCCACATGAGTTAGGGCCCAGCGAACAAAGGAGGCGTTGTCGGCCTGGGGGGCAAAGGGCTCCGCCTGGGACAGCATTATTGGTTCTTGCCACATCCGTGTGGGTTGGACACCATCAAAAACCTCCATCCATACCTGAGCCGAGCGGTCGTAGCTGAAGTGTCTGGCGGCTGCCCTCCGGGTTGCATACCTCTTGGCGCTACGAACCGGCAGCGGCAGGGAGAAAAATGCGATGAGTTGCTCGGCCAAATGCGCGTTATCGGGAATCGCACGCAGGCAGTGCGTTTCACTTTCCCGGAGAAGATGAAGTAGCCTGACCGGGTAACCTTCCAGTTTTCGAACCACATCGCTCATGGCCGAGTAGTCCGTCGCGAAAACCGGCACTCCGCAGGCGGCTGCCTCCACCTGAGGCATACCAAACCCCTCAGAATTGGCGTATTGCACGTAGCAGTCAAATAGGTTCAGAATCTTCGCCAGCGTTTCTCGACTCACTCCCTCGTGCGAGTTGGGAAGCGTGGCGGTTTGCCGGCCACAACGACGACAGTAGGTACGAGCATCCTGATAAAAACTCGGGAAGGTGGCTCTACAGGAACGGCAGTGGTAGGTGAACACACAACGAGAAGCGACGCCATTTTCCTGAATCAGTCGTGGTATATCCCAGCCCACGTCCGGGAAACTGGTGTGCAGATAAAGAAAGGTTTTCCTGGCAATGGACTCCGGAGCGTTTTTCAGAAACCGTACATAGGCGTCAATCAGGTCGGGATAAAGCTTTCGCTTCTGATTGCGCATCACCGTACCAATAATGAAGCAGTCCGGGTCAATCCCCAGTTGGGTGCGGTGCTGTCTTTTGTCGGGAACCGGCGAGAACACCTCCATGTCTGCGGCCGGCGGTGCGGAACCACGAATCGGAGCCAGCCCGTTGGATTGGCTCAGCAGAACCTCGGCCCCCCAGTCGGAGTAGGTCAACAGAGCGTCTGTAGACAGGTAGGTGGCCATCCACTGCTCATCCTGGGGTAGCGCATCCACGGTCGGCATCAAAACATGGAAAAACTTGTCGCGAAACGGTGAACGTGCTTGATATTCACACATCCACCAGTCACGCACATCTGCCACGATATCCGGACAAAAATCCAGACAGGTTTGCTCAAAACACCACTCGCCAAACTGGTAGGTTGGCTGGGAGTAGTAGGATTCCACCAAAGCGGGCTGACCGGGGTCGGGCATCACGCTTCGGTAAAGCCAGGGTAGTTCGTGCGCCCTGGGGTCGCCGAATGGCCCATAGCTTCCCAGTTCCATAATCTCATACTTACCTGTATTATGCAATCGTGTAAGTATCTCATGTGAATACGTGGCGAAGCCCGTGTTTAGGAACGAGCTTTCGCCACACCAGAGAATCCTTTTCATCAAACCCACCCAGATTAGAAAGGAATGTCGTCTTCGCCGCCCTCAAACGACACGCCGGGCTCATCGTCCAGTTTGGACTCAGACTTTGCCGATTCCTTTTTGGTTTTCTGGTTCTTTTCCGAGGAGCGGGGCAGGTATTCAAAACTCACCACACGGAGCTTCAGACGGGAACGCTTCTCCCCATCGGCGGTTTCCCAGTTGTCCTGCTTGATGCTGCCATGGACAATAATAGGGTCGCCCTTCTTGAAGCTATTAACAATCAGGGTTGCCCCGGAATCCCAGGCCTCGCAGGGAAGAAAGGCGGTCTCCTGGACCGTCTCTTCACCCCGTTTATAGCGGCGGTTTACCGCGACGGTGAAGCTGACCACTTTCTTGTCGTTCTTTAGATTTCGAAGCTCGGGGTCGCCGGTCAGATAGCCCATGAAGTGACACTGATTCATAAAACCTCCGCCAAATGATGTTTACGTACTATACGTTTCTACTCCCGGTTCTGACTTTACTTCTGTACTGCTTGCCAGACTTTTTTCACCAGCATGGTCGAAGAGCCTTTCTTGTGGTCTCGCTCTGCTTGCAAAATCACCAGATTTCCCTGATTTAGCAGATGGGAGTACTGCTTCCATTCTTCGGGGAAGCACACCACCTCGTCGAACATGCAGCTACTATCAGCCAGCGTCAAGAAGGCCATCTTCTGTCCGGGGTTTTTGCCTTTGCGGGTTGTAATCTCTCGGACTGCCCGTACCTCCACCCCAAAGACCATAAAGCCGGTTCGTCCCGAGATATACTCGCTCAGCGAGCAGTTCACTGCCGAGATATCACAGGAATCCATCCGGGAGCAGCTAAGACTCAAACCCAGGTGTTCCTCCTCGCAGTAAGCAACCCACTGGGGGCTATCCCATAAACGGCTAGGCGGGTTCTTGAGCATGCTGAGGTGACTCTGGAGAACCTCCACGCGCTTCTTGGTACTGCAGGCACCCCCCTGCTTTTTGTCCCGGGCTGCGAGAGTAAGCGCCTCAAGAAAGCAGTCGGGAGTCCCTGGGTTGGTAAACCATTCCTTCTCCTTGTCGGTGAGTTCGTTAAACACCCGGTAGTCGGCCAGAAGCTCCTGTCGGGCTCGACCCAACCAGCGCAGAGCCCCCACTTCAATGAGCCGAACCATCACACTGCTGTAGATGGATGACGAGCAGTGATAAAGAAAGTCAGACCAGGTCCACTGCGAAATCGGTTTACCCAGGCGTTGGGTTGCTGTCTCGATGGCCTCGCGAATCTTTGTTGCCCCAGACGGCCCCACGCCCTTGATGTCGGAAATGCCAAAGCGAATCACCTTGCCATCGGTATGGAAGTGTTGCTCGAAGGAGCGCAGGTCGGGGCCTTCCACCTCGATTTTGAAGAGCTTGGCATCCGAAACAAGCTCGGCAATCTCCTGACGGGGGTCTTGTTTGTGCCGGGCGTTGTAGAGCCATGAGGTAAAGAAAGCGAGCGGGAAATGTGCCTTGATGTAGGCACACTCATAACCCGTCAGCCCATAACAACATGCGTGTGATTTGTTGAAGGAGTACCTTTGCGATTTCTCAATCCAACCAAATACCTCCTGGGCCATCTCCTGCGAGATGATTCCGGCCTTTTGCGCCCCTTCCATGAATAGCTTCTTGCATTTGACCATTTCTTCGGGCAATTTTTTACCGATGGCTTTCCGGAGTGTGTCGGCCTGTTGCATGTCAAAGCCGGCAACCGCCCGGGCAATGGCCATGGCCTGTTCCTGGTAGACCAGAATGTTGTAGGTGGGAAACAAGATGGGGTCGATGGCCGGGTGGTAGGACTTCACCTCTTCCTGCCCTTTTTTGCGCAGGCAGTAGTGCTCCGTCATGGAGATGCCGTCCTTGTCCATGGCCTTGAGGCATCCCGGCCTGAGAATAGCCCCCAGGGCTGTGATATGCTCAAGGTTTTCTGGTGCCAGTTTCTTGGTCCAAACCTTTCCCAGCTGACTTTCCAGCTGAAAAACCCCCTTGGTTTCACCACGTCCCAGAAGCGCCCATGTAGCTGAGCAGTCCTCCGGGATTTTTTCGGCATCAAAATCAAGCAAGGGAAGGCCCCCTTCGACCGCAGGGGGACCAATCACCGGCCAGCGACAGCCACAGGGAAACTGAAAGTATTGCATCGCCAACTCCAAATTAATTTAGATATACAACAAATCGCATTATGCCTTGGCTAGCGACCCCTTAAACTTAATCATTGGACTTCCGTCTTTTGCTTTCATTGATTGCAGCTTGCGGTGAAGCTTCAAAAAGCGGACAATAACCTCTCCAGTATCGCGACAGTCCTGCAATGCGTCGTGAGCATTGTTCTTCGACATCCCAAAGTAGTCTCGAAGCGCATCCATGTTCCACTTCTCAGGATTTTTTTCATTCTCAAACCACATAAAGATAATATCTTCAAGCTCCACATGGATTCGGGGGTTAAACAGAATGGTCTTTTCCTTTTTTGGGCAATGTAGCCTGTTCAACACCTCCACAAACTTAAGGTCAAAGTTCCGGATGTTTTTCCCGGCTGCTAAGGGAGCGGTAAAGGTATTGCGGTTTTTGTTGAACCGCATGACCCACTCAACAAAATGGTTCCAGACCACCTTCTGGTCGGGAGCGGCCTTTAGCATCTCGCGCGTCTTACCGTTGACCGCAAGCGCCTTATCGTTGAGACGGTCAAAGTAGAGCGGTTTCATCAGTGAGCAGAACTCACCACCCTCCTCTGCCGGGTAGGGTTCAAGAGTGCGGCAATTATACGCCTTACCGGCAATCTGAATCGCTTCGTGGAAATTGGGGTCCAGGCCGCCTGTTTCGAAGTCAAAAACGATAATATCAGCCTTGTTCATTACAAAGAATCTCAGTGAACAAGCCGTTCCCCCAAAAGAAAAACAGGACCGGCTTGTAACCACACCACAGTTGAACACCAATCATATCTGATTCTCTTCCGATGATTCATCGCTTTCAAAAACGCGAACCCACAACCCGTCCTCAACAGCACTAAAACCAATTGACATTTGCTTATCAATGATTTTGTGAAGTGAGTTGTAGCTGACGAACATCTTGTTGTCTCGTCCTCGTTCGGCGACAATCGCACAAAACGCATCAAAAATGAGCGACAACTCCCGCTCTTGCTCGGGTTCGACCGGCACGGGTTTGCTACCGAAAAATAGACTTTTGAGCCATGCGTACATTTTTAGTTCTCCTTAGATAGCATCATGAAAAGTCTGATTGCCCGCTTTGCGTCCCGAAATTTGTAGCAATCCGGGGTGTAATCTTCTGATTTCACATCGAAAACGAGCACAATGTACTTTGAGTATGCATCTTTGTAAATATGCTGGTGATTACGAGTGACTTCAAAACCTTTCTCGACCAGTTCCAGGATGTGTTCTTCGAGAGAACCAGTCGACAGTATCGTCATCAAGGACCAGAACCACATTCCGACCAGTACACCTAGAGAAATAATCCAGATTGTGTTCATTCTTCAATTTTCCCTGTGCGAACAATTTGTGTGGCGGTCTTCAAACACTCCAGTGTCCGCAAACCCAAAAGGTCAAGCTTTACCAACCCAGCCTCCTCTGCATCACGCATATCCAGCCCCACAACCATCTCTTCTGTTGACTTGTCGTAAACCATCGGGCAAATGTCCGCCAGAGGCTCTGAGCAGAGAATCAGTCCCGACGCGTGTTTGCCCATATTTCGTTTGGTCCCCTCCAGCCGAATTGCCTGGGCAAAATCCAGAGCCAGGGGGCCATCTAGCGTGCCGTCTTCCCGGAGAGTCACCCATTCTCGCAGGGCGTCGCCATTATGCAACAAGGCCCACTGAATAATACTGGCTTCACCGGTTTCTTCACGCATTTCCTGTAGCTGGTCGGCAATTTCCGCCTCGTCGGGGATATGCTCGGTGATACGGTTCATTTCATCAAAAGAGCACCGCTCATGAGCCCGCAGAACGTCCTTTAAGGCCCCACGACCCTGCATGCGGGAGAAGGTGACCATCTGCGCCACGCGGTCCGAGCCGTACTTGTCGCGAATGTACTGGATGACCTTATCCCGGGCAGATAAGGGAAAGTCCGAATCAATATCCGGCAGAGCGATACGTCCAGGGGAGTTTCGACCTGCGTTGTAGAATCGCTCAAAAATCAGGTCGTAGCGAATGGGGTCGACCCGGGTGATACCCGTCAGGTAGGAGACCAGGCAACCAGCGGCCGAACCACGCCCCTTGCCGGTGATAACTCCTAGGTCGCGGTTGGCATAACGAATGATGTCCGCCTTAACCAAGAAGTAGCTCGCCAGAAAACCCTCGGTACCGCGAATAACCGGCATCTCCAAGTTCCAGAGTCGCTCCTCGTATTTGGGTAGGTCGGTTTTTGAAACCTTCCCTGCAATTTTTTCTTTCCATCCCTCGCGACACCATTGTTCCAGATAGGCGTCGGGAGTCAGCCCATCGGGGCAGACAAAACTGGGAAACAGTGGCTTGCCTCCCATGGTGTAATCTTCGCAGCGACGAGCAATCTCGCAGGCGTTCTCTAGTTCCTCAGGGTGGTCGCCGTGGAGGTCACGCATTTCCTCCAGGCTGGGGATGTGGTAGTTGTTGGAACGAAAAAAGGCACCTAGCTGAACATCCTCTTCTCGCTCCAGCCGGCGATAGACTTCCTTCATGGTGGTGTCCAGGGCCGAACACAGCAAGACACGCTGGTCAGCCGCGTCTTCTTTGCGACAGTAGTGACTATCCGCCGTGGCCACGGTCGGCGTTCCGGTCTGCTGAGCACAGTGACGCAAAATTCGGGCGACCACCAACGAGGCGGGTAGGTTCTTCTGGTCCACCAGCTGGATTTCCAGATAGAAATTTTCCTTGCCAAAGAGTGTTTGATAGCGATGAATCTCTGTCATCACCCGATTCTTCCAATCCTTGTGAACCAGACTCCGCGCCGACTCGTAGTCGCGGACACTGTAAGCCGCCTTGGGTTGCTCGAAACAGATATTGGCCAGGTCGCTTCCCAGGTGCCCGGAGAAAACAATAAACTGCCCTTGGGAGTAGCTCGCGAGCCGTTCCAGGTCCAGGCGGGGCTTGCGATACGACACCTCCGGTCGACAGGACGCCGACGAGGCACGCATCAGATTTTTCCAACCCTGCTTGGTCCGTGCCAAAACGCAAAGATGGCTTAGTGAGGCATTTTCCGCTGTTCGCTGGGTAGCGTCGTTCCGGCAGATGTAGAATTCACAACCCAGAATGGCCTTCTTCTTCTTTTTTTGCATCACCTTCAGAAAGCCGGGACAGCCGGCCACCGTACCATGGTCGGTAAGAGCTGACCCTTCGTAGCCGCATTCCTCGATTCGTTGAGCAATTTGCTCCGGCTTCGATAGACCATCCAGCAAGGAAAAATGAGAGTGGCAGTGTAACGGAAACCAGGACATCAAACTACCTCCTATTGGTGCCAGGAGGGTATCATGGGATTGGTCGCTGTCTAGAGCGTGGTACTTTGAAACAGGCGAATCCTCAGGGCGTCCCGAATCTGCTGGGGTATCAGCCCGAGTTCTCGCGTGGAACGACCGCTAACTACCACGTTCATGCGTACCGTTTGCATCGGCAGCCGGGAACCGGGGTGTCGAACCCCGCATGCTGAGTTTAGAAGACTCTGCTGGACTCCGGTCCGTCCCCGTGAAATCAGGGCACCTGGAGAACCCTGGCATTACCGCCAGGGCTATGCCCAGTTTACAGTGGCCATAAGATGTGACCAAGAATGAACCCAAGAGCAAAAACAAGAAAAGGATTTTCCTGTGCAGCTTGGTAAGCTACTCGACTGATTGTGGCATCTGGTCCTGCGATATACAATACCACTAGATTGTAAAGAATCAGCAGAACAATCGTGACGATAAGAACCAACTTCGTCAAGAAAGCCATGTCCATAAGAGGTCGCCCTCCAAAATAAGGCGTGACCAGTTCTCAAACCGGGAGAGGTCGGACAAGACCTCTTCTTTGCTCAACCAACACCCATTAGCGATGGCCGGGTCCGGAGACTGAATCGTTAGCTGCTTAGGTAGATACACCAGATGAACAAAACCCAGATGAACCCGCCCCACCGGATTGGAAGAATCATAGATGACCGCGCGCCAAATTTCTGACAGAATCCGCTTATTCGCCGGAAGAGCCATCAAATCAATTCCGGTCTCTTCCTTGAGTTCGCGAATCATCCCGCGACGATACGACCAGTCCGAAGCGTTACTGTCGGCATCCTCGGGATTGATATGTCCCCCAATCCCGACGCTCCAGTGATGATGCAGCCGGGATTCACCCCCCTTTTTGGTGCGCTGATAGGCAAAAACTTTCCCATCATGGTTTGCCAGAACGCAGTAGGGAATCAACTGTTTGTAATTCTCGTCTTTCTCGGCCTCATCCCGGTTCATAAACCGCATCTTGTTTGTGTTGAAGATGCCGTCAAACTCAAACAGCAGGTTGACATCTGAAGAGATGCCCTTTTCGAGCTTGGAAAACATCCACGGCGAAATTTCTGAACTCGGGATAACCAGAACCTGTTCCATTAGACACCCTCTTTTTCTCGGTTAGTCACACCACCACCCCCACCGTAGGAGCGGTATGCGTCCTTCTTGCCAAACCTCAGCGTTGCCTTATCCAGGCCGATTTGTAACAACTCCTCGTGGATGTGGTCACAAACCGCCGTACCGGTGTTTTGCCAGTTATTGAGGCCAAACACGCAAAGTCGTTCGCACTTCCACCGGTTGACCGCGTCCTGCCGAATACGCCTGGGTCGCTCGCACTCCCGGATATGATTGAATCTTTCCCTAATCATCTTTTCGGTTTCGACGAGGTCTTGAGGACCAAAATCGAGCGAGAACGGTCCACCGTCCTGGAGCCAGACAATGGTGATAATGATGTATTTTACATCGGGATACAGTCGTGATAGTGCGTAGTGATACAGTCGAAGCTGTGGGTCTCGCCTGAGCTTCTTCCAGTCCTTGGGCTGCCCCGAGGCCCAATCTTTACGCATGCCCGTTTTCCAGTCGATGAGCTCTATCGTATCCACAGAGCCATCCACCGCCACCGTCAAGTCTATGGCCCCCTTAAGGCCCAGATAACCCTCGATTTTCTCTCCGTTGGGAGTTTCGAATCGGTAGTGTGCCCACGGCTCCCGGATGGTAAAATCGAAGTACTGTTCGGGGCGAATAATGGTCCGGTTCAGGGGGTTAAATAGTCCATTAGAAAACTCCATGGCGGCAAAAGTCCACTTGCGGACATCTTTGTAGTCCAGATGCGTCCACTCAAAAGGAGTAGGTAGCGTCTGGGTATAATGATGCCACGCAACATCAATGGCGTCTTCCACATCAAAAGAGTTGGCGTCCCAGGTCTTTCGGACCTCGTCGTTGCCAAAGGTTGGTTTACCCTCCTGTAGGGCCAACTTTTTGGAAGCAAGCAGTTCTAGAACCTTGTGAACAATGGAGCCCTTATCCGCCTTTTTCTGGGGGCTAGGTATTTTCCAGCCGTTCTCGTTGTCTGGCTTCAATCCTAAAACATACGTTAAGTAATATTGGAACTGACAAAAGCTCCAAGTATTAAAGCTCGACGAACGAAAAAAGGTAATTATAATGGCTTGACTCCTGGAAGATTGGCGAACTGTGCAAGACGCCAGAGCCGATAATAAAATTCGTCCAGGCTACCGTGGTTGGGAATCACAATATCGCATTCTTCTACCCCAAAGGTAACCGTGGGGTCTGGCGGCACACGACGATTCTCAACCCAGATAATCAGGTCAACCAGCTTCTCCTCTCGCGCACCGACAATCTCAGCGATATCGCGAACCCCACCGGTAATCTCGCCATGCATCAAAGCCTCGCGCAGTAAAGTGGTCGGACTATTTTCGCGCACCTGATTACCAATCTTAAACCAGGTCTGACGCATCTCGTTGCTCTCGTGGCGACGACGATAGGCTTCCTCCTCGGAAAGTCCCAGGGCTTGTGCAACATGCTTGCACAGGTACTTGCTCGTGGTGCCCGCATTTCGTAACGAGGTAATCTGTGAAAGATACTCACACGCAGTATCCTTGCCGGCACGACCATGACCAACGATTAGTAGCTTCTTCATTGTGTCTCTCCTTCTATGGTCGTCCCAACAATAACGGCTGAATGTGAGGCATCAAGTCGCTCTGAATTCGCTCGACCGGCATCTCACCCACGTCCTTAGAAGTCAGCCTGGGAAAATGAAGACGAAACGACCGACACAACCGTTTTTGAAGCATTGCTTTTGCCTCCATGCCTGCTATATCGTTATCTGTTAGTATAATCAAATTCAACGCTCCGGACATCTCTAGCCATACCTGCTGCTCGTCAGACAGGTCCGAACCAAAAAGACCCACCACGTTGGTCAACCCGGCCTCGACCAGTCTCCAGACATCACCAGGCCCCTCGACAATAATCGCGCTTCCGAGCTCGCGTATCGATTTATGAGCAAACCAGTAATTATATAGATAACCGTCTTTGTTGAGGTTGTGATTGTACCACTTGCTCGATTGTCCCCAGCGAACCCGGTCTTGCCTGGTCGGGCAGGGAGAATCCGGTGAATGCCAGCGCGAACAGTTGGGGCACTGCTCATAGAGCGAACGGCCGGTAAAACCAACGGCCGAAAGGTGAGACTGCTCGTAAACCGGCACCACGGCCCGACCATATAAGGGCCGGTTGGGATGGAGATAATCTCCCACGTCGTAGCGGTTAAGAACCTCGGCCGAGTAACCTCGCTGGAGGTAGTAAGACGATGGTATCTGCAGTGTTTTTCGCACTTCCTGCCGAGACCAGCCCGGATGCCGATTGTGGTCGGGATTGCGGGTGATGGAAGACACCCCCTCGGCAAAACGTCGTTTTTCCAGTTCCTCGCGGTTAATCTCCAGCTTCAGATAATCGCACTCCAGAAAGCGACAGCACCAATCGATGGTTTCCTTCCAGCCGTACAGCTTGTCTCCCGGGCGTGACCAGGCGTGATGACGCCGACTTAACACGCCACGTACAAAACCCAAGAGACTCCGCTTGAAGTGGTCGTGGCATTTTCGTGTATTGCATCGCCACAGACCCGGAGCAACTTCTCCATCTAGATACAAATTCAGCGCACTGGGGTTGTCTCCGCCATGGACGGGACAGCACCCAATAAACAACTTGCGTGTCTTGTAGCCGTCAACCCCCAGTTCGCGCAGAAGGTCGTCGATTCGAAAGGACAAAAGACGCTGAAGAACACTAAGGCGGTCAGAATCGAAATAGGGATTAGTCGGCGAAGAGGGGCGTGTCTGATTGTGCTTCATCAATAACAAACCCCTGATTCTTTTCGGGTTGATACTCACCCTTTTGCAACTGATGACGGGTTGGTCCTTCAAGAATGGTCCCTGTACCACCGCGAGAATTCAGATTGATGTAATCGCCACTTTGCAGACCCGCTCCGTGACGACCAATAATCGGAATCAGCTTGCGATTGAACTGGGGGTTCTCCACCAGTTCCTCGTCGCTTTTTGCCTTGTAAATCGAGAAGTTGGAACATAGCCAAATCGTTCGGTCCGACTGTGCAATGACCGTGGTGTCTTCGACGGAAACCCCTTCTCGATTCAATTGAACAAATGTAAGAATCGGAATACCATAACGCACCGCAAGGTTGTGCAGTTGTGTCATCATGAAACCAATCAGCTGAAACTCAGTGAGATTCTGAGATTGCATCCCCTCGCTGCTCATCAGCTTGAGATAGTCAAATATCACCAGGCACGGTTTCGCTGTGCCGTCTTCATTCAGACCAACCCGTTTAGTCAGCCAGCGACGAATGACGGAAACCGTCTCCTCAAATGCCTGTCCGGCAATGCTGAGGAAATCGTATGGGATTTGATTCACCTTTTCAACAGCTTCATCAATAGCTTTTTTGGTAGCGGCTTTTTTAGCAAACACGCCCGTTTCGATAACCTCAGTGGGCACCTGGCTGACCAGGGCCAGAAGTCGGTGCCACTGGTCCTGCTTGGTCATTTCGGTGTCTAATTGCAAAACAGGAATGTGGCACTTCGGGTTAAAGCGGGGCCAGTCGTAACCCGCACCGCTGGCTACTCGCGCCGCGATATTGGTCGCCAGAAGGCTTTTGCCGACCTTGGGACGAGCTCCAATCACATTAACGGTGCCGGGTCGGAACCCTCCCCCGATAGCAACATCGAACATTCGGTAGCCCGAGCGAATACCAACCATGTCCCGAGGATTATTCGCCAGGTGCTCAACATAATCCCCAAGACCCTCAGACATCGGTTCTGGCCCCTCGGAGTTCGCCGAGGTTAGTTTCTCCGCCAGACTCAGGTAAGGTTGTTCGGTAATCCCCAGAATCTGGTCAATGGACTCCTTCCCGGTGATTCTTCTCACCTCATTGGCAGCCTCCAGCAATCGTTGCTGGGCCTCACGGGCAATTTCCAGCTTCTTGATGACTCGTGCAAAAGCCCGGAGGTTATCGAGTTTGACCGGGAAATTCGTAATCGAGCGCAGGTAGGTTTTTTCTTCCTGTTTTTCAAAGCGGTCGCTCATGCCCAGCCGGCCGGCAACCGTCAGGATGGTGGGCAGGTCAATGGTAGCCGAGGGATTGTCCAAAAACACCTCGTGAAAGCATCGCCAGATATGCTGGTTTGATTCCAGAACAAAGGAATCCGCACAAAGCAGGTCGGATACCTCCAGCCAGGCTGAACCACCATATTGATAAACGCCGGCCAGAACGGCTCGCTCCGACGCCAAATCCCTCATTTCATCCACGGGAAGCTCCTCTGGTAATGCAACTATTACAGACGTAATTACTTTTGTCACCATCTTCATATTTGATGGGACAGAAAATAGGGGCAACCAACTCCTTCTTGCCGCATCGCGAACACTGAACCTCGACTTTTGGCTCCGGGTTTCGAGGAGGGATTGTTTTTTTCCCCTTAGACAAAGCAAGACTAAGGGGAATATCCTCCGTTGCCAGGGTGCCGTCATCGACCCAACCGCCGCCTGCGGCTTGCGCTTCCGTCTGGGGTGGGGGAGACTTCACCGGTTTTGGCAATGACTCGCCCACCAGGGGAGTTTTGAAGAACTCCTCGATAACCAGCCGGGCATGTCGCCTCAAAAACGCCTCTGATTGTTCTGGGGCATCGCGCATCGCCAGGGACTCACCGGTAAACTGGAGGTATCCCTGATGGACCATCTCCCAGTCACGACACAAAATTCCTTCTCGGATTAATTCAAGTGGACTCATCGGTATCATTGCCCTTAATATTCTTCATGCTTAACAAAGATTTAATCATATTATCTGTTTTATTAGCAAGATAATTGATTCTATCGATTCGCAGCTGAGACCTGACCCGGGTCGACTCATACTCCTGGGCCGCCTCGTCGTCGTAAATCGCCTGAAGTCGACGCTCTTCAAAGCTATACCCACGATAGTTGTTGATTCGTGGAGCAATTAACCGCCGAATACTGTTCTCAGCCCACGTCACCCGGCACTGTTCCCTGTTGATGGCCTGCTGCAGCCGGTGGGTGTACTGCGACAAAACGTAAGCGGCGACACAGCAATCCCGTGCCGAAAACTTGCGGACCGCATCGGGGGGTAACTGCAAGAGCCGACGCGCTTCTTGGGTGATTTCGTCCTCGCCGACCACGGAAATGCCCAGGGGTCGCTCAAAGTCATCAAGAATGCGGTCCAGTTGACCCAGTCGCTCTTTAATCGTTTCCGCCATCGGTCTGCTCCCGGCAAAGAATTCGAAGCCGCCACTGCTCGACCCCCTCATTCCAGGGTAGCTCCACAAAGCGAATCGAGTTCAGGTCGCACCACTGCTGTTTTCGCTGGTCTCTCTGTATGGACCTTAAAAAACCTAGACGGTTGTGATGAAAATGTTGGACGTATTCATAGTGCTGCTGACCATGAACCTCAATAATCATGCGCCGCAAGGGTAGGAAAAAGTCGGCCGTCAGACCACCGCTACCCGGCAGAGGAAGCTCTTCCAGACGACTCTCGGTGGGGAACAACTCTGCCAAAAGTTCGCGGCAGCGCGTGTGGTAACTCGACCCAACCTCTTCGCTACGCAGGGGCTGGTGTCCTGACAGATTCCAGTTGTAAACCTGGCCATCTAATCCGGTGATTTTCATTCGCTCACCCCGGCAAGACCGCCGGCCAGAGTCATCACCTCGCGCTCCAGGGCATTGGCCCACTGGGGGTATTTAAGCAGCGCCTCGTAGAGCTTCTCGCCGCCCTGGAACTTGGGAGCCTCGGGAGTTTCCAGCAGGTGGCGGTAAGGCTCGCGAGTCAGGTACGATAGCTGCAACCAGGAACCCGTCTTGCGAATCAATCCGCCGGCCATGCCCAGAACCTGGATTTCATACAGACGGTCAAAACCAATCCCGAAGCGAAGATAGCTATCAATGGTCATGCCCGGCTGACCATTCTTGGATGTGTTACACACCCACTTTATGATAAAGCCGACCTGGTCATTGCCCGCCTTCCAGGCGGATTTCATGGTTGTGCGCAGGTCGTAATCCTTCTGATAGAGCCACATCCTTGCCGCGCGCTCCACGTACTGTGCGCCCATCCCCGAGGTGTTGCTAATCAGGTGGGTGATGCCGAGCACGATGGTTCGGTTGACGGGCACCACCTGATTGAGCAGCCGGCACCACTGAGAGAAGATTTTCGCACCGCCGCCACGCGTCTCGGTGCCAACCCCCTCGTTTTGCTCCTTCTCGTCACACAGAGCCGAGATGGAGTCGAGAATCACGACCGCCCCGGGGACCGTTTTGATAATCTTTTCCAGGATACTTAAATAATCCTGAGCACTGAGGATACGCCCCTCGACACTCTGAATGATGTTGAATTTCCCTCGCTCCAGGCTCAGCCCCTGAATGGCCTGCAGGTGCTTCAGCGAAAGACGACCCTCGATTTTCGCGTAGTAGATGGGCCGGGAGCCGTATTCCGGTTTTTGGGCATTCGCGCAAAAAGATAGCGCGGCACTGGTCTTGCCGGTCTTGGGATTTCCTGTGATACCAACACACGAACCTTCTTCAATTCCACCGCAGGTGATGATATCAAGCGATGGCGTCCAGGGAATCACCTGGGCTTGGGTACGTAAAGCATCCTGACCACTAATCATCACACCTTCGCCAAAGTCCTTGCCAACTTCTTCGTAAATCCGGTCGACAAAACTATCCATCGAAGAGTCTTTACTCATCTCGCAATTTTCCGATTAGAGTTTTCTTGGGAATAAACCCCGGGCGTCCAACCTCGTTGGAAGCCAGTTCTTTTACATCCTCTTGAGAAACATAATCTTCTTTAGTTATCTGTGCCATTTGTTTAATCAAATCATCCTTACGCTTCTCCTCCTCGATTAAGGGAATAAGCTTACTTCTAAATCCAAGGCTGTAGATGGTTTTTCCCTGCGTGGTTCGCAGAGCGGCGAGAATAAACTCGATGGGGTAGCTCTTCAGTAACTTGGCTGCGTGAACAGTCTGCAAGACAAACTGCTTCTCCCAGCGTGGCAGATTCCAAAAATGATGGGGTAGCGTCACCTTGTCCCGGCGAGCCAGGCGGTCGCACATGCTCTCGGCCAGCCACTGAACCGGGCTGATATTCCCCGCACCAAACCGGGAGAGATAGGGTCGCTTTTCTGTTTGGCTCATGGTGTCTCCCTTGGCTTCTAAGAACCAGAAAATACACCGGCCCACTAAAAGCACAAGAGAGCTAGGTTGCTAGCTAGACCAAATCATATAGTCTTCTGGAATAGGTCGCGATTCCCATCCTAGAAACACCAAATCGGGAACGACCCAGCGGCCCACCATCAGCCGGTCTTCCTGGATAAATCCCAGTTGGTAAAACGAGACCATGGAACCAGACAGATTGGCTGCAAGCCCCTTGCTAAAAAAATAGCCAGGAGCTCGCAAGGGTAAGATGTCGAGCAGATGATGGGAGCGAAACTGTAGCCAGAATCGCTCAATCGAGAAAGGATTGTCTTTCAGGTAGGAAGAAAGCCGAAGCCACGCAGACGGCTCTTGCTCACCGGGTCGTCCATCGTCCTGCACGATGATTCGACCGTCGCTCAGCTGAACCCTCCACAGGGTCACCCCCTGGTCGTACTCCAGACATCGGGTGTAGTCATCTTCACCATGAATCATTTTTTCTGCCTGATAATATGAACACTATCATGATACTTGGGATTATTACTCCCTTTTCTGATATTATCCCCCTGATGAGACGCGGCCTGAGTCATCGCCAGCGAACCAAAGCGTTCCGGCGCATCGGGATTGCCTGATTGAACCTGGTAGCCGGCCTGACTAACTGCCTCAGACTGAGCGGCTTCCGCCGGCTTGTTTTTCTTAAGGTATCGTTTCACCTGGGTGGCCGTCAGCCCGGTGTGCTTCACGATTTCTTCCAGCGGAAGCTGATTGCCAAACTGATTCAGGTAGTACTTCTGCGACTCGGTCATGTCATCATCCTTTGTAAGTGAATAAACAGAAGAGGATTTTTCGTCCTCAAAAAGTCAAGATAACAGTTGAAAACTTTCTCATCAACAGACCTGAACGGATACATTTCTCCGTACACAGGATGATTCGCCCGCATGTAGCTCTCCAGATACCCATCGACATACGGATTAAGCAGAGAGCCATGCTGGGTTCGAGACACCCGAACAAAGTAGCTTTTCCGGCCTGAGTGTTGGTCCACAACAGTCTGTGCGAATATAAGCTCCTTATCCTGCGCGATAGTACCGTCAATTCCATAACTGGTCTTAGTCGGTTCGGTAGCAGGGCTTTGCATTTTCCTCGGCCTTTCTTATGTGGAAAGTGATGACACAATCTTCGATTTCCCAGTGGTCGATGGCTGTACTGGGATAATCATCGCTTGGACTGCCTTCTACCGGGCGACCATACCCACCCGGACAAAACCCTCCCTTAATATCGACGATAAACGACCTATCGCCGCAAAAAGGGCAGGTTGCACGCAGTCTCCAGATTTCCGGTTCCTGGGGACGCGTGCGAAGAATATGCATGAGAATTGCGTTACAAGATGAACACTTAATGTACTCATCCATGACTGGTCTTGATTTGCTCAAGCCTCTCGTTCAGTCGCCGAATCACTTCGGGTTTGTTGGACCCCTCAATCTCAATGGCAAAGGGGTTGATTCCATAGCGAGGATTCCCCGAACACTCGCCAGTCCTGGTTAGGTCGTACACCTCGGCACGAATCCAGATAATCGCCTTGTGAGGAGCCTCATCACTTCCTTGCACCACCTGCTCAAGAAGGTTCATCCCATTTCTCCTGTATGAATATATTTCTCTACATTCTTCACTTTTTTCATATCCAGCGGCTTGCTCATAGGCTTGTTGCCCAGCGAACCGTCCCGCCAGATGGGAACCTCTTCGGACTTGCGCTCGTTAACCCGAGCGCCATCGGGAAGTTTTCCGGTGAAGGGAGATTTTTGATTGGCTTCTTCCCGCATCCTGTCCAGCTGTTCCTTGCCCATACGCTTGGCATTGAGTTCGGCCACCTGCCCGAACGTCTTGGCGTTCTCGTAGCCACGAACCATCCCCACCACCTCGCCGCCATGGAAAATTTGACGAAGCCGGCCCCGGACCCCGCAGTAAGGACACACTTCGGGAGCGGGTTCGTTCATGAAACGAAATTCATCAAACTCTTTTCCACAGGCTTCGCAGTGGTAGGGATAGGTCGGCATCGGTTACTCCCGGATTTAGCTAAAGAGTATTACTCGGCAACCGCTTCTTTTGACCCAAGAAAAAGAGCAAACACCACCCCGGCGGAGCGATAATCTGAATCAGCTTCTATTGCGGCGTCATCATACGTCCTCATTGCGTCCACGAAAATACGCGCGAATCGCATCGCGCAACTGGGGTTTGTGGTCATGGAGTTGCCACAACCCCTGGTAATCCCGAAAGATGTCCTGACGGGGGTCAAAATCATTATCGCGTAAAATCTGCCAGCGCCAGCTGTAGCCACGCTGGTCCTTGCGGCCGTGATAGTGATGCACCGCTAGGCAATCGAGCACCCCGACGTTGCCGCGCACCGCACGCGAGGCACGGTTTTGCCAGATGCGAATCGACTCGGCATACGCCCTACCGCAATGCTGGAGCTCGGGCGTCTGGGGGTGTTCATCGGGCAGGCCAATCAGTCCAAAGGCCATGTGCCAGTCTCCTGAACCGACCACGCAGGTATCCAGAAGCCCTCCACAGGCCTCAAAAGAGTTGCGACGAAAGGCCCAGGCCAGTCCCGTTGCCGCCGCTCCGGGACGTTTGGCCGGTCCGTCCCCCACCACATATGGTTCGCCACGGTAAAGCCGTTTCGATTCCTCACGGGTTAGGTCTCCCGTGGTCCACCGCTGCATAAAACTGGGTGTGATTCGCAACGGCTCATGTTTGGGGCCCAGGTCGCAATAATGGCTAAAAAGCTGCAGCCAGTCATAGTGCTGAAGCAGATGGATGGACTCCAGGGCCCAGTCATAACGGGTCATCACCACGTCGCCGTCGACATAGGCCCCGTACTGCCAGTCGGGTGCAAAGCGTTGGACCACCAGATTAATGAGATTTTCTTTATGCCATAATTCGTGGGTGGAGCGAAACTGAAAATCATAGGGATGGTCTGGTCGCGTCACCTCAAATGGTCGCTCACCGTAGGCGATTTCGCCCACGTAAAGCCGCACATTGGGGCACGACTCCATATGCCGGCGAAAATCCAGAAAGAGTTGCCGTCGGGTACGCCAGCGAACCGGATTGGAGTAAACGGCCGCAACGTGTAGTGTCTGGCCTTCAGACCACTGCGAAGCGGTGAAAGGCACATTGGGATGTCGAAGCGAATGTAGTTTTTGTGGGTCCATAAAGAAAGGGGCCTCGATGGTCCCCAGGAGCGTTCCTTCGCCCCTGGAAACCCATATAAAGTACCCCAAAAGGTCTTAGGGGTAATTGACTATCGCCGCAAATAAAGAAACGTCAAGCCTCACAGGAAGTACAGGAAAGAACGCTTCTTGTGAGTTGTTGTGCGGCATTGAGGCCCTTGTTGTAGTAGAAGCTCTTCACCCCACTGCGCCAGCCTTCCAGGAGCAGTTGGTTCACCTCCTTGGTGGGGACATTGGGGGTCAAGAACAGATTGAGCGACTGACCCTGGTCGATGTACTGCTGACGCTGGGCTGCCTGCTGAACGATTTCCAGCTGGGAGATTTCCGGGAATGTCTTAAACACCTCTCGCTCCCGCTGGGTCAGGAAAGAAAGGTGTTGCACACTACCACCGCGCTCCAGAATCGACTGCCAGGTTCCACGGTCGTCCTTGCCGTAGGCTTTGAGAACCTCTGTCAGATAGGGATTGCGAACCGTGAACTTTCCCTTGGCAAGGTCTTTGACCTCATAGTTGCTCACCAACGGCTCGATACTCTCCGACGTTTGATTGATAATAAACGCCGAGGAGGTGGTGGGAGCAATCGCCTGGAGCAGCGCATGTCGTCGACCGTAACCCTTGGTCACCTCGGGTTCGCCATACTCGCGAGCCATATCCTCGCTGGCCTGGATACAGCCCCGCTGGATGGTTCGTGCCACCAACGAATTGAGATTCTTGGCCTCCATCCCCTCAAACGGAATCATCTGACTTTGGAGCAGGTGATGCCAACCAAACCAGCCAACGCCGAGCGAACGATGTCTCGCGGCGTAACGCACCGCGCGTTCCATATAGGGAATGCTCGACGCCTTCTCGATGAACTCGCTCATGACCGCATCCAGGAAGTAGGTCATGAGATAAGGGGCGTCGGTATCTTTCCACTCTAGGAAGTACCGAACATTCATACTGGAGAGGTCACAAACAAAGGACTCCTCCTCGTTGGAGGTGGGGGTCGTCTCAACACAAAGATTACTGGATTTGACCACCAGGTTCTGGTCCTTGTACCACTGCGGCCGGGCGCGATTAACCGTATCAATAAACAGGATGTAGGGAATGCCGGTGTTCTGGCGAGCCCGAATCACCTCTGCCCAGACTTCCCGTTTGACCCTGTCGCCGTTGACCATATCGGTCAGCCACTGGTCGCCCACACACACTCCGGAAAAGATGTGCTGAATGGGGAAACCATCGGTCTTGATACGCAAGACCTCCATAATATCCGGGTGGTCGATGGGCCAGTAGCCCGCGAAGTTCCCTCGTCGCGTGTTGCCGCAGACCGTAACCTGGCCGTTGGTCCTCACTAGTAGCCGCCCATGCGGAACAACCGCGCAGTAGACGGTTCCGTCGTACAGCTCATCTTCAATCGTAAGCGATTCGCCCGAGCGGTAGTCCTGTTCGACGATGGTCAGCTTATAGAGCGGACGACGAGCGCCGTTAGCCGGACGAACGGACAGTCGGGTCTTGCGACCACAAATAGAGGCTACCGCCTGGACGAAATCGACATTCTCTCGGTCGGTGCTATAGTAATTGACCCGTTCGCCCGTCTGAGTACCCCATCGCCCTAGCTCATCCAGGAAGTCGACTGCCCACTGCTTGTCGATGTCGGCTAGCGACACCCAATCCGAGAACTTGGCGACCTTTAGGTCGGGCGAGTGGTCGAAAACCAGGTCTGTGATGCTGTTGGTTTTGGTCATGCGGCACTCGACCCCAAGACCAGACGCAATCCACAATAGTCGCTTGACCTTGCCGGTCTTCTTAAGCCGGAAGCGGATGGTGTTGCTGTCGTTTTTCCCATTAGCCTGGAACGCAACCCGGAAGCGGTCGGCAAAGGTGAAAGGTCGAGAGCCTTGTGCAAGATGTCCGGCGGCTGGGATGCGATTACCTCTATGGACTTTAAGGTCAGCAGCTGCGACGATTTCGGTGTTGTTGGGCCAGTACCGCTGCTGCGCTTCCATCTTTAGCCGAGTCACCACCATTCGGTGATTCGGCGTTACCCGGCAAACCACATCACCCTGCTTCTTCAGTCGCAGAACTTTCAGGTTCCCGCGAAACGGGTTTCGGACCAACTCGTAGTCGCTCGTGAACGAGACGCGGTTCCGGTCGTCAAGTTGAGCCAATTTGTCGGTCGGCCTCACATAGCGAAAATCGACATATCCCCGGTCGGTCAGAACTTCCGTTCCCTCGGCGTAGCAACTGCCCTGCGAGCAGGTCTGAATCAGCGACTCGTGATGTTTGGCGAAATGGACCGAGCCAAAAGACTGGCCGTTTTTGCCTCCCTGAATGGGTTCACCACGACCACGCACCTCACCGTAGTAAGCCGAAGTGCCGCCACCCAACTTGGTCATCATGGCAATTTCGGCGTGCGCATGTCCCAGAATCGAATCAATTGAATCCGAGATATGCGAATTATAACAACTGATTGGCAAACCCCGGTCGGTGCCAAAGTTGGCCCAGATGGGGGTTGAAAACGAGTACCAACCCCTCTGGAAGTATGAACGGAACTTCTTGGCGAAGCCCGGTTTCTTCAGACGCTTCTCGGCGGTGTTACAGATTTCCCAAACGCGTTCATCCACGTTCTCACCGGACAGAAGGTAGCCACTCCCCGCATTCATGAACTTATGCGTATATTCAGTGTACCAGATATACTCTGCGCTCATTAGAACAAATCCTCCGCATTCACGGGCTTATTGTGCTTGGAATAGGAGACAGGTCGTTTGTGGAAGAAGTCGGTTCGGGTTTCGGTCAGGACTTCCTCATCAAACCAGAAGGTTTTATCGAGCCGGGCCTGGTCCACCTCGAAGAGAGGTTCGATACCAATCATCGCCAGGCTGGTGTTGAAGCGGTGCTGCAGGAACGTAAAAATGTCCTCGCGAGGAAGGTAGGGAAGGTCACCGCCGGAATAAATCCAATTTATGATTGCATGCTCATACTTATACGCACGCAGACACGCCTCACGCACACGGACGACAAAATCATCGTTAAACCACTCGGGGTGCTCAGCCTTGATAAGATTGACCAAAAACGCCCCAAACCGAGCGTGAATAGTCTCTTCCTGTTGAGTGGCCTGAATGACATTGTCAATATCTTTCAACAAGTTTCGATGCTTGTTGATACTTTTCACCACAAGAAACTGTCCAAATAACGACACATTCTCTACAAAAAGAGAGAAGAGTGACAATGTAGAAGCGAAATCAGAATTGGTGGGTCCACTCCGAACAGACTCACCTAGATATTCCACCCGTCCCTGCATCTCTGGAATTTTGAGTAATAACTCAAAGTCAGTATTCAGGCCCAGAATTTCCAGGAGATGAGAATAAGCATCCGCATGGCGCACCTCACAGTTGCCGGCAATAAAAGTCTGGTCATTATACCGGGTAATGATGGCACCTGAAGGAACCGTCACACATCGCACCCACCCCGAGTAGTCCACCACCTCCCTCTTAAGCGACGGCAAGTTAACCCGCTCTCTATTGCAAGTGAAAGAGACGATATACACATCCTTGCGCTTATCCGTGTAGGTTCCAAGGTGAACTCGGTAACCCGCTCCGACCCCAACCATCTGAGCCACGTCGGCGGCTGCCCGATTGGTAGTGGAATACTTCACCTTCTTACCAGCCGGTCGTGTTCCATCCCACTCCGCGAGTTCTTGAATAAAATCCTCGCACCACTCTGCTGTTTTCCCGACAAGAGTAACCCAGTCAAATTCTTTGTAGTTGTATTCTGCATCAATCCCAATCGTGTAACAAAACATGCCTGGATGCGAAGGAATGGGTCGTTTGGACGACCCAATCGCAGGAAGATTGGAAAGAATCCAGTCTAGTCGCTCGACCTTGCGTGGCTCGCTAATACGGATTTCGTATTCAACCCCGGACCCATCTCCCAATCGCGGTCGCCGGCCCGTCGTTGGGCGATTACCATCGGCCTGGATGGCCACACGCAACCGTTCTTCGAACGACAGTTCGGTAGCGCCATCGCCGACCAGCCGACCCGCCTCGGGAAGAAACAGATTGGTGTTTCGCACAGAGAGGTTTTCGGCAGTGGTCACAATGTACTCGCCGGCTTTATTAAAGCAAACCATTCTATGATTAGGAGTAACAAGTATTTCTGTGTTTCTATTGTGGAAACGATGTATCGGACCGGTGTACTCGCGGTCTACCTTATGAGTCACCCGAGCAAAAGAGAAAGAGCCGTCCTGGTTAAACTGAAGAACCTCGTCTCCCACCACGACCTCGGCCAGGTCTACCCATCCGGTCGGGGTAAGCACCTCCGTACCATCGGCAAAACATTCCGCGAACGTCGCCCCTACCTGCTCGAACTCGGGCTTGGGGATTCGGTCTCCCAGACGCCCCCAGAACTTCTTGACGGCCACTTCCACCTGCGAAATGGCCAGCAGGGCGTTCTTGACGGCGGAACGCTCGACCGGGGTGAGCCGGGTATGAAAATCATCCAAATCGGACAAGAACGTCCACTCGCTCACCAACCAATAGCTATGGTTAATAGCCTCCTTGAATTTGACAATATCTGGGTATTCGAACGGCTTGAAAGCCGTACGTTTCTCAAAAATACTCATTATCATTCTCCCGAACAGTCTTGAGACAGCCCAGTCAGATACACCATCAAGAGGACTTGACAAACCGTCCGAGGAGCTCACTAGAGGAAGCGATTTTGTGGGAACCTCCCACACCAAAAACCATCTGGATTCCCAGGAATCGGCAGGTCATGGCTTCACGACACTGGCTTTCGTCAACCACATCGCCACCATTGGCGAAAACAGCAGGCCGAATATTTTGTAGTGTCTGCGCGACCGAGCGGTCCTGGTCGACCGAGAGCACGGCGGCATCGACGAATTTGAGCGAGCGAATTACTTCCAGTCGCTGTTGTTCGTTGAGCAAAGGTTGACGACCCTTTAGACAAAGTTGAGCGTCACTGTTGACAATCACCACGTGAAAATCCCCCAGACGTGAGGCCGCCTCTAGGTAACGCAGATGACCCTCGTGAAGGGGGTCGAAATGGCCAGAACTCGCAACAATCTTCATGTTGTGGTGGTCTATGAAGTCACTAACAAATTCGAATCGACCATCAAGCAGACAGAGCTCCACCCCCGCCTCCTGGAACTGCTGGGTGGCCAGCTTCATATCCGCCTCCCAACGCTCACGCTTGTCCTCGGGGATAAAAGGAGCCACACACCGCCTGATTCCCGACTGAATGACCATACCCGCACAAACCGAGCAACTCATGAACGGCCAGGTGTACAGGGTCGCGCCCTTAAGTCGGTGGGTGTCCGCGAACAGAAGAGCATTGCGTTCACAATGCACAATGAGACGATACTTAAGTTCGCGCTCCAGATACCGCTCTGGGGTGTCGTCCACGCCACGAGCAAAGCCGTTGTAGCCCACCGAGACAATTCGACGACTAGAATCAACAATTACCGCACCGGTCTGAGTGGAGGGGTCTTTGCTCCACGAGGCGACCTGCCGGGCCAGCTTCAGAAATCGCCAGTCCCACTTGCACATCAGGAATCTCTCCTTTTAGCATACCAACGTACTTCAAAATAACTTGAAAGACTGGGTCTTTTTCAGAGAAGCCAAACCTCTTGGTGGCTTTTGCTCTGATCCATTCTTCCAGGTCGGTGTTTTGCTCCCACGAGCGTGCCTGCCAGTCCGCGACCATTTCCGCCACCGAAAGCTCGGGCATGTTATGGATGCCGTCCCAGTATTCCGGGTGATGCGAATTGTTGTAGACATGCAGACTGACCGCCCGGTCGAATTCAGCTTTCCGAAGGTCGTTTTCAGGTCGTGGCCATTGGTTGTCGTTCAAGTACTCAAACTCCATACCCTGAAACTTGGAGACATCGTGGAACTGCGAAGCCTGTATTAAACGGATGGCAAGCTGTTCCTGGTTCCTTCGCAAAAGTTGTGCAGCAATAATCAAACATGCCTTTCGCACATTGGATATGTGACACAACAGATTATTTAATCGTTGAACGGTTTGCATCGTCACCTCCTGGGATGGGCCCATGGTAATTCAGAAACGTCGATTGTCAAATAAGAACGCCACGGAGTTTTTCCGTGGCGTAAGAAGTTGCTCTTCAGGATGGTAGGCTTAGTGGCCGCGAGCCCGCAACGCAAGCCTACGCTTCTGCTGCGCCACCTTTTGCTGTACAACCTTTTGCTGTACAACCTTTTGCTGTACAACCTTTTGCTGCACGACATTTTGCTTGACAACCACTTCCTGTTGCACAACCTTTTGCTGTGTAACCACCGGAATAAACGTCTGGGTCTGGCGTAGCTCGACCACAGGGGTCGCCACAGCCACCAGTGGGGTTGCCACAATTTGAGTCGTCACAACAGGCGCTGAAACCGTCGCGGTGGGGCAGCCGGCAAACACCGGAGCGGCCGCAATGCAAATCAGAGCCAGAAAAATCATCACATACTTCATCATCATCAATCTCCATTACTTGGACATCTCGTACCATTGCTTCAAAATGGCTCGCTCTTGGGGGGTCCAGGGCGGAGCTCCCCGTGGCATATCGCCACTCTCTACAGATTCATACACCCGCAAACGCCTAAGTGACTCTTTTTTCGGGTCAGAGTCAAAAAACAACTCTCGCTCAGATGTAAAAATCTGTATATTACCAGGCTTGGAAGCGCCCGGCTTGTGGCATTTCAGGCAACTGGCTTCAAAAAGCTGCTGCACTTTTTGATTGATGGCAGCAACATCTTCAGAATCACGAGCAGGAGGCGGCAACGACTGTTTCGCCACAGGCATCACCCCCACCAGTCGGAACGAATCACGGTTTAGAGGCGAGGGGGCAGGAGCGGAATTTACCTTGGCCTTGGCCTTGGCCTTGGCTTTGGAGCCCATCCCAGATTTTGCTCCGGGAGAGACAACCTGATACTCCTGACCAAACCGCCGAATAACCGCCTCGGCAATCCGACGCTCTCTTTCCTCGGCATAAAGCCCATCGCCAACCGAGTAGTAATAATCCGGCGCAAGCGGCACCCCAATCACAATCGGCTGAACCTGTTGTACCACAGCACTGTGGGTAACCAGAGGATAACTAGCCCACACCCCAGGTGCCACCAGTACTGTGGCACACAAAACAAACGCAAATAACACAAGTCGATTGACCGATTTCACTTTAGCTCCTTCACATTTGCGCGAAGAATATACCCTTCGACAGAACCAGAACGGGCATAAAACCATTCATCGTCATATGTTTTTAGAATTTCTACCTTCGCCCCAGGGTCTAGTTCGGCCAGTACCTTTTTTCCATCAATCAAATTGGTCTTTGTGACGACTTCCGCAAGCGGAACCGAAACAGTCGGAACCGAGAAAGGTGATGCGATACGCCGAATCAATAGGCCGGACTGGATATATCCGCCCGTCTGAACAGCATCCCAAATTTCGCGAGGCATGGGTTTGTTCTTGTATAGCAAGCTTAATCGACCACCGGTTGTACCTTTGATTTGTTGGCGGAACATCTCGGTTTCCATACCCCATTCTCGTGCCGCCTGCTCAAGGGTGACCTTATTGTTCCAGTACCAGTCGTAGACCAGCTGGTAGGCCTTGGCGTTGCTCTGGGGGTCCAGGCCGTTGACCTGCTTGACGGCACGCTCGTAAATCCGGTTATCGTCCTCGACCTCGCTGCCGTCATGCTTCAGGTAAAACGCCTTGAGAGCACGAGCAAGGTCTTTGTTCTTGACCTTGAGGTCAATCCCGGAACGAAACAGGTCGCGTACCGTGTTGGTGTAGGGGATAATTCCCATGGAGTGGCAAATGATGCACCCCTTAGCTGTTCGCACGCGGGGGTCGTGGCGGTCCTGGCGGTCGACCACCAGCGTGGGGTCGGCAAAATTCACAACCTTGAAATCTTCGTTAACACCGGCACTGAGCAGATAGACCTGCAGCCCGTTTTTGTGACTGACGATGTACTCACCTGCATCAAATTGTTCAGCGGAAATCTCCTCGACGAAATCACGCGCTTTGACCTTGTCCCGGTCGGCGTCATGAGATTTTACGTCCCGGGTCTCCCAGTAGTACCCGGTAATCGTGCGACCTCGCCGCAGTTGTCGGGTGTGCTGCGAAACGCCCGACTCGCCCGAATCCACAATCGTACCCGTCTCCAGCTTCTGTGCCCGAATCGTCCTCAGGTCCACATTCCAGCGTTTGCGAAACTCTTCGGCGTTCTTGGGCTCATTCCCCTTGCCGTAGAGCAAGATAAAATATGCGATATCCTTGATGCCCCGGTCTTCCTGCTTGGTGCTATCCATCGCATTAACGATAAACCAGTCCGCTCGAAAGATAATCGCGTTTTCTTTCGAGGTAACCAGCGGAGCTAAAAAGTAAGGTTGAATCCGGAAGATGGTATTCATGTCCTCCGTAGACCAGCCATAATCCCGGATATCAACCCACCAGAGTGTTTTGCTTCCATTGACGCGTCGTGGCTTCTCAATATGCCCCTCAGACTTATGAGAGGCACAGCTATTCAACACAAACGACAGAGCGTAATCTGCCTGTTGACGTAGTTGGACCTCTTCGCCATTGAGATTCCACTTCTCTGGAATGGCATAGGTCGTAAAGTAATAGATATGGTTAAGGTCTTCTGCCTCAAATCGCCCGGAGTATTTGTGTCGCAGTGCGGCGTACAGTTCGGTCTCCGCACTGGGCGGCACATCTCCAGACAACTCCTCATCATCCGAACGAGCGGCGAACAAGGGGAAGCTAAAGGCCAACACCAGATAGACTAAAATGAGTCGATACATGTCAAATCCTTAAAGTTATTTCCCAATCAAGTCAAACATATGACGCTGAATTTCTTGAGACTGGTCTGGAAAACCACGAAACTGACTGACCGCATAGCTGTCTCGAGCGGCCAGAATCGCCTCGGCATCCGCACGGCGGATGCGTAGACTGCCTGGTGGCAACAGGTGTCCGTCGTCAAAATCTTTGAGTCGGCCGTGGACATCCCCCCAGCTGTTTTGCAGGATGGCATAGGGGTTACTGGGGTCGTCACAGACCCCGGTAAAGCACATCAGATGAGCCCACTTTTCCCCACGGTAGTGAAACCCATCGCGGCGCGGCTGCCACTCAAAACCGACCATAGACCCACAAAAGACTGGATAGCCATTACTAATAGCATCGACCAGTTCCTTCCAGGTACGAACCAGTGCCGCCGCACCGGTCAGGTAGGCCTTGGCGGTGGGAAGCCATTTATCCAGGTCGTTTCTGGGGTCGCTGTCGCCAAACGCGGTCGCCACCCGGCCGCTGTAGGCCGGTACACCCGCCTCGTCGGCAAACAGGCAGCCGTAGCGAAGAAACGACTGGGCAATCCAGGCCCCCGTCGAACCATCGCCCCAGGAACCGTCTGGTTTGCGTGGCAATCGACCACGACCGACGTAGACCCGACTGGCTCCGTAGGTGTAGGGCGGAAAGACGGGTCGCCAGCGAATTTCTTGCTTCTGCACCGCAATCTGGGAGCACTGCAACAGTTCGATAGCGTTTTTTCCGCCAAAGCTCGCGCAGTCGCCAATCTCCTGGCGATAAAGCGGAATGTCCTTGCCAAGCACCTTCCGGGCCAGTAGGTACAGCATGGTTTTGCGGCCCGCGTTCTGGGCGCGTTTTTCTCGGCCGCTAATCGCAAACGTACTGAGATATCCCGACTGACTCAGAAGTCGGAACTCCGAACGAATCAGTCCGGGGTTCTTGTCACCCAACCAGCCTGAAAGTTCCCCTTTTTCAAAAGCGCGGATAAGTTCGCTCACTTCACTTTCTCCAAACCCTGGGCAAGTTCATTCCAGGCGGTGGCAAAATCCGCAGCCGAGCGCAACGAACCCGACTGGTAAAGAGTAAACAGCTTTTCTTCCAGGGCATCACTAAACGATTCCCAGGCAGAGACCTGGTCGCCCAGAGCAGCGTCGTTACTATCCTTGGTTTGCTTCAAAATCGCTCGCGCATCCTTGAGGCCGCCCGCCGCAATCGCCGAGGCGATGTTCTTGAACGAGTCCGCCAGAGCCCTACCTTTGGTCCGCCCCGAAGCCGAAACCTTCATACCCGCTTCGTAAGCAAAACGAGCCAGCTGATACTTTCCCGCAGGGAAGGAGGCATCGGTATCGGGCTTGGGCACCACTGGGGTCTTGTCCCCATCCGGCGGCGGAAGTTCGCCGCCCACCCGAATGGTCGCGGTGAGAATTTCCGTGTGGGTGGCAGCCCGTGTCACCTTGTCGCCGGTTCGTTCGGTAAAGAGATGGGTAATAGCCACCACCGCCGTGAACGTCCGTGGTTTGATACCCGCGCCGAAAAAGATGTTTCCGTTGACATCCACCGCAAAGCGGCGTTCCTGGGTGCCTTCAAGAATCTTCCACTTATAGCTGGTAGAAGTCAGTCCTGGGGTTTTCTCGGGTGGACTAACCGACAGGGTCACCAGTTCACCCGGCGAAATCACCTGCTCGGCTCCGACAATCTTTTGCTGCGGAATCACAAAGTCGGCAGCAAAAGCCGGCCCCAACGAGGTCAGGGCCAGGAAAAAAAGCAACCGGTTCATTAATCAGCCTTTTCCAAAAGATAAGTCAGTTCAGCAGCACGCCCCGCCGGATTGTTGTCCTTACTGAGCAGGCTCAACACGAGCTTGATAAGCTCCCAGATAGCCGGTTCCTTGGCGATGGGTTCAATCACATCCAGAATCGCCTCAAATCGTTCCAGTGCATCGTCATCGACCGTTGTGGTGATAGTCAATTTGGCAAGCATTCGGCCGACCTTCACGACCTTACGGACAGCTTCAAAGGTGTCTTTAATCTTGTTTTGGTCCATGTTTACGAACTCAACCACATAATCTAGGCTCTTCATATCAACTCCAGTTTTCAAGGGAATGGAAGGCAAAAATAATACTCACCGAGGAAACAAATTGACTATCAGTCAGCCAAAATTTTTCCTAGTTCACGTTCGGCCAATCGCAGTCGCTTGCGTGTACCCTCGTAGCAAAGACCGTTTCGGACAGCGATTTGCCGCAATGAATACCCAAAGAAATAGTAATCAACAATAATTGAGCGCATCCACTCGTGTTTTAAGCATGTAATTGCATCTCTGATATTATCTACTAAGTTATCACGCTCAACCATAAGAACCGGTAGACGACAGCCGGCCTTGTTGCGCTGCTGCAGAAAAAAGCACAATTTTCGTATCTCGCACCTGCATTGCCAGTGAGCAAAACGGTATAGCGATGTTGTGAACTTCTGGCCATACTCGTCGCGATGATACTGTAGCGTGCGCCATAAAGCGTGAAGTTCACATCCCAGAAGAACATCCTGGCTCAGGAATCTCCGATAGGATGAACTGACAGATTTTAGGATATTTCTATTGTTTGACGCATCGCGAATCGATTGCTCGTCGCCAGGCACGCCATAGAGTGCCTTGTTGAACTCGGCATCAGTCACTACTCTTCGTTTGCTCATCCCAGCACCAAATGATTTCCTCTGCGGGGCCTTTCTTAACGCCAACTTGATGCCTGAGGCCTTCGGGGGTATCAGCAACAACAAAATCGATATATTTATGGTTAATCAGAATTGCCCAGAACGTGTAAACCTCAGGCAATTTCGAACGCAAAAAATCAATCTTGCCGGGAAGAACCCTTTGCCCGGTAAGAATTTTTTCAATCTCTTGTTTCACAAGGTGTTCGTCGAACACCTTTCCAATCGCCACCCGAAAACGGTAGCGAGTAAAGATGTCTAGCGTCTCGACACCACGCACACACTCAAGTAGTTCAACGACCCGAGCCGAAAGGTCAAAGTCGCAGTTGGCCATCCAGAAGTTGTAAAGACGGCTAGGTAGGATGCTCTCGTGAAGCGGCACAATTCCGAGAGGACCAATGATTCCAGGCCCAAAATGTATTCCCCTGGCGTGGTCCATAACCGAAGAATCGCCATCACCCTCTTCATCGACCCTGTCCTGCTTAGAGCCGGTAACCAGCGGCGCAATGGGGTCAATCCACTTCTGCCACAGAATTCTCAAGCAGTCACCCCCATTTCGGCAAGCCACTGTTCCAGCAAGACCTTTGCCTCGCTCATACTCAATGTTCGACACTCGTTATGGAACAGTTTACGATACTGAGTAAAGCCACGTAGATTACCCGAACAAACCAGACTGTCTTCACAGCGTGCCGCGTGCTCGAAGGGAGACATGTGGCCATTTTCCAACAGACTGTCGTGTAGCTTGTAGTCCTTCTGAAAGTCGATATCACCCTCGAAGTTGGCGTACGACACCCGGGCGCAGCGAGCCGTGGTAATCTTGAGTAGTTGTGCCTCGGTCAATCCCTCAGGAATATACTTATCGGCAAAGGGTAGATGCCACTGCCCAACCTCCAGGCTTTTGGGCGTAGACTCAATGTAGGCACGAAGCATTAGAAATGCCAGATATTTGAATTCGGGTTGAGCGTCCTTGTGGGCACGCAGACAGAAGAAGTTTTCAAAGTCGGTGGCGGTCACAATGGTCTGTATATGCGCATAAGGCTCGGTCACCCGATTGGCAATCTGCTTGTGGGTGCCCAGCTTGCTTAAACCCCAAGATATCACGCAGGCGACTTTCGAGGAAAATCGCCACAGCCGGCGAGCGGCAACTTTTCGCCAGCCGGTCAAAAGAGTCTTGGATTGCATTCCGGGATTATTGGCACCCCACTCAACCGGCTCGGCGGGATTGTTCAATACCGACGCCAGCATTCGGCTAATGGGAATCGCACGACTCGAGGCGGCATTGCGGCTAAAACACCGGTGCGTCATCAGTTCCGAATGGATAAAGCGTGGATAGGTGAGCACAAAAGTTGTTAGCCGAGTGCCGGCTTTACTAAGTGAATCACACACAATCCGAGCCTCAATCATCTTTACTATTCTCCATTCTATTTTGTGAAAACACCTGAGTTGGCCGAATCAACGGAACAGACATCATGGCGCTTCCTTTTTTCTCCATCATGTCCCACTCTTTGAGAATAATTTCGGAGCGCTCTTGGTCTAACTGCTTGAGCGTATTAATAATAAGAGAAACCAATACGCCTCGATTGAGATAAAACAGTAGCCGTCCAAAGTCGCGAAGAGCTTCAGGGGTTGGGGATTTGCCAAGGTTCAAATCAAGTTTAACATAATCCTGGTCAGGAGGAACGCTAATCGTTAGAGTTGGCTGATTGTTTACACGAGAGAAGAAACCGAACATGACTTAGCTCCGTTGACAAGATGTGTGCAGAATATCGAGATGGTCTTCAACCATCCTCGATACAACAATCTCAGCCAATTCCACCCATTTTGCGTCTTGCTTTGGCTTCACTCGCTGCGGAATGATACAGCTGTAAGCCAGCCCAATCCAACGAATTCCGTCGCGAACTCGCAGAGCGTGGTCCGCAACAGGCAGAGGAAGCAAATCCACCCAGCCGTGTCCAAAAATTCGGGCCTGCAAACCCAAAGAATCTTCAAGCATCTTCGCAGCGGTCTCTAAAGAAGAACAGTTCTCATCCAGTTCACGGCGAGGAAAGGCCAGTCCCTCAGGAGTATCACAACAAAGCACCGCGCTATAAGCAGGAGACGTTACATTTGGAGCACAAGCAACCAATAAGACCTCAATTTTCATCATCCTAACCTCATTCCAGTGGATTGCAACCCAACAAGTTTTCCAACTCCTTGAAGATAGACCAGGGAGGCAACTCGTCCAGTCGTGAAAAAACAGAATCGAGAATGTGGTCCTTGGAATAAAGTCTTAAGGCGGCGTTGCCGTCTCCAGCCTTCTCGATGATTTTCAGTGGAGGTTGAGTCGAAAAAAAAAGCTTTAGGTCTTCTGTTTTGGCAACCCATACCGACAACGGCTTATCCAAAACAATGAACCATAGATTTGACTTGGTCGCGAATAGGCCGGAGGGTTTGTTTGTGCGGGGATTGGCGTACTCGATGGCTATGTTTCCTGTAGTCGATGCAAGCAGGTCGTATTTCACCTCAATGGTAAACACAATCCCGGTCGATAGTACGCATTGCAAATCCCATTCTGAGTTTTTTCCTTCGTGTCGTCTACAAACAACCCCAGCCTTTCGGAGGATTTCGCCCACGATTTGTTCAGCGACCCTCCCTGACTTCTTCGCCTGTTGAAAACTCATTTTCACCGCCCAGGTCAAGTCGTAGTGCTACTTCGTGAGGCCGAAAACCCAGCGAAGTATAAAAATATTGAATTTCTTCCTTGCAGTGGAGAACCACCTTGTAGCACTTCTTTTCTTTCGCCAGCGATATACACCGGCGCACCAAAGCAGAGCCAATCCCTTGCCGGGACCAGGCGTCCTTCACAACAACATCCTCGATTTGACCCACGACCCCGCCGTTATGTATAAATTTCGGCATCAGCACCAGAGTGGCAGTCCCGATAATCTCCCTATCGAGTTTCTGGGCCACTAGCACCGTGGTCGTCTCCGTTTGACGAAGCTTGTTAATGATGTCCATGGACTGAACGATGTTTTTGGTGGTGGTTGGACTCAACCGACATAGTGTTTCAATGAATCCATTACTCAAATCAATATACTCTAACTCTCTAATTGTTACATCACTCATGTTTCAAATCCTGTGGGGTTCGATGTCGAGCAACTCAGAGGGTGCCCAGATTTTGGGCTGACCGAGAAAATGAACCACGTATTCATGGGGCCATCGCGACAGAAGATTATTCGTGTCTTCCAGACTGCCCTGACGATAGTCATGGCCATGCCACACCGGCCAGGCCCAGTGTAAATCCGGCCAGACGATATGGGTCTGCGACTCCAGCTGCAAAACGGTTCGCAGAACGCCCTCGTCGGCGTTGCTGACGTATTTCTCCAGATGGTCGGGATGAGAACCAATCCGGCGGGTCAGTTCACACCAGCGTTCCACCAGCTTGCGATGGTCCTCTCGTCCCTGGTGGTAGCCCACAATGGCGGTATTGAGCGTGAAGAGCTCTTTGCGGTCCGTGATGCCCAATTGAGCGGCCAGCTGGGGATGATTGGGCGTGTAAATCGTGTTGGGCGTCAAGAACAAAGGATGCTGTTGTATGTGTTCCAATACAGGCAACAGGGAGCGTAATACCAGACAATCCGCGTCAAGCCAAAGCGTTCGCTCAAACGGGGAATGCCGAATCATGGCCGGTTTTTGCCATGCCGGCCGCCAGTAGGTCGGTACTACACATTCAGTAAGTTTCTCCACCCGAAGACGAGGTTGTCGCTCACACCAGTCGCGCTGCTGGGCAGTTAACGGGCAATCCGGAATTTCCCAGAGCAGCATCTCCAGGTTTTCGTGGGTCCAAACAAGACTGCAGTACAGCAACTGCACCCCTGGAAAATACGCACCGTAACCACTGGTCACAACCCCGCAGTTTTCCGGGGTGCGAACCCGCTCGATAGACCAACATTTCATGATTCAAGTACACTCACAATATTATATGCTGTTCTATGCCACGTATATTGCCGGGCAACAGAAGCACCAACATGGTTTAGTTCCAGTGTGCCTAATTGCTTTTGGCGATGAATCGAGCGAAGATGCTCGACTGTCTGCTCTAGCTGGGTATCGCCCAGATGAGCCCACTCTCCGGGTTGGCCGTTCCACTGTTTGTCGCCGGCGGAAAACCAGACACCATCCTCAGCCGGTTCGGTCTGGGTAATTTCCACCAGGTGACTGTTTGTTGGGTGGGCAAATGTGGTGTGGGCCGAGTAGTTGGTGAGAATCACAGGACGACCCAGGGCTATCATCTCCATTGCCTCCAGGTTCCAGCCCTCGGCACGCGACAAAAATACCCCACAGTCGGCCTGGGCCATTAGGTCTGCCAGTTGAGTCTGCGATTCCAGTCGTCCTGGAGAAATCACAATCTTGTCTGCTAGAGGCGACTGGCGATAGTAGGCGACCCACTGCTCGTTGTAGATTTTAGCCTGCTCGGTCGTTTGAAAACAGGGATTATAACAGTGCATCACCAGTCGAACATTATCCTGTTTACCAAACGCCGCTTCAAAGGCTCGCAGCAGAAAATCGTGTCCCTTACGGTACTCCCATTTCCCCACGCTTAGGAACGTGGTAACAGAGTCCTTGGGAAGTTCACGGACACTAAAGATGCTGTGGTCCACGCCAGGCATGGCAAAATAGATGCGCTCCCTCGGTAATCCTGCTCGCTCGAGAACTTCCCGTGCCCATTCTGAAGAGACAAAGACCAGGTCTTGGGCTAGCAGGTGGTGTCGCTCCACTGGTTTCAGCCGGTTCAGTTCGAAGAAGGTGAACGCGGCCCGGAGACTACCACAGTGCTGAGCCAGGTCAAAGGGATGCCAGATACGCAGCGATGGGGCAGCAGGGTTAAACGTCAAGGTCCGCTCCATCATTTTCTGAATCGGGGCGTGGTATCGGGGTTCTGCCTGGACTCCCCCAATGGGCCAGAGAGCAACCTCATGGCCCAGCCTGTCCAGGGCCAAGGCTACGTTGAGCCCAACATAGCCGTAGCCCAGCTGATTCACCGGCGCGAGTAAATTCAGATTCATGCAACCTCCCAGCCGGCCCTGGAAGGCTGTTGTTCTATCTGGTCCCAAGGGGAACTGGGCGGACTGGGACAGTCCTCCAAGGTCGGCAGACGAGTCAGATTGAACGTCGAGGCCGAGAGGATGTCAATGAGCTTAAGCGGCACGCCGTTCTGGGTACTCTCGTCGCGGTCCTGATAAAGCTGCCGGGCGAATTTCCCCAAGGTGGCACGCTTGAGCGGACCGGAGAAGTTGCCGGCCACCGGAAAGTTCAGGGTCTGTTCGACCGCCGCTACCATCCGCATGATATCGTTGCTCTCTAGCGACTGCCGAGAGGACGCCAGAACACGGTAGGCCATACAGGTGGCCACCCCCACCAGCATGGTCGCCTGCCCCTTTTTCCCGCCTGCCGACAGACCGGCCAGTGGCTTTCCGGCGACCATCGGCCCGTCCTCGTCCGAGCCGAAGTGATTGACCAGTTCGCAGTAGATGTCCACAAGCAGGCCGGCCAGCTGATTGGCGTCTGTTACCCCAAAGGCGACCCCCACCCGGGCCAGTCCCACGAGCGAGGTGGCAATATCGCTAGAACCACGCGCACACAGGGTGGTAATAGGCAGTCGCGCTTTTCCTCGGGAGTCAAAACGAATTTCGCCCCTCCAGGGAGAATCTTCGTGCTTGTTGAGGCGTCGAGCAACCTCAAACGCGGTCGCCACCACCGGGTCACCCACGGCCTGCTGTTGCAGCCGAAGGGACAACATATGAGCCGAATCGACCGTCTTGCCCAACTGCAGATGCAGAAAATCCAGCTGAGGGTCGCCATCCAGATAAATGGTAACCGTAATCGGAGCCTGACGTACCTGCTGAATCCATCTTTGTAGCTTCGTCTTCTTATCTTCGTCGGTTGCCGCCGCGAGTTGCTGTTGCAGGTCACGCAAAAAGGCAGACAACACCTCAAACCGGTGCCCCGCATCGGTCTGCAGCAATGGGTCTCCAGAATCGACCTCCAGCGTGAATCGCCCCTGCTCTATCTGTAGTCTTTTGCGATGATTGGGCGACAGATTGGCCGACGCCGGAGTGGGGGTGAAACTCCCCTCGCTCATCGCTCTTCTGATTTTCCGTATGTGGGCGGGACTCACCTCTCGCTGCTGACCACGGCCGGTCATCGCGTTGTACAGCACGGGCATCAGGTATTCCCGAGCTTCCCAGAACGGCAGAGTAATCTCGCTAAACAGTCGTACATGGTCAAAGACTTCCCAGCGATGGACCGGTCCTGAGAAAATACGCGTCGGCATGTGCTAGCTCCTATTATTCAGCGACGAAAAATCCTCGGTAGCTGAATAATATGGGGAAAAATTTTTCGGTCAATAGCTTTGAAACTAGCATCTCCATCTAGTACGAGTGCTCATGCGGTCCCACATCCACGGTTGGCACATTTCCCAGCCAGGAGGCCACCTGGGAAAAACTACTCCCTGACGAGCGAATGATTTTCTGGGTGCGAGCCAACAGAAGCATACAAATCAGAGCATCCTCAATCGCCTCGGGGTCTCGGCCTCGCTCCAGACTCCGCACCGGGTAGGTTAGCACCCGCTTGCCAAACCACCACTGCAGCCGCTGATTGGTCTGTGGGTCGTCGGTGCAAACAAATAGCTGCGCGTCCAGACGCTCCAGTTCGGCGGCAATCACCTCGGCAAAAAGCGGGTCGCTGGTATGGGTATTGGACCAGAGATTATCCCCGTGGCGGATATGCACGCCCAGCACCCGGGGGCCAAAAGAAGCCTGCCGGTAAGCCTCCACCGCCCGAAGGATGGCGGGCGCGGGCTGAAGCCAGGCAAACGCCTCCAGAAGTTCCTCTCGCCAGGGTTCCAAAGCGACCCGGTGGGGACCATACTGCCCCCAGACCACCCGCTTGTCTTGCGCGACCCAGAAAAAATTCTCTTCTTCCACTAGCAAAACCGGCGCTTGGGTGGATGGCAAAACAACAGGCTGTTTTTGAACGCCGAAACACAACAGCTTCTCGCGCTGGGCGTACCAGTAATCCGAGCCAACCTGGATTATCCGGTTGGCGAACAGTCGCGAGAAATCGCAACATAAATGATAATGATTCTGGTCCCAGCACACCAAAAGAGAACGACCCAGAAGGAGTGCGGCTCGTCGAGCGGCCACCAGGGCACGCATTCGATTTCCCAACCCCCCATGCGTCCGTACAATTAACTGCATCGCTTCAGCACCCATAGCCCATTGCAACATTTGGTTTGATAAACGGTTTCGTATTCTCCTGGATAGCTCGCCAGGAACTCCTCAATCGCCTTGAGAATGCCCGGCTGGGTCGGGTCAGGACCACTGATATCGAGATACCCGCAGGTGAAAGTGTCATGGAAGATGAGGTACTTTCGCGCCTTCCTGCCCCAAAGATTAAGCTCTTGCTTCACATGATTATATGTATGCAATGTGTCGATGAATAGCAAATCCGTGTCCTGAATTCCAAGAGACGGATTGGCAGTGTCGCCCTGATGGAAAAACCAGGAACAGGGCTTGTAGAGCGTCTGAAAGAAATCAACAAAGTCGGTTTTTTCGATGTCGTAGCTATGTACTTCTCCTGTACAGCCCGAAACCAAGGCGACGGTGGACTGACCGCCCCGAACCCCTAGTTCGGTCACATGTTCGCACTGTGAGGCGTAGTATTCAAGGATGGGGAGATGAAGAACAATGTCGCTTAAGACAAGGGTGCTGGTCGGATGCTCGTAGGGACCGCACGCCACACGGTGAAAAAAGGTTTGCTTAAGTGCTTCAAAGTCTTTCATGGGTTCTCTCCACAGGTTTATGTCGAGAACCCAATATAACGGATTTACTCGGCTCGTCTACTCCTTAGTTCTTTCTCCAGGGTTTGAACACGCTCGTTCAGACCCTTCATCTCTGCTCGCAAGAAGGCATTCTCTTCTCGGCAGGCGAGGTGGTCGGCTTCTAGTGAGTTGAGATTGGTAACCATCTGCTTCAGGTCATCTCTCAGCCCAATCGCAATATCCTGATACATCTTAACAGCCTGCTCCACAGCGGAGCGTCCGCTGTCCTCACGCTGTTTTCGTTCCTTCATCCGGACATCTGATTTTGTTCTTACGTATTCGATACCGATTCGTAGTAACACACCAAAACCAGTGAAAATGGCGGCAATGATGGCTTCGTTCAAGTACATCATTGAGCCACCCCAGGAATCATGGCTAGTTGTTCAATACGCGCGGTCATTCGCTGCGTTGCCTGCCTCAATTCGTGTCGCGACAGGGAGTTATAGATGGCGTGTCGCAGGGCAGCGGGACTTAGCTTCTCTTTGAGAAGATAGTCATCGGCCCCGGCCCGGATGGCACAAAGTCCAGAAAAATCATCCTCACCGTGAGACAGAACGACAATCGCCGCCTCGCTTATTCGTCGCAGCGCCCGGAGCGTATCCAGAGCATGCGAATCGGCGAGGTCGGTCTCAAGCAGAATCACCTGCGGGTCGGACTTCTGAACCAGCGATATCGCCTCACTGAGGGTTGTGGCTATCGAGAGTGTATCGATATTCACTCGAGCGATTTCCAATTTACGGCGGGTCAACGAGCGTTCGGATTCGTTGCTATCAACAAGCAGCAGGCAAGAAATCTTGGTCGACATGGTCTTCTCCTGGATAAACTATCCAGGTAAATACCCCGAGGAGCGATAGAGCAACCACGAATCACCGGCAGACCCTTCTCTACCGCATAATCGATTGCGACAGACACACCAGGGAGCACAGGGCTTCCATTAACGCCTGGGGTAAGCGGCACCAACCGGACAGGGGACATTGGGAATGCTGCAGGGGTTGCGACCGTATCGGGTGTCCGGGGTATTTCTCGAAGGTTGACCACATACCTTAATGAAGAGTCGTGGCAATGCCTTTTCTATTTAATCCATGTCGGCCCTGTTGTATATCTTATATATCCGCGCCGGGTTGCTGTCCAGGGCCGCTACCGCCAACGATTTACGGCACCTTTTCCGAGGTCGAGGGATTCTTCGGGGTCGATATGGGCTGCCTGAATGGCCTGACCATCCCAATGGAATGGACTCCAAGTGATTCCTACGGATTTTTCGGCTGGCGCTTCAGCGGTATAGGTTGCGGCATATCCATGTCTTTTACTGTGAACATGTCCGCAGCTCTTTGTTGGTGGCTTTCCTTTACCATCAATGGAACTCCCGGTGATAGCAATCCGCTAAGTCCGTTCCATCCATTTTCGCCACCAGTTTGCTCGCCTTTGTTCGCAAGATATCGATGCTTAAATGGGAATATCTTCAACAATGGAAGCTTCAACTTTACCATCACCCAGTAATCGTCCCTGCACCTGCGAGCGAGTGACTGGAGCACCCTACACCTCCGACCAGTGCAGACTGTGCTGGCTATTCCACTATAATCCGGCCTATCGTCAACTATGGACCGAGCCCACCTTTCTGGACAAGGTCGGCCGCTTTGTACAGGCGGCGGCGCAACACGTGCTACAGGGAGCGCCCCTGGTTTCAGAAGCGGTATTTCAACAGCGCATGGCCACATGTCAATCCTGTGGTTTTTACAATAAGGGTGGTTGCAAACTGTGCGGTTGCAATCTCCATCAAAAAGCCCGGTGGGCAACCCAGGACTGCCCACTGTGTATTCACTGTGGGCGTCCGAGTTGGGACCACGACCCTGATTGTTTATTTTGCTCCCGATGGAACCAGCAGGCGGTCCAGAACCTGGACCAGGAAGCCGACGGTTAACACATCACCTGCCGGCATCCCTTCCCTGGCCGGCACTTGGGGATGCTCCTTTGTCAGTCGCTGGACACCCTTGCTGGTTAAGTTGCCCCGATGCACGTATTCCGAATTGGTCTCCAGAAGCCACTCCGGGAACAGTGCCGTGGTTTGCAGGGAGACTCCCAGACGACGTTCTAGACGAAAGGTGATATCGAGGAAATCCAGGCTATCGGCCCCCAGTTCATGCAGCAGAGTATCTTCCCAGATTTCGTCGATAGGCATTCCAAGTGCCTGACTGAGGCAAATCTGCACATGTTCTAGCGTTGACATTTTACCACCTCCAAGATTAAGTACGCTCCAGTCCAGCAAAGGCAAAAAACAGAATTCGGCGATACCTTTCGTGCAGCGAACAGGGCGAGGAATACATCTCAGCGAGAGCCATTCGTCGATTCTCTTGGTTTGCCACGGTCCGGGCGATGGACCGAGAATACGTTAATCAGACAGATTTGCAAGAAGCTCGAGGTTGCCCTTCATAAGACCCTTCAGATTATTGGTGGTCTGACCGCTCCGGTGGTCGGTTACCCGACCATCGATAAAGTTATAGGTCCGGATTTTCCCGCCCCGGCCGCGCTCGCCCAGTTGCCCATTTTTGAGTCGGGAGTAATCTTCCTGTCGTTGGGCGTTTCGTAGCTGATTGACCTTGGCGGTCAGAATGCGTCGGGCCTCTTGTTTGTTCTGGCCCTGGTCTCGACCATGGATAAAGACCGACAAACCCGTGGGTAGATGTTTCATCCGCACGGCACTGGCCACCTTGTTGACGTTTTGGCCACCGGCCCTTTGCTTTCCGGTCTGGACGGTAATCTGCAGTTCGTTTTCGGGCAGAGGAGTCACCGTGTTTTCGGGAGGTAAGGGGAGAACCGCCACGCTCACAAACGAGGTTTGCGGACGACCCGAACGGTCGTTGGAGGGGATACGTTGAATGCAGTGCTTTCCGGCCTCGCGAGCAAAAAGGTGGCCCACCCCCTTGCCCTGCAACCGAAAAACGCAATGACCCGGCGATTTGTCCAGAACGAAAACACGAATCGAATGACGTGCGGCATAGCGGAGGTAGAGGTCGGCCAGCTGCTCTACAAAAAGCTTGGCATCCTGCCCGCCCTCGCCGTGGAGGACTTCCAGAATAATTTCCGTTGCGTCCTCAAAGCCAGTCTTGTCGCGTTTGAACCGAGGGGGAAAGAGGGATTCGATTTTTCGCGGTCATCTCAGTCTCCTTCAAGAGAAAACTCATCAACAAATCCTGAACAGGTAATGCGTTCACCGGTCCAGCTAGACTTATCCAGGCACACCGACCAGTAAACAACCCGGTTCTCCTTAGCGGTATCCCAGATGGAAAATTCTTCAACGGTCAAGATATCGCCCTGCAGAACCCAGTTGCCGTGCCACAAAATAGCCGACTTATCTCCAGGCCCCGCGTAATACTGCCCACAAGGATAGAAACGCGCCCAAAAAAGACTGCTACCGTGCCGCATCATCCAGCGGTGGGCAGTAAGAGAAGGTCGGGGTCGCTCCGAGGGCAACGGAGCACCCCATACCAACCCAACCAGGAGCAACAGAATCCATCCAGTTCTCATTTTTTTGCACCCTTGACCGCACAAACGCGATGGCCGACTGCCGCAACGACGAATCTATAAAGAGTAAACAAGTGAGCAACTTCGTCATACAATTCAGGCGTTACTTCTTCTACTTTCATAAGGAGGTGGCTCCGTGGGAATAATCGAGAACTTGGTCTTGGCAAGTTCCGTCGCCTGCTCCATGTATCCAACGGCGCGACTCAGCTGTTCTCGCTCCCGGGATGAAAGTTTATTTCCTGAAAGATGCCGTTCAATCAGAATCGCAATCAGTCGAATAAGCAGTTCGATGAGTAAGTTCCAGAACATAAGGTTTCCTCGGTTAAAGAAGTCCCCGTCTCTCCGGGGTGTCGCACCCGTCGTTTTCCCGACCGGGCCAAGACCATGCTCTCTGCGGACAAACCAATACTACACCGAGATGAAAACCCATCAACGGGGTCGAGAACGTATCTTGTCGAGCAGCCGCTGGGCGTCCTCGCGAACATCCGGGTTCCAGCTGGCCCAGTGCATAAGGTGACCGACAATGAAGTGACAGTGCCGATAGGGCGCATCACACAGAGTAATCAAATTAGTAACGATAAGCTCCAACCGGGGTTCTTTCCAGTACGGCACAATGTGGTGAACCTCAAGCTTATCGGTTCCGCCACAGGCCTGGCAAACGGGTTGAAGTTTTAGCCAGGCCTTGCGTACTCTGTGCCAGTCCGGATGCCGAGGCGGTGCTCCTACGATGATTCCCATCTCGGCAAAAGTCTCATTCGTTGTCATAATAATTTTGCTTAGTGCATCGTTCATGAAAGAAACGCACGACTCCCAGCCACCGGAATAGCCTAAAAAGTCGGGTCTACCCTTGAAAATGATGCCGGGTAATCTTCTTGATTCGGTAACGAATCATCGCTATGGCTTCATCGGGGTCGGTAGCTCTGAGTGTTTGGATAAACTCGGCCGGACCATCGTCGTCGCAGAACATCAAACCTCATGCAAAACCTTTTCAATTGTCATATCTTGAAATCAATAGGACTTCATTCTTTTTTGCCAACTAGACGTATTTTTTGCGACACCAATCGTGGGTGTGCGTAGTCTCTTCTGCCAGGCGGCTGTAGTACCCCTCGCGATGCTCGACGACATTGAAAATTGCATCACGTGCTCCTGCAACCGAGTTGTTCCATAATCTCGATTGCTTCTTAATCCTTTACCAAAAAATCAGGACTGACACATTTGAGAATCACCCGGCCAATCTTGGGGTCGTAACGCTCCTGGAGTGGACGAACCACGACCCCCTCACGAATCACTGCACAGCCGGCACCCTCCACCAGAGTGGTTCCCGTGGCCAGCCGCTTGATGGTGTCGAACTTGTAGGGGGTGCCATGAAAAGCAAACGAGGTACGCCCTCCTGCGAAAGGGGTGAACGCAGGAACCATCTCCAGGTCGTTGGCTACGCCCAGACGCCAGGTGTTGCCGGCATTCAGGAAAACGCCCTGGTCATAGATGTCAAAAACCGCCAAACGATTCTTGCCATGCTTCCAGTAGCGAATTCGGTTCGTCGCGCCAAACACCTCGCCGTAGAGGGTCATCCCCGGATTCTCTTTGAGAAACTTCATTGTGGCCGGACTATTTTCGAGAGCCTCCCAGTGGCTGTTCAGTTTAGGGCAGCGATTGGCAATCCGCTCAACAATTTCCCGGGCCTGCTCTTCCGCCACGCCACGACCGATAAGGGAATCTAGGGTGATGTGTGAGTAGGTCGGCACGCGCTTGACCCAACGATTACGGGTCTTGACCCAGTAACGACCCTCCCAGTAAACCGCCCGCATGTTGGTGCCGTCAAGCTTTTCAAGAACCACCACCGGCTCATTCACCTCCAGCAGGTGGTGGTAACGCTCGAACGCCTCCACGTCGTACTTTTCCGGACCGGTGCAGAGGTCAGGCCCCTCCTCCTCCTCGCCCGAAGCGATGAAGCCACGTGAGTGTTCCGGTGGCTCGTAGCGGGTCACACCCAGATACGGAGCCAAGTCCTGGCCCAGTTCGGCCCAGTCCGGGGCGGGAATGAGCAGACCATAGCTCAGTTCGCCGCGCAGCCGGGTGACCCGAACACGGTACGTCCCATCTTCTTTGGCCTTATCCGCCAGGAAACAGAACTCCGGTCGGCGTACATCCACGCAGCTATCGGGAACAATATAAACGCCACGCGACCTTCCCTGCCAGTCGACCGTTCGAACAATGCAGGTGTAGCCCCATACCTTAACAATGGATAGGCTATCCGCGTTGGGGTGCTTCTGCAGAACCACTGGTACGACTTCCGAGCGATGTGTCGACTTCATTTTTTCTCCTAGGAGGCCAAGTAAACATCCACAAAGACCAGTCATCACCGAATCAATACCAAAACAATCTTACATGCGCCAATGGCGATTTTACTCATCGCCGGGGCATAGGTGGGCACGAATGATGAGCGTTCTCAGCTAAAGGTCGTAAACAGGCCTAAGACCATGTTCACGACCATTACTAGTAACCCAGAAAAGCCAAAGAACAAGAAGGGTTAAATCAGCGAGTGAACGTCTTTGTTTTGCCATCTGGCCCCAGATAGGCCCCACCATTGATGTTACCCACCGGGGTTTGGCCGACGCGATGGGTCATCACGCTGCCGCCCGTGGTCGGCCACCCAAAGCCGCTGGCCACCGGCTCATCCACCATGAGGTCGTTGGGATAGGCCCGACGCACCGGTGCGCCCCCCGAGGTCAACGCCAGGTCAACCGTGTAGTTACCCGACTGTAGCGCCACAATCCAGAACGGGTCTTGGCCGTGGCGAACCTGCATATGCACCGCCGGATTCATCCGTCCGCGAGCGGCCGCTCCCCCAAACAGTCTCGTTACCCACACCTTCTGCATAAGACACCCCCAGAGTTTTTTTATCTCCAGGAGAATACACCTACGCTGTCGTGTGGCTACCCCTCAAAACAAAAGAGGGTTAGCAGGCTACCATCTTCCTTGGAGAAGTGATAATCCTTCCATTTAGTCGTAATCAAAGGAAGCGACGGGTGGGAAGTTTTGGATTGCAGTATCCCTGCGTACTTCAGGTATTCACAAACATGTATCCTAACTCTCCGAAAGAGCCACGCCCTTCGCGTCACGCATTACCTGGTTTAGCAGTTCCACATCAAGGCTCTCTCGACCACCCTTCATATACTTTAACCTCACGCCGCGTGCGCGATACTTCGAAGCGCGAGCCGAAATCAGATGCACTGGAACGTCTCTCCCACAAATCGCCGAAAGCTTATTTGATACTTCTTTTGTCGACGAAGAGGTTTCCCACGCTCGAACAAAGTCTTCAGGTGAAAATTTGTAGCTATTTTGCTTGCTCATCCGTAAACCTCATACCTTGAAAAGTGAGCCGCACTTTTCCAGCCCTGGCATCACATAGTTCGTTTAGCGGATTGCTGTTGCGTGGAACATGAAACCAGGTGAGAGTATATCCTTTGCGCTCGAACCAATCGATACTCGCCCATAATGGAGCATTAGCATTTCTGGAGTATTGCTTGTTTCCGCAACGAACAGTCACTTCGCTATCCGACACAATCACCATACGAAGAGGCTTGAAATCACCCTTGTTTCCGCCGGAGCGAACGTAAAGGCTCCACAAAACCTGGCGATAGCTCCATAATCCAAAAATACCTGGTTCGAGTTCGGCAAGATTATTGGTGCCGCCACTAACACCACCAAAATATGGGATTACCTGCCGGGCACTTTTATTATACGAAAGACAATACCAACCACAAGACTTGTCCGCGACTGTTCCGGAGCCGTCCCCAACAATCAGAATATCATATTCTGAAAGACCCAGACCCTTCGCTAGTTCTTCGAAAATTGGAACTAAATCGACCATTAGCTCTCCTAAAGAATCTCGTTACGGCGGACATAGCTCTTCCGGACCGTGATTCCCTCCAGATTGCGGCGAATGTTTCCACCTGCACCGGTAACCAACTCTCCCCAAGGATAACTGTACAAATTTACCGGTCAAGGCTTGTCGCTCATTGACGCCAATACCTTAGGACAGAGTATAGTTTACAAAATAACTTGGTCAACAGTTTGCACGCCAACAACAAAAAAAAAGCGACCATGAGGTCGCCTTGAGAGAAAAAGAAACCTACCTCCTGGGTGATTCCTTGCGCCTCAATTCTTCAATTAGTTTATTCAGTCGCTCAACATCAAGTTCGCGGCTGGTTTTTCGTGGCATTTTTTTCAGATTGATTCCTGCCTGGCGGTAGAAAGATGCCCTGGCAAGAACAATTGGTTTAGGCATCTTAAGACGAGTCGCCACTTCCTGAGCACTCTGTGAGGTCTGCCAGGCCTCGATAAACTGCTCTGGAGTTACATCATACTCCGTTCGTTTTTTTGCCATGCTTCAGTCACCTCACCAAATCCCCACTAAAGGGGCCAAGCTCATCCCAGAAGTGATGCCGCCAACCTGAGCTTAGCTGGCGACATCCTGCATTCTAGTATGTAACGAGACTGAAGAATAGCTGAAAAAATTAATTTATCCAGCCATACCTAAAACGGACTCAATCTCGCTTGTGCGCAACGACATAGCCCGCTTAATCGTTCGCTCCCAACCAATTTCTCCCTCGGCCAGGATGCGTCCGCCCAGTTCATCAAACCTCACCCAGTCCGAGTCTTCCAGATTCTGTCCTGCTCGGGTAATGGCGTTGATGATGCCAAACAGGGTGTTTCGATATTCCGGAGTGGTCACGGCTTCTGTGTCGTAGGCCCCTAGAAACTCTTTAACCTGCTTGCGGCTCATCCGGGCGTCCATGGCCACCTGCGCCAGTAGCGGTGTGGCAGAACTGTTCTCCCAACGAAGCATCCTGGTCTGCAGCAGGGAGTTGATGCCGTTGTTGAGCAGAGGAATCTGCGAGTTCAGATTCTCGCGAATGGCTACCTGCAGGGCGTTCAGGTCCACTCGGCCACGATGAATCCGAGTAAGGGCCTCACCCTTTTTTTGTCCCCAGATGCAGCCATTCCAGCAAATCGCACGGAAAAGAGAGGGATACACCGACAATCGGCTTTCGCCAATCTCGCTGTTGCCGACAAAGAACATGCCGCCATAGTCGCTGTCGCTCTCGGCCCGAATACTATCAGGAATCAAAATGTTTGTGTATAGCGAATCGCTGTTTCCACGCCAGTGGCTTACCCGTCCACCAGGAATCAGTTGCTCCATGGACTCAAGCAACCAGCGATTATCCACGACGGCGTAGCGGTCGGACAGAATCGCCCGGAGCGTATTGTCGTCCCGGATTCGCCACAGAAAGAGCTTGCCCGGTTTGGTACGCCTGAGACCATTTTGGACTATGGTCAGTAGCGTCTCGGCGTCCTGGCGGTCGCGGTCGTACTGTTTTCGGCCCCTGCGGTCCAGCTGTGGGCTGGAGAGGCTTTCCAGTACCCAGCGGCTGGTTGAGGCCCAGCCGGCCAGCTGAGTCAAAGCAAAACGGGTGGGCTGAAACTCACGTCCGTCCTGATATCGAAAGACAAAACGACCCGCTTCGTTTACTGCAGGCACCATCTCGTCCAGAGTCGCATTCAGGTCGGTGGTGTGGCTGCGGTCCTGTTCCAGTTTCTCCATCGCCTGGGGAAAGGAGATGGTCTTGTCGTACCATTTCTTGGCGACGTTCCGGAAACCTTCCTTGGTCGCCAGGGGCTGATGCTGGAGAACGAACGAGCCTTTCTCCAGAAGTTCAGAATTTCCTCGCAAAATCATTTTCATCTCCTAGTTCACAATGTGAATTAATCCTTCAATTCGGCCAAAACGGTACTGCCGGTGCGCCGGGGTAATGTCGGCGATGTCGAGGCCCGTGTACCCCTCCCCCCAGCGAACCCTAGCCCGCTGACGTAAGCAGTGACCACCGAGGACTGGGCAAACACCCAAAGCGTCACAGAGAGGTCTTGAGCGACAGGGCTGGTGGTTGGCAAGCAACCACGAAAAACAGCTACCGACAAGAACAACGTCATCCATCGCTCCTAAAGCTAGCGTTTTCTCTGACTCAATAATTAGGAGCTTGCCCTGTATAGTCAATAGCTCGAACTAGAAAAATTTTCTAGTGGCTAGGTGAACCTCTCCCAGTCTTGCCGCATGTCTGAACCAGGCGTTTGGCCCTTCTGTTTGGAGGTATTCAAAGCCCCCCGAGGGCCACCACTGGCCCGGCACCCCCTCAAACTCCAGAAGCGGTCTGGATTGACACTCCGGTGCGGAGAGTTCGGTTACGAAAAAGCCCATGATGTTATCCTCGTTGTCGAGAACTTCAACAATCACCACGGCGAAGCCCCTTTCAAAAAAAAAGTTCGGATTTTGGTAGTCGCTTCCCCACCTTAGCTTAGTACTTTTAAGCAGAGGATGTTAAGGTGGCGTACAGAAAGACAGAAGACAGAAGACAGAAGACAGAAGACAGAAGACAGAAGACAGAAGACAGAAGACAGAAGACAGAAGACAGAAGAAGTGATATACCAAAAGAAAAGGGTAGTGGATTATACCACCACCCTCTTTTTGCTTCTGCTTATGCTATGTTGTAGTCAACACACCTATCATCCTGGATGCTGGTGTCAGGAGAGCGGTCTTGTTCATCGAGATACCCTAAAACGCGGGATGGACCGTCCTGTTTATGATTCCTCCGGTAGGTCAAGAAGTCCTGCTCGTGCCTCTGATTGCGTCATCGTATCCAGAAAGAATGCTTCTCGCGTGAGAAGCCTTCCTTCCATTTGGAAACCTCGACCCTTGGCAATACGCCTCAGGATAGTTTGAATGGTTGGCAGGTCCACTTCCCAGACAGCGCCATGAACGATACAGTAAAACACGGTCTCGGTTGGAGGCGCAACGCCACTATTGTCGATGCGCCGGCAAAAACGTGCCAGTTCGGCGAAACCTATCCCCGCCTCGGCAAAATTGGCTTCTTTCACGTCATCAAGTGTTTTTTTCAGCAGATTTAAAAAATCCACGGCCTTGCTCCTTGCAGATACCCTTAATTTTGACAATTAGGCCACTAATGCCGCCATCGTGAAAATGGATGTTTTCTCGGTCAAACTTTTTATAGGCGGATTCGGTCCATCCGTGGCGGATGAACTTGGTTACTAATACGACGTGTTCACCGGGTGGCAAACGATTTTTCTTGTCAGCCTGAACGAACGTGAGGCTTGCCTCAGGACACCCACTTTCTACTTTTTTTGCCTGCCCGGGCAGGAGTCCCACCACCACTATCTTCTTCATAGTTCTTCACCCATAGGATTTCCGGGGCGCGAGATTCTGTCTTACCCATTGATAGGGATAGGGTTTTACGAGTTTCAATGTCGAATTTCATGAATCCACCACCAACATAAAATTCGTCGATAATTTCATGGTCGTAGTAACTCACCACGACACGAGCTTTCTGGAACCGGTTCAGGGCCTTGGCAAGTTTTTCGTGGTCCTCCTTGGTGAAATCGTGGCGATATTGAAGCGTCTTCTCGTAGTAAGGCGGGTCACAGTAAATCACCGTACCAGGTTCGTCGGCGATACGCTTCAGTAGGTCAAAGGCGTTGCTCTGGAGAATGGTAACTCCTCGTAGCCGTTCCCACCAACTTGGTAGATGGGCGACCATATTTCGGAACCGGGTCGCCGGGTCGCCACCACCGGTCCCAAACCGTTTGCAAAAACTGGTCCTGTTTTCCTTCTGGGTGCCGGTGAATCCATTTTGCCCCTGCCAGGAGACCACCAGATAGCTATACGCCCATTCTAGGGGGTCTGAGATACCTTCCTCGAGCCTGGAGCGCATCTCATGGTACAGCGGTTCACAAAAGGCGGTTCGGGACAGCTTGTCAAACAGAAGCGGTGCCAGGTTGTCGTTTGCCACCACACGCGCAAGGTTGACGACACCTCCATGAAGGTCGTTCACCACTTCAATGCGCGAGGGCTCCTTGGCAAAGAGTACCGAGCAGGAAGCACAGAAAACATCCCAGTAGGCGGTGTGTTTTCCCAAAAAGGCCCCGATTCGGAGAGCGGACTGTCGTTTACAGCCATAGTACGGCAGCAAGGCATTAAACATTTTCCCACCTGAGTAAATAGCCAAAGGTCGCCTTTTGGGCGACCTACAATGATATCCAGAAAAATCACTTAATCAATAGGCCAAGAATGCTTTTTGCTTAAAAGTACCCACCCATATATCTGTGCTGACGGGATTGGGCCTGAGTTTTACTTCCCATCCCTGGTCCTGGAAAAAACGGACCGTGGAATAATCCCCGTCGAGGATAGTGACCCTTAAATTCTTCTTATCATTCATTTCCGACCGGGTATAGAGTTTTCGCAGGAGGGCAATTTTGGTTTCTTCGGGTGCTTCGGGATGGTGCGACAGCAACAGGATTTCGTAGCCATCGGACTCAACGGCGAAAATCATTGCGCCACAGACCCAAATCGCATTATTGTCCAGGATGGTCTCGGCCACAAGGCCACGCACCCTGGGTTTGTTAATAAGCGTCTTTAAACTTTCCTTGTCCCAGCACTTAATCCCCCGGGCTCTTTCGCACCGAACGATATCCGCCAGGTCAGCAAAGTCGATATATCGAACCAGAACGGCATCCATTTCGTCACCCCTTTTGACAAATCATAGCACGCCTCAACCAATTGACTACACCCTACTGGCGATTAAGCTAGGTGCCATCCTATTGAGGTGTTAGCGATGGGTGATTGCTTTGTGGTTGTGAACAAAGATGGCGAGTCTTGGGATGGGGAGAAGTGGGTCAACTCCTGGACCGAGGCCCTTCAGTTTCGCGGTCATCTCCCGGGGCAGGGAGATGCCTACGAGCGATGCGAGCGCGAGGCCCTGCGAGCCTTCACGGTGAGCGGACGCAATTCTTCTGTTGCCTACATCTCCCGCAAATCGGCCTGAGAGAAGTCCTCGATGGGCGTGGGAAGGCGTCCCTTGCCGGGATGACTGTAAAAAAGAATATGCTTCCTTTTACCGTTTTTGAGAAAAACCTGAGCTTGCGCAACTCGTGTTTTGTTATTGATTATTGAAATATGGACCCAGATGGCATCTACGATGCTTCGAATCCTGCTTTTCAACTTTTGCCGAGCCGGCTCGAGCTCATCAAGCGGCAGACTCTCAAGCTTATGTAAAAGAGAATCAAAGCTATTAGATTGCTTCAATCCTTGCTTCCCCTTTACTTCTTCTAGCTGACGCACCATGTCTAACTTGCTTATGTTAAGTGCTTTGATGATATTAATGTAAACCCCTGGCTGTTCCTCGGTTGGGTCGACCACCCGTTTCTCCGCCTCCTCGATACGTTTATCGATAACTTCAATTCTTCCCTGGATGGACTGCACTTGCTGAGACAGTTCGTCCTCCTGGGTGTCGTCGACGGGGAGTTCCGAGAGCGTTTGTAGCATCGCTTGCTCAAACTCTTTATAGGGGAAGCTGTAGGGGTTACCCCGACGCACCTTGCCCTGGGCAACCGCTCCGGAGGTCAGGTAGCGATAGGACCGAAAAGAGATGACCGACATCCTGGTCTTGGTTCGGGCGCACCAGACAATCCCGGTAAAGAGGTTGGCTTCCCGCATTCCGGGCCTTCCTGCTGAACGGTAGCGGGATTGCATGGCTGACTGGGCGGCAAAGAAAAGTTCCTGGGACACCACCACCGGGAAGTAGTTCTCAATGGGTGAACCGCAGGTCTTTTTTTGATTCTGTTCGTCGCGCGCACCAGGCTGATATTCCCCAAAGACCGCACGGCTTTTCAGGATGGTTTCAACGTAACTACTTCGCCACTTGCCCGAGTCCCCAAATGGCTTGTGAACTTCCTGGTTTGCAATCAGGTAGTTTCGGATTCGCTGAATACCTAACCCATCCCGGCATAGTTCGAAAATCTTGACCACCGTGGCTGCCCGTTCGGGGATAATGACGTAGCCGTTCTCGGTGAGTTCCAGCCAACGAGGGCAATTTCGACTGATGGGAGTTCGGGCAGAGGCGGCACGCTGTTTCTTTTTGGCCCAGGCGTCCTTCAGCCGGTAGGACTTGGTGGCCGACTCCTCGTGGGCTCGACTCATATAGATAATCGGCTCAAGCAGGGATGCGATTTCATTGATGGAGTTCGAGGTGTAGTGCCGCCTTGGTTCGAGGGTCAGGATGGAAACGCCGCTATTGAGGATGGAGATGAACAGTTGGAGGGCCTCGCCCACCTTGTTCCGGCTTAACCGGTCGATGCTCTCGATAATGAGCACGGACCCGGCCGGCACGCGCTCGCTGCGGACCGCATCGAGGAACTCTGCCAGGGCACCAACCTTGGCGTTCTTCCCACGGAAGGCCGACACACCCAGGTCGTGGAGTGTGAGGGTGTCGTCCAGCTGCCAGCCATTTTCGCGGCAGATGTTGGCTGCGAATTCCGACTGTCGGCGAAACGATTCGCCTCGTTGTTGTTTGAGGTTCGAGAACCGGATATAGCTGTAGGCACGCACGGCAAATCCTCCTGAAAGGAGAACGTACCATGAGAACAGCAAAGTGTCTACCCGTTCGACATCGCTACGACACTTTACTATACAAACCGGGCCTCCTTCACCGGCGCGGAAGTCTATGTGGCCAAACAACTTAAAGACCGCAAGATGCAGCGGGCGATGCTTCAGTTTTTCAAGCCCGAGAACTATTTCGAGGTGCGACGGGCTCTCATCGAGGCGGGACGAGCAGACCTCATCGGCAACGGCTGCGATTGTCTTATCCCTGCCAACCCACCGCCCGAGGCCTTGGGAAAGGGCTAATCAGGCCATTCAAAAAGACCACTATCACACGCCACCAAGACCGAAAAAGCAGGACGTTCCGGGTAAAGGATATAGGCCGGGTCGAAAAACCGCGAAACGAAAATATCCCATCTGAAGGTACGTATACTCCTTTAGACCGTGTCCCAGGTCACAGGAAAGGGGGTTCATCATGGCAGATAATTGGTTTTGTGGGCAGTTGCAATTGTGTTGGTCCTTACCGTGGTATCGTGCCTCGCAAGACGCCTGCGATTCGCCAAGAGTGTGGCGGAGCGGATTGCGAGCCGGCCCGTCGGAACGAGGCCATCCGAATGCTCAAAGAGCTTAGGTTGACCTTATGGGACAAACTGAACGTAACCCCTCCAGGATAGTTTTCCAGGAGGGGTTTTTTCTGGTCGACAAGGAATCCAGGTCGGCTGCTCGTTGTTTTTTAAGACAAACATTCTCTGGCATCGACATGTGGATGGTTATCGGCTAAACATTAGCCATCGCTGCACAACAATTTCGGACACCTCCGGGCTATCCTGCGCGTTTAACGCCAGGAAAAGATGCTCCGGATTGCAGCAAAGCCGATTCTCACATTTCTGGCGAACCAGCAGACCCTGAGGAATCTCTCCTCGTTCCAGTTGCCAGACCAGGCGGTGAGCCGGCATGTAAACGCCGCGACCCATCGAGATGTAGCCGTAGCCGTTGGTTGTGCTACCCTGCCAGACCCAGCAATCCCCAGAACCCCCTTTAAGCACCTTTGCCCATAGTCGACCGGCAGCAGTCCGGCCGGGTTTTTGGGAAACCAGTTGGAGGTGCCGTGGATTGAGGCAATCGGTCTTACCGCAGGTAGTGACCACAAGCCCCTCGGGTTCGACCAGGTGTGCCAGCCGGTAGGCCAGAATCCTTGCCGAGGCCTGTCCGGCACCTTTTCCGCCCCGACCCAGGGTGGGATATCCTTGGCGATTTACCGGTCCCAGCCATCCCCAACACTCTTCATCGCCCCCTTTTTGGAGGTAGTCTTGAAAACGCTCTTCAATGGGTCGTGGTCGTGGTCCTCGCTTCATCAAGCGTCCTCCGAATGAGTTCGGCGCGTTGGGTGTCCATGGGCCATCCCCGTTCCTCCAGATAGTCGGCGTAGATGAGCCAGTCGGTCGTGTTATCCTGGTTTTGAGCAATCGCCCTGAGGAAGCCATCTTCAAAATCATCCTGGTTTCCTGGCGGTGTGATAAACTCAGCCGGGTGCCTTACCCGAGACCCAATTCGAATATGAGCATTACCCTCCAGAACATGGCTGGTGTAACATTTTAGGCAGGTGGCGTGTGTTACTCCACGAACCAGAACCCAAAGGATAGACTTTTTATTGGTGGTGGAATAGCATAAAGAACAAACAAGCTTCCCTTGCATGTATTGCTCTGGCTCGATTACTTGAACATGACTAGAGTCAACAAGCACTGATTTACTATCGATTTCGACCCGGCATCGGCCACCTTGATAATGAGTCACCAACCCTACCTTGTCACCATACCTCACCATTTTACCGGCATTTGGAGTTCGGCTTAGGGTCATTTGGTTCCTGGTGTGCTTCACCAATTTTCGGTATTTTCGGTACTTTGCGGCTTTCGCCAGAATCGGCTTGGTTGCATCTACCGTTACCACAGCGTCCACAACGAAAAGCTCGCTGATAGCGTTAAATTCCTCGTGCCAATACTGGAGAAGCTGTCCATCAAACGACTCTACTGTTGAAAGAACCAGGTTGTCAAGGATTCGGATACCGGTTGCGTATTGTACTGCCATCGTCGGGCCTCCTTACTGCGATGGTAAACGGAGGTAGTATTTTTCAACCATACACCTTTACAAGATGGTTCCAGTCCCTATACAGGTTGTAATTTATACTGTCGATAACCACATCGCCTGCATTTTGGGATTTTATGAGAACTACTTTACCAAAAAGATATATAGAGATTTTCTTCTTTATATCGCTGTTATCGAGAATCTCAGCGGGTGCAACAGGATACCCAGGACTGAATTCTCGTTTAGTTGAACACTCAGCCAGTTTCCAGATGTCTGCCTTGGATTTCTCATGCGTTTCATCCATCAAGAAATCCAGAAAAACTCCTGGCTCAAGACCGCGAATAAAGGACAGGCAAACGCCTAGTTGCTCTGGGTGTTTCTGCGAATTAAAAACCACCGTCCGAGATAGAATCTTCTCTTTGGCGGCAAAACCGTAATTGCTAGGCGGCTGGTTCGTGAGATGAACGCGTGCGATTAGTTCCCGGCAATTGGGCGATGATGTAATTTTCACGTCAATCAACAGAGTACCAATTCTTTTATATCGCCTTCCACCAGCGAGTTCTGAAATTACCTTACTTATATCAGCGAAATGTTTCCAAACATTCGCATGCTCGCACGTTATTTTACAGTGCTCCAATTTTCCCCTTTTTTGGACCCTGTGGTGGAGAATCGCTCTGCCATTACGAAACGTCACCACAATACAAGGCCCAAAGCCGGGCAAGTCGGCTTCCTCAGGTTCTTTCTCGGCAAAACGAGCAAGCTTGGCGAGCGAAGTATCGTAGCGAAACCGCATCTTACCTCCCGAAAAAGAGGGTGGGGATTTGTTTCCCCACCCTTACCGCCCAACAAATCAGTCTTCACATACAAGCTGTACTTCCGTGTACCGTACCCGCTTGCGCACCACTTTACACTTGGCGTCCTTGGGTAGCTTGTCGCGGTACTTAACCCGCAGGTCAGGATAATTAGTGGGGCAGAGTGTTACCTCTACCTCGCGTGTGCGGCTATTGGGAATCACTGTCCCCTGGTTCACCAGGGGGCAATCAACAACCCGACGAATGGCCTGAAGCCACCGTACGAATTGCTGTCGGCCCTTCTTGGTCTGGGGTTTCTTTCCTAGGTTGATACAGAGCGTCTCCAGTTGGTCCCACTTGTAGACTTCCAGCGGCACGCCCTCGGCGTCGAGCAAGGGAATCAGCCGCCGGTGCTCTTCCATGTTCCTCAACTTGCGTTGGTAGTTCTCACGGACCCGCTGGAGCGACTCTTCCATATTCTTGTTGATTTCGTTGGTGAGTTCCTGGATGGGCTTCATTTCGATGATACGCTTCATCTTCCTATCCTCTGATTAGCTCTGTTTTTCGCCATCCTCTGCGAGACGCGACGAGACGTGTCGAACAACAATCTTCTTCCTGCCGTCTTGCAGAGCGACCGTTACGTGGTCGCCACGAACCTCGATTATCGACTCGACGCTCGTGGCCCAGCCGTGCTCCTCTTCCACTTGGAAGAAGATTCGCAGCCACTGTCGAGCATCCTCGCCCTGGAGAGCTAGGCCCGTCCAGATATCCTGCCCAAGAGCGTACCGTTCAGATGCCAGTTCAACTCCTGTTCGCAAGGGCTTCTCGCGAGTCGTTCTTCTTTTGGGGCCAACGCGGGATGGGCGTGTGCTCACAACGCGGATTTCTTTCAATCCGAGTTCGCTCATCATTTACTCCCTCCTGAGTAGGGCGATAAAGAAACAGACCAAGAGAGCGATTGTGTACATCGCCTCGAACAGTTGCTGCATCGGTGACTCCTAGCTTCCACATAGCATATTACACAGCTTCAATCATAGCATCAAGGCCAGTGCCGGAATTTTCTTCGCCTCTTATAGTGTACTTCGGTACACGTATTGTCGAAGCCTAAAAGGGCACAAAAAAAGTGACCCGTTCCGGCAGGAAGGGTCACTCAGGAGGAGAAGAAGACGATTGTGGTCGGGTGGCGTCCGAGTTCCCGTTCCAAGAACCTGGGTGAAGGCCAGGTCAAGCTTTTGCAGTGCGGATTCGCCGTCCAGTGGAGTCAGTCGGAGGCAAGAGGTAAGCCGCTCCTCTTGCCTGCCCAACAACAACAAAAGCTCGCCGTCGTCGTCACAACTTGTCGGATATCCATTCGCTTGCCTCCTCAAATGCATCCATCAATTCGACATAAACCGCGCCGATTCGGTCGGGAATATTGGGGCCTCGTTCGATGGCCCGATAGACCATAACCTTATAGGCTTCCGCTTTCTGAATCACGATTTGGTAAGGCTTCCCCTGGGTGAGGACTTGATAATCCTCCCAGCTGGCGTCACGGGTCATGGCTTGCAGCTTCAAATAACCATCCCGTACCATTCCGGCGATATCCACTATCCACCCCCTCTTTCGGAACCGGAGATATTAATTCGGTGACCAACTCCACGGTAGGTATCCCGGGATTGACCTCTCCTTGATAGCCAAACAATAGCATCAAAGATAGCTTGGTCAACCTTCGACTGTCAGCTGGATTTCCATGGCCCAATCTTTTCCTTTACCCAGTGCATAATCCGGACAGTTGCCGCCTCGGGATGGTCCGTTTCTTCGGCCCAGTCGGCCAAGACCCCGAGCGGAACATCGAAACCAAACGGCGAACTTTGGATGACCTGGATGGCGATTTGGTCTTCTTTGACAATCCACTCACTTTCAATCCATCGAGAGACAAGATAGCCTGTTTCAGTAAGAATAAAGCGACTATCGTTTGCTATCTTTACCCAGCCAGCCTGGATAAGTTTATTCGCTACCTCTTTTTCATCGGCGGATAAGTGAGTTCCTAGGCCTAGTTTAATCCTTTTTAGTGTCGCTAGTTGGATGGCGCTGGGAAAATGGTGATTGAACCAGAAAAGAGTTTTGCCACCCTTCTCTGTAAAATCATAGTATTCTTCTGTAATACATTTTTTCACTAGCTCACAAAAGATAAGCTTCTTAAGAGAAGCCTCAATCGGCCAGTCCGACCCAAAGAATTCATGTAACTCCTGGAGTGACTTTCCGCCCACCCGGACAGGTATCCCAATGTAGCGAAGCAATCCCCTCTCATATAGCGTAAGTTTCACGTCGGCCTTTTTCGAGCTCATCTTTTATTCCATTAAAATGAAAAAGCCGGGTAGATTTTACCCGGCTCCTGCGATGGATGATTGGCTCACTCGTCGTGAGTTTCGATGTCGTGCCAGACGGCAGGTTTGTAGGTAATCTCCCCCAATCGAATCGTTCCGTCGCCTGAAGGAATGTCTAGCTGTCGGGCGAAGTCTCGCATCTTGTCCCAGAGAAATTCGTCGGTGTGGCCCACCTCGATGAGGGTATGATTGGCATCACCATTCTCGTAACACCACTCCCACATGACGGCGTATTGCTCGCTTAGTCGAGCCAGTCGTACTTCAGCCTGCCACCACTTATTCTCGACTGCGCACCGACGCTCAAAGTCGAGTGTTGCGTCGGCCTTGGGTTCTTCGCCCAGGAGTTCCCTGATATACTCGCTGACAGTTTCCAGTCCGAGAGTATCCACCAGTTTATCAATCGTGAATGTTTGCATCACCATACTTATTCCTCATTAGGTGTCCTAGATATACTCGAACCCCCACTAAGCACTCGTGCGATTTTAGCGTCAAAGTCTCAAGTGGAGCGTTCAGTGTTTGGTTTCCTGCTACGCTCCCGCTGGAGGCAGCCACAGGATTGCGTATTTCCCGACCGAAGATTGGCGGTTGTTGCTTCGGCGCTGCCGCCGCACTCGCAGCGACAAAACCAGACGATATGTCCAGTGGATAGTCTACGATTAGTATAGGACATCACCGTGAGCCGCCCGAAGGTTTGTCCCACCAGGGTGGCTCGGTTCCATACGTTGCTCATCGTCGTGCCCAAGAATGTGGTGAAGTTGTCTTTTCTCCTGCTTAAATAGTCCCAGCCCTAGCATAAAGTATAACCGAGTGTACGCAAGGTCATTCGTTCGACCCCCTGTTCTTTAGTGGTTATACAATAATCGCGCTCCCATAACGACCATACCGGTCGAACACATCCTCTGGTGTGGCGAAGCCTAGGAGGCGACACAACTTCTTCGAGAACTCCCCCTCGCGGAAGGTCTCGGCGTTGGTTCGCAAACGGTCGGGTCGATTGAGGTGGGTGATGTATTCGACCACCAGCCGTAGTTCCCGGGCGGTTAATTTCTCCCCAGCCGGTCGTTCGCGCAGAAGGGAGACGACGGCCATCTCCTGATACTCCCCGAACAACTCGGCAAAAGCCAGGCGAACACTGGTATTCTTTTCATTCTCCGTCATGGGCTATCGCCCTCCGAATCCGGCAATCAGCGTGCGTTGCCCAGGGAGAGGTACAGTTGTTCGTTAGGCCGCTATCGGCGCATGTCTCACCGTCCCTATTATGCCACCCAATCGGACAGCCGAACGCTTCAGTACTGGTCTATCTGAGATAGGGTCAGTGCGTACTGCTTGTAAGGATAAAGTCGGGTAGATTGGGCAGAACAGCCTAGTCACACTGCTCACCGTCCAGTTCTGCTTGTGCGCAGTGACAGCACGGCTCCTGCCATTCTGGGCCACCCACATCCGGCAATTCAAACTCGAAGGGTATGGGTGGGTTGTAATTCTTGTGGTAGATGTCGATGTAGCCATCGCCCGTCCGAGGTTGCTTATCGAACATCCGCACAAACCGCTGGACCTCCGGTGGTGCCAAGAGAGTATGTCCCCCCACCTCTATCCAGATGATGTAGTCTTTATTGTAGACCATCACTTCCCTGTCTTTAGTCACCCGAGTCAGAGCCAGGGCAATTGGGCAGAGGTTGCACTCTCCTGGTCGGCCATTCTTGATGTCTTGGAGGGTTACACAAACCTTGATGCCTGCCATTTTCGTCTCGCTTTCTGTTGGATAGATTGGATAGAACAGTTTAGTGTGGCGGAAAAGGTGCGATTTAATACCGGAAATATTCTTGTGCTATAAGGTAAAATGTTCCGGTTGGCCGGTCTTCCGTCCCTTTTCTCCCCTTCTTTCGTGCTAAAACCGGCTATTTGGAAACAAGTATTTCGACTCTCTAGGGCACCGCTTTTCTGCTTCTAACATTAGGAGCAGGGCATCGATATTTGTGCCTAGAGGGAGCGGTGGCACGGCCTCGCCTGCTGCTTCTGGAGCGTCGGCGAGTAGAGCATCTTGGCACGGATGGCCTCGAAGGAGTAGCCCCGCCCCTGCCGCTGCATCAACTTCGCCACACCGTCTAGGGCCTCAGTCAAGGCGTTCGTGGCCCGGTGGTCCCAGTAGGCGAAGATGGGCGTCTCCCAGTTGTGCATGGCGGTCAGGAGCGGCTGGAAGGCGGTCAGCAGTTCCGTGCCCTTGATGGAGTTCCGCCACGTCTTGTAAGCGGCCTTGGCGTCTGACTTCTGTGGGATGCTCCAGAGGTCATAGAAGTCCTCCTTGAGCTTGTACGCCTCTGCGAACATCTGCGACCACTGGCCCAGCGTCTCTAGTTGCTCTGGCTTCAGGTCACGGTTCCGTCGAAGCAGGATGAAGCGGTCGTGCATCAACTTCCTGCGAGTCTTGGCCTCCAACCCGGCCCGCAGCGACTTCCTGACCGCCTCCATCGCCGCACTCGCCATGCGAACGACATAGAACTTGTCGATGATGATGTCGGCGTCGGGCAGTACCTCGGACACGGCGTCGTAGTACGGCCCCCACATATCCATCGTGACGACCTTGATGCGGTCCTTGTCGGGCATGGCTTTCAGGTGGGCCAGTACGACCTTCTTGGTCCGCTTCTCCAGCACGGCGATGATGGTCCGCTCCTTGATGTTGGTCAGGACACAGCGAGGCTTTCTCAGCAGGTGGACTTCATCTATTCCCATCCACTCGGGCGTGTCGAATACGGTGGTGCTGTCCAGCCGTTCGATGTAGGCCCGGAACAGATTGCGGACGGTCTTCTCGTCCACGCCGACTTCATCGGCGACCGCTCGTCCACGTCGTGCAAGGGCTGGAGGAAGGTCTTGCCGCAGTCCTGACAGCGGTAGCGATTGCGGGTGAGCTTGCCGTGGGCGGGCAGGTCCATCAACAGTTGCTCACGAGTGCCGTGCCGGTACAGCTTCGTGCCATTGCCGCAGTGGATGCAGGCACTCGGCTCGGGGCCGTAGGTCGCATGGACCCTGTAGTCCCGAGCCGAGTCCTCGACGTGCTCAATGTTCCAGTCTGGCAGGTTCATGGCTTACGTCGCCTTCCGGTGCTGTCCTGACCTTCTTCGATGCAGCAGGCAAGCCCGGCGGGTCATAGTCCACGTCGTGCGTCGGGTGCTTGGGCACGGCTCAATCCTCCTCACCCTGCACGAGGTCCACGGCGACGAAGTTGGCCGTACCAGAGCCGGGGTTTCCTGTTTGGATGCGCGAATAGACCTTATCCACCGTCCACACCGACCCATCGGAAAATTCCACTTCGTCACCCACCGTGAGTCCGTCGCCGTAGCCGCCAACCTCAGCCTCCTCGTCACCATTCACGGCGACGATGCAGGACCGACCGTGTTCATCAACTTCGATAGTGCGGTACTTGTACGCCATTAGTGTTTCTCCTGTAACCGTAGTGCCCCACGTCGGTTGCTAGACCGGCCCGACGTGGGGCGGGAGTCGAGATGTTAGATGGAACGCCGCTTATAGGTCCGACTGCTGCCGTCACTGTGGTCGGTGACGTTCATGTAAGGGTCGATGCTTCCGGCTTCGGCCCTGCCGAACGTGCCGAAGCTGACCTCGACAATCTGCCCCTGATTGCGACCCGGCGTGTCGAACCGCACGCCCACGGGGACTTCCCACCACGGGATGGGCCACCACGGGTCGTCATCGGCAGTCTGCCGCCGCTCGGCCTCGACCCTGCGGACTTCTTCGTCCCGCCTGCGGCGACGGTCCTCTGCGGCCTGCCGCTCCTGCCTCTCCATACGAGCCGCTTCCGCTTCGGCGGCGGCTCGTGCGTCTTGGGCACGCAGGTCGGCCACGATTTCTTCGACCTCGCGCCGGGGCGACTGCCACGGCTTTCCCTGCCGCTGGTCATACTCACAGCGGCAGAACTCGTGCATCAGCCAGCGGTACACGTAGCCCGTCGCACCGTCCTGTTGCTGGGCATCGTGCAGCAGGCCCCACGTCATCTCGACCGGGGCCTCGTTGTCCTTCTGTACCGTCGCCACCCCAGACCGGACAGCGACCAGTTGTACGGTTGCCATGACGATATTCTCCCGGCCCTGTCACGGGCCACTATGCATTACTATGAGCCGGCAGGTCCATCACGCAAGCAGTCATGACTGTTCCTCCTCGTTGAGACGGTCCACTTCTGCAATTGCGGCATGGCGGTCGGCGAACCAGTCGATAACGGTCTCTTCATCGCCATCGAGACGGACGATAGCCCAACCTGAGTCGGCGAAGTCTGGATGCGCCATGTGGAGGCGGCGCAACTCGGGCAGAAAGATTCTGCGTGTGGTGTACATCTCAGGCCCTCCCTTCAAGGCGGGCGATGGAGGGCAGGGCGTAGTAGTCACGGCGACTGCCACAGATGTAGCGAGCGCCGGGGCCATAGATGGACCAGTTGTCGTGGTCGAACTGGTCCACGGCATCCATTAGGCCGACGAGCGTGGATGCCGTCGCAACCTCTCGCCCACGACTCGTCCGCGTGCTGCCCCAGCACTCCGCGTAGGTGCTACTGTTGTCGGGGCCTGTCTGGTACAGGGTATAGCGTGCCATTGTGTGTTCTCCTGGCCCGGTCAAGGGCCACGGCCGTGGCCGCAGGCGAATCCAACTTCGGATTTCACTGTAGGTATCTTACGCCCGCCCCAAGCGAGAATCGACACCTAATTCCGCATAGCCGGATAGTCTACGGTCGAAAAAGTGACCAGCGTAAGGTTAGATGGGTAAGAAACTAGACAAAGTTATACATGGGGTCCGGGGTAAATTTGGTGTCTACCCCGGTCCAAAAAGTCATCTGCGTGTCTAACAATGTCTATTTGGTCTATCCCGGATGTACGGGACTCGGATATCGGAGGTTATTACTACTCGTCCTCGAGTGTTAGTGTTAACAGAAGGGGGGATAAGAACACCTAGGGGAGTTAGCTTGCCTGAGCAGTAGGGGTATTCGTCCATTCCAAGACTCCTGATTTGCGGCACTGGCAGTAGTACTGCCGTTTGGGTTTGCGATACATGGTGTGGGTCAGACCACACGCCCGGCAGGTGGAAGACCAATCGCCTGGGGGGATATTGGCGTTGATGCGCCGCTCGGGTTGGGCTCCTACCTTCCTTGCCCAGGCGCGCCAGAGAGGCCCATGTCCTGCCTCAGGTCCGGCTAGGGCGTGGGCGATTTCGTGAAGAATGATATCCTTTACCTTTTCTTGCTCGTTAAGAGCGAGGAGGTAAATAGATAGACGAATCTGTTTCTTTGCGAAGTGGCATTGACCGAGGGCGAATCGTGCCTTACTAAAGGAAAGGGACCAACCGAACTTGGTCAGTCCCCATTGCTGCATCAGTGGAAGCGCCAAGGCTTCAGCTTCTTGCTGGGTCATTCTTCTTCCTCCTGTTCCTCCTTGTAGCACCCCAACGCTCCTTTGAGCGTGAGGGCGAAGTCAATATTGTTCTGTCCGCAGTAGTGCATAAGGTCGCACAGAAGGTCTTGTACGACGGTCTGCATATCCTCATCCCATTGACCGGACTTTAACTGTCCGGTCTGAGCGGCAAAAGCCTCTAGGGCGGTGAGGGCGAAGTCGGCGCGGTCGGCGTTTGTTACTTCATGCATATCACATATCCAGTTTTATTGTTACGGCCTTCGACTGTCAATCGACGCAGGCGTATGGCTCGCCTGTCTCTAGCAACGATTGGTGTCTTGTTCCCGCCCATGCTGTCGGAGGTTAACGTCCTGCCGAGGGCATTGAAGAGCATTCCGGCGCTTGGCAGGGACAATGATAGCTCGGCACCGGTTGTCCATTAGGCGGGATTGCCCGAAGCGCCTCATGAACAGACACGACGCAAATCTGTCGGCATCGAGGACGCGACAGGAGCAAGGCACGGACAACCGCCCACCTGTCAAGCGTCCCAAGTGCCTTGCTGCTTATCGCGCACGAACTCCGGCCCTAACCGACCCTGAGCGTTGGGTTTCACATGCCGATTTGATGCGCTTCAGGATGGTATCACGGCGCATCTGTTTTTGTAGTCCCTTCACTCCGAGCTTCTTGCCATGGATGATAAGCTCCTCGTGGGAGAGCTCATCCAGGCAGAAGGGGGTGGCAATCACCGGCTCGGGCTCTTCAGCGAGCACTAGTTCGGGTCGGCCGTGTTCGTCGGGCCGTACCTTGTACTCCTCCCGTTTGGGTATGGACCAGTCGGGAACATCGACCCTCTCGGCAAGGAGCCTGAGGGTGTGAGCCAGCTTTCGTCGCCATCGCACCGCTAGCTCCTTGAGCCAGCGGAGGGCTTTTCTCCCCCAAAGGAGCCGACGCATCCGTAGGACATGCTCATGGCCTGGCATGACCAGGTAAGCTAAATTACAGAGGGAGAGCAGAAAAACAGTGTGTCGCATAGGAACCTCCTTATCTGTCCCGGAATTATTTTGGTCACCTCAAAGAAGGATAGGGATTCGCCGCTCGAGGGACGCGATTATCCCTCTTCCCTGCTCAGTTGCGGAGCTCCACGAGTAGGTGGAGCTCTGACATAAGCACCCTATATAGGGCAATACCAATCACACTACAGGTACGCAGGTAGACTTGTGCTTCTCTTCTGCTCCTGGCTGGACCAGCCCTAACTCCTCGCACATATCCCACAGTATCTCTGCGGGCATTTCTTTGGAGTGGACCAAGTCCCAGTAGGCCAGCACGTCGGGATGGTCGATGTAAAATCCTCTCTTCCATCCCTTTGGTAGGCAGTAGATGACCTTCCGGAAGCCGGTGTCGGCGTCCAGACGAAGCAAGAATCTTCCTTGTGGTATGAAGAATCGTCGTTGTGTGGCGTACTGAGCGAAATACTTCGCTTTGTTGGCGACATGACCACTCATGAGGTTTCTATCACGGCACGCGTACACAAACCGACCCCGGCTTGTGAACGCTGTGGCCCATTTAATCTTGCTGTTGTGTACGCTCCAGCGCAGATGAGCGCACACCAATGCGCGTTTATGATTCACATCGGTGTGGGTAACGGTCCACACCTTGCTTGGGAACTCGACCGGAATCAGGTGCGGGGCATGGGCCAGGTAGGCCAGGAAGGTACTCTCGTTCATGATATTTCCTCTCATATCAAAGGGTGAAAATGGTTTAGGGGCAGACTATACTCCCCACAGTATCTCCCCTGAATGAATCAGAGGAACGGACTGTCTGAGATGAAGAACAGGTCCGACAGGGGGGCGATTACCGCCCTGCCGCTAGTACGGGCTCACTCGACAGCAGCGCCCGGTGCGCACCCCGCCAGCGCCTACGCGCCGGACTTGGTCGCCAGCCGGGCAGACTCGAAGTCTTCGCCCGCGTCCAGCAGCCGGGCGATGGCCTTCACGCGGGCCATATCGATGGTCTTCTTGGCCAGCCCGCCGTCATAGTGATATAGTATAAAAAACTCATTATTCTTTTTCGTTCTGATTAGCTCGTATAAGCCGGAACCCAACTCCCAAACTTGATTCACAGTTTGGTATTTGCGGTTCCGGCTGTATACATCAGCCGGGATAAACGACCGTCTCAGGCCGTATCGAATGTAGGTTCCCGTGATGCGGGCTATCCATACCCTATAACCCTTATTGGTTTCTACCTCAATACGAAATTTCATCCGTTGCTCCTTTCTGTCAAGGCCAGCCAAGAGGTCGCCTTGGCGAACCCTAGAATCTCCTGCGGGACCGACCCGCTCGAATGCCGCCTTGTGACGGCCAGGCCACACCATGCAGCCTGGGGCATTAACCCGCCCCCCCTCTATAGGGAGGACGGGCCACTCTGCTCAGTCCAGAGTTGGAAACGCCTCACGAAGCTATCCACATGCCCGCTACTCGGCGGACATCCCAAGTGGTCTCTCCCTCGTGGGTGAGACCATTGCTACCGCCGATTATCCATCGGCCTTCCTTCCGCAGGCGGTATCCGCCTGCCACACGTTCGGCCCAGACCTCACCATCACCATCACCTTTCTCAAGCCGCGCCCAGCCACGGCCCCGGAACATAGACTCGTACCGGTGCGCTGGGACGGTGATACCGTCCTCGCGAGAGACTACGAGAGCCTCCGCAATATCGCGGAGGCCTCGCGGCGTTGCGCCGCGAGATGCGGCTAACACGAGGGTATAGCATCGGCCATCGCTCAACTCCTCCGGAGTGATGATCTGCATCATCTCTCGGACTTTGGCGCAGATCTGGGACAGATCCGCGTTGGCTGCCTCGACTGCACGCTGGTCCAGAGCCTGTTCGGCCGCGTGGCGGGCCGCTAGGCCCGCCTCATATTGCGGTAGCAGGCCAGCGATCGCTGCTGCCGCTTCAGTGGGGGTGATCTTTTCCATTGGTCTCTCCTCCTGCGGGGCGGTCCCCGCACGAATGCCGCCTTGTGACGGCCGACGCTGCACCATACAGCGTCGGGGCATTAACCCGCTCTCCCCACAGAGAGCGGGCCACTCTGCTCAGTCCAGCCCGAGGAACGCCTCACGCGAGGCGTCCTGGATAGCAGATACGGCCTGCTGCCTCTCCTGCGAGGAGAGGCCGACGGCCCGCATTAGGCCGTCCAAATCGCCGATGTCGGCGGCATCATACGGCTCGAAGTCGCCTTCCTTTGTGGCCCCGGGCCAACGGACCTCGGGGCAAGTGTCCACCGCCAATCCGCTGCAGCGATTGTCGTGCGAAGCGGATTCCGCCGAGTGCACCCACCCCCCGCCGACATGAATCGTCTGACCGTCGGGGGTGGTCACGATGGCGTTGTGCCAGCCGCCTTGGTCGTTCGACTCGAACGGCAAGATCTCAAGGGTCAACTGGACACCATTCAGTTCGATCGTAGCCATTTCACGGACTCCTTTGGTTTAGTGGTTGCGTTTGCCTTACACCTTCAATATATACTCCATCTAGACCGGAGTCAAGAGGATTTTCCAAAATTTTCTTGGCCGCGTCTATATCTCGCTCGGGATGGTGTATGATAGGAGCGAGGAGGTGTACGATGACGGACACAGCAAAACCCGGCCGTCGGGCCAGGTTCGTCGAGATCGACGAGACTCTCGATTCGGAGATCGAGGCCCTGGCGGTTGCCAACGGGCGGACCTACCGAGCCGAGCTAGAGCATGCGATTGCGCGGCATCTTGCCGCGCCGCCCACTTGCCGTTACGTGGTGGATGCCCCGCCACTACCCGTGGCGGAGGTGGAGGTAGCGGCGAAAAAACCGCCCGGCAAACGCCGAGGGCGGCCGCGCAAGACTGAATGACTAGGGCCGGGAGAATCTCCCGGCCCTTTTGCTTTTCCGTCCGGCAGTTATTTCGCCGGACGCGCCGCCGTATCCTCAATGAGGATAGGGTGTTCGGCCCCGCGCGGAATTATATATTTATCTAGCAGCTGTGCTTCTGTATTTGCGCCTGGCCGCAGGGCCGCAGCGCGGAGAGCATGACCGGCCCAGACGGTCGCCCGGACCCCCTTAGCGCGTGTGCAGCAGACAGCACCTAGCCATTCGCCGGTGGCATCGCTGAATATACCTCCGCCTGAATCGCCTGACGACACGCTGATCATGTACGTAGCTTGATATTGTCCTGCTTCAGCGTTGATTAATTCGCCCTCTTCGCGGTTGCCAGGCCGATCCACGCCATAACCTGCGTGCCACACCTTGGCCCCAGGCTCCGGCATCCGCTTGGCCAACACCGCGTAATCCAGCGACTCCACCGGCGACTCTGTGACCAGCCAAGCCAGGTCGGAGCCGCGCTCGTGGACCACCACTCGCACAGGTATGCGTCGTCCATCCTGGGTCGTGAATGTTCCCCGCGACCCAACGCCCTGCATGCAGTGTGCGGCGGTGATGATGTCCCATCGGCCGTCGGCGCGAGGCGGCCAGATCGGCGTTGCCGTGCAGCCGGCATTGCCAAATTGAATGCGGCCCAACGCCTTAGCGGGGTTCGGCTTCGCCCCTCCCTCGGGCGGCTTGGGTGTACCCGGGCCAGGACCAGAACCGGGTGGCGTCACCGGAGGAGCCTGGCCCGATCGCTCGACGACCACCACATGACGGCATACTTGAGGTCGTTGCAGTTTGCCGTCTTTAATGGTAAGCACAGTTAAGCGTATTTTATACGTGCCCGGCGGAGCGGCCATAATGAGCCGGTCCCCCTCGATTAGCGTGTCGGCTACATCCTCTGGGGACACGTCCCACAGATAAACCGCGCCTTCTGTTTTGCACTCAGGGCTGGCCACAAACAGCCTGTGCTCTAGGATGCGCGCAGGCGCATTAATTTTGGCCTCGCAGGCCTGCGCCTTGGCAGGGCCTAACATATGCGTAGTGGCGCTTCCAGTGCCTACAACCAAAAGCGTCACAGCCAACAGACACATAAGAGCTCGTCTCATCGCTTAGCCCTCCCAAGTATTGATGCCATCATTGCAAGCATCAACACGACCCCTCCGACAGACAGGCCGCCTGCGCCGCAGCCCGCCCACCAGGCAGCGGAAACCGCCTGGCTCTCCAGCCGATCAGCCAGGCGCTCGACCTGCGCAACCGTCTTGGCTGCATCCAACTCAAAACGTATTGGCTTGGATAGAATATCTTTTAGTTCTTTTATCGCATTGTCAGCATCAATTTTGATTGGTGCTGGACGAATCAACTGAACATTGTCTGGTTGCATGTGTTTATCCATGGTCTACCATAAAGTAATTACTTTGCCTCGCTTAAGCGTTACTTCACGCCCTGATGGGTGAAGGATCGCTACAAGCCGGAAAATGCCTGATTGGGCTGTGAGAGATTGTGCGCGTGTGATCTCGACGCGGACCTTTTTGGCACTGCCGGTATCAACGAGTACGGACCCTGCAATCACTGGGCCGCTCTCGTTGAGCCGTAGCTCGATGGATGCGCCGGTAAGCACCGGCCAGCCTGCAGCCTCCTCGGTCCACTCGTACACTTGACGGTCGGCGGCATGGTAATCGTCGCCCCGCAGTATGGTGATCAGTCCTCCATCCGGCGTAAGCGGAGAGACAAGCCGGACGGTGGCTGAGCCTAGCCTGCCGACCACGCCCTCGGCGATCTCATCCACTGTTTCCGGCCCCACAGTGACCGTCGCGCTTGCATCGACCCGATTCGGAACGGTGTAGGTCAGCGGGAGCACTTGGTCCCTGATCGCGTCGAGCACGCCTTCGGTGGGGATGACCGGCGTCGTACCCGACAGCGGCACACCCAGGATTGCCCGAATCGCCGCGCGTTCGTCGGCGGTCCAGTCTGTACCGCCACCTGTACCGGTCTGCCACGACCCCGACCCATGCGCCGCTGTCAGCACGGTGTCCACTTCACTGGCAATGGCGGCTACCGTAGCCGGCGCAGTGTACGAGGCCGTTGGCAGCCGCGAGGAGATGCTCACGTCGATGCGGCCTAGCTCCGTGGTGAGTTCGCTGCGCACCGCCGTGGCGTTGGCAGCCGCCGTGGGGATGCTGCTTAACTGCGTGTCGAGATTGGCCGAGGCCAAGCCAACCGCCAAGCGCACCCCTGCCGCGTCCAAGGTGCTGGTGCCGATCGACGCGGGGAAGGACACACTCGCTGAAGCATTGGCAGTCTGTCCCGCCACTTGCACGATGTTCGCGCGCACATTGGCGCTGCCGACGGCGGTGCCTCCCCAGTGTGTCGCATTGACCTCGGGACGACCACTTGCAAAAGTTCCCGCCGTGCCGCCGAATCGGGTTACGTTTGCCGGCACGGTACTAGCCGCGTCCAGCACAGGCAGGCCGCCCACCGCGTTGGCCGCGACATTGGGTAGCGCCGTCAGCCCTGCGCGCACCGCGTCGTACTGATCCACCGCTACAAGGCAGATGCGAATCTGTTTATCCAACGTACCTGCCGCTTGAAAGGTGATCGTCACCGCCCGAGCGCCCGACGCGAGGGCCGCGTTAGGGACGTGAAATTGGTAAACGCCACGCATGTTGGTGGCGTCTACCTGCGCCCATTTGCCGCTGCTGTAAGAATCTCCCGCCGTGCCCGCGCTCAGCGTGATCGTAGTGGCCGTGCCGCCCTCGCGGACGTAGCGGGCCGTGACGGCACTGTGAGCCAGCCCCGTCTTGCCCTGCCCCGTGGTAGAATCGCGCAAGCACACTTCAATAATCTTTGAAACAGTGCCAGCAACAATTGTCTCATCGTAAGCCATGAGATTAATCCTCCACTACGATAATCGTTGAGCCACCACCGGCGTCCTGGTGCTGCACTGCCCCGATGTCGGCATACGACACAGTTGTCGCCAGGCCCTCAAAAGGCGATGCTGGCGCGTAGCCGCTACTGGTGTTAGCCAGTGCAAAATTACCCGCGCCGGCATTGACAAACGGATTGCTGCTGTCGGTGCGCGCGTCGAAGTGGGGCGCATCACCGAATCCGCTCTCGTTGATGCCACAGTTGTAGAAAACGCAGCGAGAGCGCCGCACCAAGTTCGTGTCGTTGGCCGTGCCGTTTCGAATGGCTGTTCCGGTGATAGAAGAAAAGTAGCACTTGCTGATTACTAGAGAAGACGGCAAGGTTGTAATATTGATGCCATTATCGCCCTGGGCGTGGAAGGTGCAGCTGATGATGCTCATGCGCGTATTATTTGTGATCCGCACTCCGTCGGCCGCTTGGCCACGAAAGATACAGCCCTCTATAATCACCGCTGTGGCCGCGCCCACGCTTGTACCGTTGTTACCTGAATCAAATACGCAATTATGTAGCTGCGTGCCAGCTGGCAATAATTCCGTAACGTCGGCTTGAGCAGCCGCCTTGAAGTAGCAATTGAAGATACTACAATCTGTGCCAGTTGTGCCGAAGGCCCGACCGTTAGCGTTGGCTGAAGTGCATTCGACCCAAACGCGACGCAGCGTTACGTTGGCACCACTAATTCGCAACTGCGAACTGCTGATTTGTGCTCCTGTAACAACAAAGTTTTTTACATATTGATGCGCCCCGCTCACAAGAAGCCGTCCGGTTGTAAAGGTAAGGGTGGGACGCGCTAAGGAATAATCTGTGTCACAGTCGCCAGGTGTGGTGTTATAGCCACGCCAATGCATAATTGCATTCGTTAGCCCGCTGCGTGCCAACGTGCGATCGTTTGTCGTATTGGAATAGGTGCCAGCGCGCACATTCACCCTTATTCCCACGGTGCTATTGGAGCCGGTGATGGCAGATGTCACGCCCAGGTCGGCCCACGCGCCACCAATACGCACCCGTCGGCCCGTAGTGCCCGTGGTGGGAGAGGTGCCCATTGTATCTTCCGAGGAGAGTGTGATCGTGCTGCCGCCGCCCGTGATGGAGACGATCTTTGCGAATCGTGCCGGCGTGGTCGCATTGTCGAGTGAGACATGCGCCCAATCGCCCACGGTTGCCGAGGCAAAAGGGGTGCCGCCCGGAGCGATGAATACATGTGTCGAACTATTCCAGTTCCCGTTAGGAACATCAATTGTGGGTGTGTCTGAAGTAGTCGTGCCCGAATTCATATTCGAGCCAGTGGTTTGGATGTAGAATTCGTCAAGTGGCATCTTAGACCTCCCGTGCTGCCACAAGAGCTTTGGCCTCGGCAAGAGGCACGTCTCGCCTCAGCCGCCGCATCGCCGAAGAGGGATCGAATCCTAGTGCTGCGCTCATGCTTCCCTCTCTGGACATCGTCCACAGTAGTGCTCGGTCCTGTCCGTCGGCTCCCACAGGGAGCACGTCCCATGCACGGCGCAGGCGTACAGAGGCACCTGTCGCACGCCTCCGCAGGAGCGACACCCGCCTGTCTCGCCGGTCGCCTCACCTCGATGTCTGCAGGGCTTAAGGCGGTCGGTCACCCGGAGCAGATGCGCATGCTGAGCGATGCGCCGGTAAAACTCCTCTCGTTTTTGCTCAGGTGTCATAATCCTGGTCCTGGTGTAATTACTGCGGCGGCGGTGGTGGTGGCGGTGGCGGTGGCGGCGGCGGCGGTGGTGGCGGTGGTGGCCCCTCACCACAAGCTCCAGGGTTGAAGGTCACCTGCTGCGGCCAATCGCACGCAGCCTCGAACATCGACATCACGAGAGGTGCGCTGCAGTCTGTTACAGGTGAGCCTTCGTAGCTTACTCGGAATGCGCCGTTGCGATAAAACTCAACATAAGAAATACTCGGATCAAATAGAGCAGTCCAGCCATTTGTTCCAATGGCTTCCCATACACAATCAAACTTATGATTGAACGTGTACGCTTGTGCTCCACCGCTGCAGTTGCCTGCTCCTGGATTGGGCATGTTGGAGAGATCGACGCACCACACTGTAGACGTTGGGCAGCACGTAGAGGGAGGATCGCCAACAGGCAAAGCCGGGCAGCCGCTGCCAATTCGGAGTCGCGCCAACGTGTCGTACGTCTCCGGCCACATAGCCACTTGCTCACACAGCGGATTGCAGACCGTCTCGGCAAGATAGCTCCAGTTCCAAGAGTTGCGCGACCCTAAAAGAGTCGGACTGCAGATTGGCCCCTGCAGCCCCGTGATGGCCAGCGTGTAGAACGACACCATCAGAGAGACATTTTCTGTACAACGGATACTCACATAAAGAGTAACCGTGATGCCGTTGTGGGTGTGCTGAATGTATCCCTCCCATGACCTTGAACCGTCCCACTCAATGTATCCTTCAATGACGTCGGGGTATCCAGGCATGCAGACGTCTCGGAGCCTGGATACATAGCCCGGTTCGGCGAATACCATTTGCACGCGCTGTCGTCGGAGTTGCGGGCCACAGCATGACTGGATGAATGTCGTGTCGGGCGGCGGATTGGACGGCGGATTGGACGGCGGATCGGGCGGCGGATCAACACCACAGCAGGAAACGTCCATGATATACACCGGCAAGCCGTCATCGGATACGACGCTCGTTGGTGTACACAAGTACCGTTTGCTGGTATCGGGTATCTCGTCGTTGGCCGGTTTGGCTCGAATCAAATCGAAGCTTTGCCATGCGGGTGGATCGTTTTGGTTAGGCTGAATCCACCATTGAACAATTGATACATAAGTGCCGTTATCATCAGAAACTGATGTTAGCGCCCTGGCCCAGACTGGAGTCTGGGCTGTCGAGTCGCCTAGCCTGACTACCGCCCAACGCTCAGTCTCTTCGCTGTCCTCCACCCACAGAACGCGGGCCGCTCCTGCCGGGGCGTTGAGCATTGAGCCTGTCTCGCCAGGCTGGACGACAGCGTAAGGATAGGGAGTGTCGGAGTCGACGATCAGCCGGACCAGCGCTGCGCCCGAGATCGCCGCCCGCGCTAGCTGCCCTTCGAGGGCAGGCTCTTGCAGGATCACGCAGGGCTTGCCGCCGACCGGGGCCGCACTGTCAAACGCCGGACGACGTGCTGCCGTGGTGGCGTCCGCCTCGGGATCCCAGGCAGCAACACCAGCCAACGACAGCACGCTACCGATCGGTAGATCTGCATGCGCTCGAACCCAGACGGTCGTGCAAGGCTGCACATCCAGCAGTCCCGCCGGAGCAGAGCCGACCTCTTGGCCGCGCAAACCCCGCGCCAGCTGCGCAGCGTCCAGCAAGAGATTAAACGTCTGAGCATGTAATGCTCTTCCGACGGGCGTTCCAGGCTGGACAGGCTTAAGCGGATCCATCTCACTCTCCTATTCCAATGAGAGCGAAGTCGCCGTCGGGGATCACATCCTCCAGGTAAGCGGCGGCCGCTCGGTGCAGGACTCGGCCGTCCACCACCTCAGGCAGATAGCGCACCCAGAGATATTCCCAGCCCCGCTTGAGGGGAATGGTCAGATTAGGAGTGATTGTCAAGTCGACCTGGTTGGCTCGCTCGGCAAAGCGATGCGTGACGCTCCATCGCTCGCCTAGCGTGTATGTGCCGGTCGCGCCAAGATACAACACCTCACCTGGTTGCGAGCCATAAAAGCGCCTTGAATTCTTGGTGCCAGTAAGGTTTCTCAGCGTGATCAAATAGGCGCGTGTCACTATTGGTAATGATACCGTGCGTGACCATTCAAACCGAGGTCCGAAAATATCTGCGCCATCGATCCTGTCATCATTGACGCCAATTGCGCCCTGGTAATTTGGCGCTTGTGGTAGCAGTGTCCATTGGCCGTTGGTCGTGCCGAGAGGCGCAGGCGATCGGTCAAGGGTCCAGCGATTGTTAGGCACGTCTACGGCTACGATGCGATAGCCTCCTCGTACCCAGGCCGATGGTCCGCCGGTGATCCACAGCGTCTGGCCAACCTGGTCTGCCGACACCGTGTCCGGCGCAGGCGTGACAGTCAGCGGCGTGGCGACTACTGCCAGAGTGACGCCTGCAGCTTCTGGCGGGCCTGCTGCCACGCGGCCGACAGTGCGCAGCGACTGCGTGATACGCACCGTCTCGGCGGTCAGGTCGAAAGAATAGCCGCCCAGCAACGGCTCCGTCAGCGAGGACGGAGCAGGGCTAGTCAGGCTTGGTGTCGTGCCGACCGGGTCCAGCGTGCCATCCTGTCCCAGAGTGCCGTACTCTACCTCGACCTCCCAGTGGGCGTCGTCTCCCATCGGCCGGAGGCGCACCTCTCGGCGGACGAATCCATCCCAGACAGTCGGAGTGTTAGCGATTACCGCCGCGTACACAGCCGCCTGATCGGACGAGCCGGAGGCCGTGTACAGCAGAGTTTCGCTCCCTCCTGTCACGCCATAACGTACTTGTCTTGATGTGTTTCGCTCGATGAGAGTAATCATTGAAACGACAACCCTCCTCGAACTAGCTCTTTGAATTGCTTGACTTCGCCTAATAAGTCATTTAGCAAATCCTCTTGCTTTTTAACTTGATCGCTTAGGCCAAGTTGTTGAGCGGCAAAAGGTGTATTGAAAGAGCCGCGTGCGCCCTGCAGAGTCGCCTGCAGTTCGGCGGCCGTGGGGTATTTGCCGGGCGGGCCGGAAGGCGTCGCTCGTGGCGGCAATGTCCGCGCCTGGGCGAGTAGCTCCTCCAGCCTGCGCTGAGCGTCTGCGAGGCGCATCTCCGCCGCGAGCGTGTACACTCGCAGCTGGTCACCAAGCTCCTCCGCTCGCAGCGTCGCGCCGATACCGGCTCCTGCGCCGATCGCACCGCCGACCACAATGCCCTTAGGGCCAAGGACTGCACCCACTGAACCGCCCGCCGCCGCTCCAATGAGCGGGAGAATCCATGGGTTGGCTTGTATGGTTTTAACAAAGCTATCAATGGTTGAATTCCATGCTTTGCGTAGTGCAAGCATGGCTTCATACCACACTTTCACGATCGCCGCTGCGGCGATTTCGAAAGCAAGCTCTAGTCTACCTGCGCGGATGGCCTGCAGTATCCCACCCCAGGCCTCCATAAACTGCGCATACAGTAGCTGGAATCCGCCCGCCAGCGTGCCGAGAGCCTCTTTGCCACGGCCGGACAGCGTGGCCAAAGCCGTTTTGCCGCTATCGGTCATTGTCGCCCAGGCCGCTCCAAGCCCCACCAAAGCAGACACCAGCAGCCCTACCGGACTAATCACCACGCCTAGCAATGTCCCAAGCAATCCAAGCCCACTAGCAAATGTTGATACCAAAACGCCTAGCGATGAGACAGAAATACCAAGCGCGATCAAAGCACCGCCCGCTGTTAGCAGGCCCGCAGATACCATCGCCACAGAACTCACCAGTGACCCATTAGCGCGCACCCAGTCGATAACTGCCAGTTGGACAGGTAGAATTCTGTCCAGCAAATCGGTGAGCGCCGGAACCAATGCGCCACCGATCGCCATCCAGGTCGACCGCAGCACGCGCTGCATACGATTCCAAGCGTCTGCATATTTAGCACCTGCCGTTGCCGCTTCGCGGCTCATGGTCAGGCCGAGCGCGGCGGCCTCTGCGCGCAGCCTAGCCACCCCCTCGGCTCCCTCGGACAGCAGCGGCACCAATCGGTTACCGGACCGACCGAAAATCTTTATGGCCTCAGCGGTGCGCCGAGCGGGATCTTCGATGCTCGCAATCCTCTGGGCGAGGATCGCAAACTGCTGGTCACCTGACAGACCGGCTAGGCCCGGGCCTGCTGCACCCAAAGCAATCGCTCGCTGCATTGACTTGAGGCCAAGCTCTAGCTCGGCCAAATTGCTGCCACATTGCTCGGCCGCAAATCCAAGCTGCGACAGGGCTTCGGTCGAGATCCCGGTGCGCGCGGACATCTTGTCGTAGGAATCGGCCAGGCTGCCCGCCTGTTGGGTAAGAGCAAACAGAGGGACGGCAGCAGCTGCACCGAGCGCGGCAATTTGAGCACCAATCGTAGTAATGCTTGCGCCGAACGCACTCAGGTTCTTGGCAGCCGCATCAAGACCTTTGATGAGGCGGCTGTCCTTGACGCCTAACTCTACATAGGCAGCACCTGCACGAATTCCGCTTGCCGTCGACATGTTTGCATCTCACTGCTCAACGAATGCTCGCAACACATCAATACTTGCTTTGATAGGCTTAACATCATTAGCTTTCTGTTCCAGAAAATCTTCCGGAGCAAACGCTCGTGTCTTCTTTGGATCTCGATGACAATTAGCTATCAAAGCCATAAGTGTTGCGGTACGTTGCCACTCTGCGCGATTGCGCGCGCTGGCCATGGTCACGAGACTACAGAGAGTGAGCGGGTCGGGGTTGACTCCGACGATTCCGGCGAGTTCGTCGATGGTTTCCCAGGGGTCGACATCAGCTGCTGCGCCAGGCTGTCCAGGTCCAGCTGGTCGAGCGCCTGCTCTGCCTGGTCCATCATTTTGGCTTTCAGCCGATGGCTCATCTCCAGGACTTTTCGCATGCCCACCCGCGCTCGGGCGTCGGGGAAAAAATCGAACAGTTCCTCGACGAACGCCTCGGCCGCCCAGCCAATGGCGTCGCCGTACAGCGCTCGGCCAAAGTCCTCGTCGCTGACCTGGCGAGCGTCGGCCTCGTCCTTGCACAGGCAGTACAGCACGTCGGCCAGCCGAACCGGGTCGGCCAACAGACGGCTCAGAGGCTCCATGCCTTCGTTGACCAGTGCCAGCAGGTCGACACCGACCAGGCCGCGCACTCGTTTCACGGCAGCAACGTTAATAGCCACCGACCAAGTGCGATTTTGATAATCCGAAAAGACACGCATAAATACTCCTTAGGAAACAACCAACCAGCTAGGAGCATTGGCCGAATAGGTTGGCTTGATGGTTACGCTGACCATGATGGCTTCTTCGAGCGGCTCGCTGCGGCTGAACTTGGTGACCATGCAAGTAGCTCGCAGACCTTGCGAGCCGACAACAGTGATATCGCCGTCCATCACCGCAAACTCGATTGCGGTGCGATTCAGGAACGCATCGCGGATAGCGGCAAAGTCGGTGTCGGCCGTGTCCCAGACCATGTCGAATTCAATCGACCCGTCCTTGAGCGTGGCGACCGTAGCGCGCCAGCCGTTGTTGCCGCGCGTGGTCACGTCGGCCTCGCCTGCCTCCAGGTTCAGGGTTACGTCCTTGACGTTAGGGATGTCGTTCCAGGTGGGCGAAGAATATGTTCCCGTGTTGCGGTACAGCTTGGCGTCAAGCCCGAGTTTCACGGCCATCGGTATCTCCTCAACGAACAGAGTCTTTCCACAGGGCGGGCAACTGCTGCTGCTCGGCCTCGAATGCCGGCCCCATGTACGGCCGGGGGCGGTAGCGAAGCCGACGGGTCTTCTTCTTCGTGCGGCGGACCGCCTCACCGCCGTATTCGAGCAATCGCGGGGCCTCCGATCCTGCGCGGATCAGGGTCGGCCCGATCACGACCGACTTCTGTGCCGGGTCGTAAGCGAACAGGATGAACTTCCGCAGCAGGCCGACGTGCGAGTATGGCGGGCTGCCGGGCGGGCTGGTACCTTTGCGTTTGCGGATGGAGGTCTTGGCCCGCGTCCGCACGAACGCTCCGAACCGTGACAGCACCCGCCGGGTGCCGGCGTCGACCGCGTTCTTCACCTTGGCCCGGTCGAAGAAGCCCTGCTTGGCGGCCTGGAAGGTCATCGTGATCACGGCTCACCTCCACACGCGGTAGGTCAGCGTGAGGACGCTGGTAAACTGGCGGAACTCCTCCAGGTGCTCCATCGCATAGACCGGCTCGTTGGCCACCTCGATGCAGCGGGCCTGCGGGAAGCTGACCAGCCGGTGTGAGCGGAGGTGGTCGGCGATTTCCTCCACCAGTTCCATGAGCGCATCGAGGTTCTCCTTGCTCGGCTCGACCTTGCGTTGCACCGCCACGTCAATCTTGTAATCGAAGTCGTCACGGCCACGGTCTAACGCCTTGCTCGCCACCGATCGTGGCACCACGCTGACGCGCAGTTCGGCCATCTCGGAAAGCTCGAAAAGCGGCTGGTAGTGTCGCACGGCGACGAGCGGCTGGCTGAACGGGGTGGTGTTCAGCTGCTCAACGACGGCGTCAGCCAGGTCCAAGATGGTCGCGGGCATGGCTCACTCCTGGGGAACCAGGGCACGCAGTACTCGCAGCACCACGTCGTCGATCGGAGACTTGGTGGCCCGAACGATCTCGGTCAGGGCGTCGGAGTGCAGGATCGCCTTGAGGAGCGGCAGGGCCTCACGAAGCCCGGCGGGATCCTGGCGGTACATGCCGAGCAGTTGTCGCATCAATTCGAGCATCACTCAATTCCTACTTGTTTGGTATGGATACGAAACATATGTCCATGCGGGTCGTCTTGACAGGGCGGCTCGCGACCGAAAACCATCACCTCGTAGACTTTGCCCTGGTCGATAACCTTGTCGCCACGCTCTGGCTTGATCTGATTACCTCCAATCACGAGCAAATCAGCGCGGATTATGAAATCCCGGTCAGGCCACTCTATCCGCACGCCACCGTAGCCATCGTCAAGTCTGATCTTTCGCCGGCCGATGATGGCCCGCACCGCAACTTCGTCCGGCCCGCGTCGGTATGTGACCAGCCGCGAAACGTGCTCTGTCATCTGGTTGGCAAGCCAATCGAGTCCGGTATTCAAAAGATCAGACATACTAACCTCACTGGCTCAGCCGGATGCGAACGTGCGGGCTGCCCGGCCGCGAGTCTACCAGCACTGCCTTGCCCAACAACTTGTTTCCGGTCTGGGTCTCGGTGGCGACCTGCGCCGTGGCGTCCCAATACGCCGTGTCGCCCACCGCCCAGCCGGTCAGTGACGCGACCGGGAAGTCGAACACACCGACAACGGCCAATGCCCCCAGCTGGCCGGCCTTGATCGGCTGCTTAGCTACGCCGACCAAATTGCCCTGCACAACCACATCCCCGGCAGCCACGTCCGCCGTCGGGGTGTGGTCAATAGTGTCGCCGTCATGAATAAAGATAACCATAGGTGTTACCTCCCGTTATGCGGTAGCCTTGACGGCTCCGCGATGATCGATGCGCGCAACCCCGAAATCCCAGTATGCCCGCATGGACATACCGAGCGTGCTAAACTCAGCGTCCGCCGTCTCCACGACCGGCTGGCGGCGGCCATCGAGGTATGCGATTTGAAACGCAGGCAGCACGGCAGGATCGGCCAAGAGATACCAGGTCGTCGGCGACTGGCCACCGCCGGTGCCGGTCGACAGATACGGGCTGCCGATCGGTTCGTAGCGATTGACGTAAGGATTGTTGATGGGTCGCGGCTTATCGACTGTGGTAGTCTCATTGACCGTAACAGACGTATAGATTTGCATCGCCAACGGTTCCAACTCGGTCGGGACCAGCAGGTACCGGCCAGCCGTTGCAAGCGGGTCGCCATTGGCGTCTTGCATTTTCGCAAGCGCGCTTCGTGCAGATCCGAGCGACGTAATGCCGAGAGCCGCGTTGGTTAGCCGGTTGCCCCGCGCGGCCGTGTAGAACGTATCCGTCGCCTCCATCACCACAGCGTAGAGCGCCCGCTCGATCGCGATCTTTGCACGGCGGCCCAGCTGGCCAACAAGCGAACGGAATGCCGACAATTCATCGTTGATGATTTGCTGACGCGTAATGGTCATCATCATCCCGTAAGTGTCGAGCTTGTTGGTGTACTCCGATTCTTGGAGCGCACCATGTTTGATTTCGCCGCCGTCGGCAACCTTGTCAAAGTTGCCGGTCGCATCAAGTCGGTAGATTTGATGCTGATGGAAGTTCGAGAAATCTTCTTGCGCAGCAATTTGTTCATATGTGCCAGGTGCTGACTCGAACGCATCCAGCAACATCTTATTCGCGACATTGCCCAAGATGCCCGGCAGATTCACCGTGCTAAACCCGGCCGCCTCGATGCGCTGGTGAGCCACGAGCGCTTCGTAAAACTCTCGGCCGCCATGTGGCACACGGATGCCGCCCCCCTCGAGGGCCAGGGCGAGGATCCCTCGCAGGCCTCGGCGTCGATGCTGCCAGGCCGCCGACACGACCTGCTCGCCGTAGTCTCGGTCGCGGGCCAGGGTCTCGTCGCTGACTCCGGCTGCCATGCAGAGCGCGGCCTCGAGCACCTGTTGACTCGGGCGCTCCGATCGGTCACGCGCAATCGGCGCACGCGGGCGGGTCACCCGCAGAATCGCTAGCTCGGTCCGCTGCGCGTCCCAGCCCTCGGATTCCGCCTGAGCCGCGATCTGCTCCAGGGCGTCCATGTCGGCGTAACGATTGCTAGCCGCCTCCTCGACGAGCGCGCGGATTGTATCGATTCGCTGGCGCTCTGCTTTCGCGCGGATGATCGCCTGAGTGGCAGGCGATTCATTATTATGATCATGATTAATGTCTGGCATAAACGCCTCCTGATGTGGTTGAGATGCGGCAACACTGGCCGAGGTGTTCCCGTCGGCCCCGAGGTCGACGAAGCTGATCTCGCCGAGGGTGGACTTGCGGACGACGTTCAACGGGCCGGTGAAGGTGCGACCGTTGACCAACACCGTCTGGTTCTCCTTGACGAACTCGAACTCCTCGACGCCTGCCCCGACCGAGGCCTGCCACGGGAAGCCGTTCTTGGCCGAGATCACAACTTCGCGGGCCGCCGGCGTGTCGCGGGAGACCAGGCCGGTGGCGACCAGCTGTCCGTCCTCGACCCGCACCGCGTCGGTGTGGCCGACGCCGGAGAGCGGGTCGTGGCCGAAGCGGATCGGTCGGGCCTGCGACGGGATCGACAGCCCGGCCAGGTCGATGACGATCGGGTACCGCCAGCCCGCAACGCGCATTGGCGTGCCGGTGTAGGCGACCATGCGGAAGCGCGGCAGCGTCGCTCCGTCCTCGGCGGCGGCCTCCAGGTCGAGAGCCGCCGTACCTTCTAGCCGCAGTTGACGCGGCGGCTGATCGTCAGTCGTCCGACGTGTCGATGTCATCGTCGAATTCCTCATCATGGTCGATGAATGGTTGAGCTTGCGCCAGGGTCAGGCCCAACTCCTGCATAAGCGCAATCTCCTTGGCGCGCTGCCGCAACTGGGCCTCCCAGTCGAGGCCACGGCGGGCGTACTCGTCGGCGAGCGTGGTGGTCAGGTTGGCTAGGCGGGTCGCCTGGGCGGCGGCCTCCTTAGCGGGATCGACGTGCTCGTGCCCGTCCCAGAACCACTGGTGCGGCCAGCCGGCGAGCGGCCCCAAGCCGACGGGCAGTAAGCCGGGGATCAGCGCCGCCTCGTCGAACCAGGCCGCGAGGATGCGGTCGAGAACAACGGCCTCGAGGTGGGCCTGCTCGACGCGAATCGCCTTGAAGTAGGTCTGATGGTCGAGCCGACCGGACGCGTAGTTGTAGCCGCTGCTGTTGCACGCCGCGACGTTGAACGGCATGTTGAGACAGCGGGCGATCTCGTTGAGGATCTCGTGCTTGAACTCGGCATAGGTGGTAGCCGGTTGCTCCGCTTGCAGCTGGCTCATCTTCCAGCCGCCGGGCATGGTGACCAGCGCCCGCTTCTCCAACTCGATCGGCTCGAACGGCTCGGCGGCGTCGGCCTCCCCGCTGGCGGGCGCGTCGGTGTAGAGGATACCGGCGAAGTCGGCGGCCGTCTCGGCGGCGGCGATCACGGCCAGAGTGAAGCGCCGCAGTTGGGCGAACAGCGGCAGGGCCGGGGTGATGTCCGGAATACCCCGCGCCTGGCCCGGCCGGTCGCAACGAAACCAGTGCAGCACCGCCGAGGCGGGCACTCGATCGTACTCGCGCCCATTCCAGTAGCCGTCCCCTGGGTGGTCCTTGAGGACATGGTACTCAACCGGGTTGCCCGCCGCGTCGAAGACGATCCCATCGACTCCAGCCCTCTCCCAGGCGGAAAAGCTCGGCGTGGCCACCTGGTCGGCCTCGATTAGCCGCAGGTCGAGTTGCACCGGCGTCGGTAGTCGCGGGTTGCTGGTCAAGACCGCAAAGGCCTCGCCGTCGGTGGCCCGAGCCATGCGCATGGTGCGCAGCTTCTCGGGCAGGCTTATCGCTTTGGACCAGGCCGTGAACTCTCGCTCGATGCGGGTGTTGGCCTTCGAGTCCTCGGTGAGGAGTTGCAGGCGAGGGCCGGTCCCGACCACGTCGTTGGCCAGTGTGAGGACGATGCCCTTGGCGTAGCTGTTGTTGGCGACCTCGTAGCGGGCGCGATTGCGCAGGACGCGGCGCACCTCGACGCTGTTAGCCTGGTTGGCCGACAGGCCGTCGGCGTTGGCCCAGTGGCGGCGGTTGTCGTCGGTGGTCACGGCCGCGTCGTAGCGGCCGCGCACGACGCGGACGACCCGGCTACGACCCGGTCGCGGCGGCGTAGTGCTCCAGAGGTTGGCCAGCCAGCGAAACATTCAGTCGGCCCCCGGCGGTACGAGCTTGTTGAAGCGCAGGCCGCGACGCGGCTGCTTGGCGGCTTCCTTGGACGCAAGGTAGCGGTCGGCCTCGATCTGCTCGGAAAGCTTGTGCTGCTCAACCGAGCCGGCGTCGCCCGACGCCTTGGCCGGTCCCTTCGCGTTCTGTTCGATGGCGTCGTTGATTTCGTCCGGCATAGAATTCTCCTATGCCAGAGTATATCAGATGATGTGATACGCAATAAAGGAGTATCAATGCACGCGTTACACTAATAGACCATACAGGTTGCGAAACAGGTTACCGAACAGGTTACCGAACAGGTTACCGAACAGGTTACCGAACAGGTTACCGAACAGGTTACCGAACAGCTGTGAAACAGCTGTGAAACAGCTGTGAAACAGTTGCGAAACAGTTGCGAAACAGTTACCGAACAGTTACCGAACAGTTACCGAACAGTTACCGAACAGTTACCGAACAGTTACCGAACAGTTACCGAACAGCTGCGAAACAGTTGTGAAACAGGCGTGAAACAGTTGCGAAACAGTTACCGAACAGGTTACCGAACAGTTACCGAACAGGTTACCGCAAGGGACGCTCCCAGGTGGTGATGCGCAGTCCGCAGTGACGGCACTCTCTGCGCCGAAGAATGCCGGTAGCCCTGTGCCGAGTATAGATGACGCGAAAATGACGGCAGCCGCACCGACGACATACCAGGCCCGGCCTGTCGTTCGGGGTCGCGGAAGGCGCGCTCATCGCCGATTCCTCCGCTGAAGCTCGGCGAAGCTGACCCGCGCCTTCTTCGTCGGCTCGCGATCGCTGATGCCAAGGAGAGTTGCTCCCTGGATCGACGCGGCCACAGCGGCCCCAACCAGGCAGTCCAGCCAGTGATTGTCGCTGCGTTCGGGTCGCTGCTTCCACTCGTCTACCGTGCGGCCGCGAGATTCGGCACGAACTCGGTATTCGGCGGTCATGTGTTCCGCGAAAAGACGGTGCGTCTCGGGCTTGTCGCCAAAGAGGGACAGGCAGCCGCGCTGTCCCATCGGCACGGCTAGGCGGGCATGAACAAACGACTTCCAGAAGTTGGTATCGAAGAGGACATGCCGCACGGCCCGCTTGCCCTGCACGTTCGGCATCCGCCAGTTAGAGCCGACCCGGTCGCCGGGCCGCCGGCTATACTCGCTGAACGGTCTACTTGATACGCCGACGAATCGCCCGTGGCTGGGCAGCACGATCCCCGCATGGGCGGACTGGCGACAGAACTGGTAGACCACATTTGTCAAGGCACCCCAGTTGGCATCGACCAGGCAGCGTTCGACCCGCAGGTCCGCGCCGTCGTCGCGTCGCCACGCTCGGCCGAGCATCTGGCCAGTCAGCGTCTCCAGCCCCGCGTAGATCGCCGCCTCGACGCCACCGCTGGGCAGGATCCCAGTGAGCGTCGGTCGGGCATCCCGCAGCGTGAAGTACGGCCGCTTCTGGTCCGGGTACGCGCCATAGTCGAGGACGTAGCCGGTGAAGTCGTCCTCCCAGCCGCAAACCACCCAGAACAATAAGTTCCCATGCACGTCAATGAAGGCAGTGACGTGATTGCAGCCGACCGGCACCTCGCCCCGCTTCATCCGGTTGAACTTGGCGGCGATCTGTTCGACGGTCAGTTCGTCGTCCGACGCCGTCTCGGCGGGCAGCGGCTCGTTCTGGTACTCGGCGAAGAACGCGGCCTCGTCCTGCAGCCGCAGGTTCATGGCGTGCTGGATCGCCGACAACTCGTCGTGGTTGAACCGCTCGGGCCAGGCGACGACCGCCCCTTCGTCCATCGCCGCGCGGTTAGCGCGGTAGAACGCAGTCGCCTCCTCACCGCCGTTGCCCTGGCGTAGGCTCTCGGCCCGGACCTCGGCGTAGCGCTGCCAGAGCTTCTCGTCGGTCGGGAAGGCGTAGACGAGCTTGGTTCGCTGGCCGTTCCATTCGGGATGCTTATTGCGATCGAGAATATTGTCGGCCATGTCGCCGGGGCGGATGACCGTGCAGGGCATGATGCCTGAGATCTTCGTGCCCGGCCCGGCCAAGCCCAGGACTGCGCCAGAAAGGATCGCTTCGCGGGTGGCGCACTGCGATGGGGACTTGGCGCTCTCGTCGGTCTGCGGGTCGTCGAGCACCACCAAGGTTGGCCGTACCGTGCGGCCGTCGGCCCGCTTGTACTTCATGCCCCGGATTCGGCCGGTGATGCCCGCCACCTTGATGATCGCGCCCGACGCCTTCGAGGTGCCGTCCTCCCGCACGAACGGCCGCAAATCCTCGCGCTGGAGCCAGCCGTCGGGCTTGAGCGTCGGCAGCACCACCTCGCGGGCGGTCCAGCCGATGTGCGTCCGTTCACCCTTGTAGAGTTGCCCGTTGCAGCGGTTGGCGATGCCGTCGAGCGCCTGGATTGGAAACAACGCCTCGGGGAAGTCCTCCAGGAGCAAGTCGTTACCTTCGAACTCCATCTTGATGGCGTCGAGCATGTCCATCGCGTGACCTTCGTCCGAGCCGATCAGGCAGACGAACTCGCGGTGTCCGTACAGCACCGCCCAGATGCAGGCACACTCGCAGATGGTGCTCTTACCCGACCCGCGCGGCATGGCCATCGCGAACAGGCCGCCGCGCAGCACCGCCTGCTCGATGCGGGCGATGACCTGCAGGTGGTCCCGCGACCAGGGCAGATGGAACGTCAGCGGGAAGTAGCTGTCGCAGAAGAAGCGGAAGTCACCCGCTGCCCGCGCCTTGCGGGCCGGGTTGACCACGTCCGGCAAGTCGCCAATGTCCCGGCCCGCCAGTGACAACGCCAGGTTGCGGGCACGAGATCGCCTTTTTAATTCTTCATAAGAACTAGGTATATCCATCTCGCAGGCCGCCGCAAGGGAAACTTATAAATCCGGGGAATTACTAACAGTAAAAAAACAAACTATCCTGCGTTTTGCGGCA